AATTTCTGATTTTCAGTTAAAAAACTGGTTTTTCAGGTTGAAAAATTGTATATTCTACACTATAAATAAGTGTAACCAACCTGAATTGCTATGATTAACCTTGCCCATTTCAACTCCCTGCCTCAAATCTTCCGCCATTTCCGTGACAAAGCCACCTGCCTAAAGTTCATTGAGGAACAAATCTACCCTGACGGACTTGTTGCTTGCCCGTATTGCGGTGGTATGCACCCATATCGCCGTGGTGACGGACGCTTCAAGTGCCGTGAGTGCGGTTCCTCGTTCTCAATCCTTCAGGAAACCATCTTCCAAGACACCAAATTGCCGTTATACAAGTGGTTTGGAGCCATTTTCCTTATGTCAACTCACTCAAAGGGTGTTTCCTCAAAGCAAGCCGCCATTGACTTGGGTGTGACGCAAAAAACCGCTTGGTTTATGCTCCACAAGATTCGTACCACCTTTGCACAATCAGCCCCAATTCTTGAGGACGAGGTTGAGATTGACGAAACTTATGTGGGTGGTAGGGAAACCAACAAGCACGAAAGCAAGAAGGTTGAGGGTACTCAAGGCAGAAGCACCAAGACAAAGACACCCGTTTTCGGTATGGCGCAAAGGGAAGGCAATGTGTTTGCCATCAAGGTTGAGGACACAAGGAGCGCAACGCTTATGCCCATTATCAAGAACCATATCAAGGTTGGTTCAGTTGTTTACACGGACGAAACCAATATCTACTGCAACTTGAACGATAACGGGTATGTCAGGGAGATTGTCAACCACAGCCAAAAGGAGTTTGCCGTGGGACGAAAGTACACGAACACGATTGAGGGCTTTTGGGGACAATTCAAGCGTATGGTTTATGGCACATACCACTTTGTTTCACGCTACTATATGCAGCGTTACATTGACGAGGCGGTGTTCCGCTACAACAACAGAAAAAAGAAGGGCGGCGAAAGATTCGCTGCCATTATGGAACACGCCCTGAATGTTGTCACATTCGAGGAGGTTAAGATTGTCAAGTGTGCTGCTTAATCATCTATTAGTCTTATAAATGCACAATTGCCGTAATATGATATATCATAGACATCATCAGCGTCCACATAATCATTTAGTTTACTACATTCTTCTTCACTATCAAACCAAATATATAAAGTCGTCTTTTCATCTGAGAACTTGTAATTCAAATCACCAAAGGGTGTATCAATCAACAAACCATTGTGTACATTTTGAGCATCCAAATAGTTATATACAAACTCATAAAAATCGTCTTTCGTCCATTGTAGTATCTGGTTTTCTTTCAGCACCATCTTTACAGACTCTTTCACAACCTTCTTTACAAGGTTATTGACTTGACTTTCGTTCAGTCTTATCGTTTGTTTCTTGTTCATTTTTCTATTCTCTTTTATTTCTTGGTTATTTTCTTTGTTGTTTGCTTGTTGTGGTGAAGTGTTCTGCAATGCAACACCTGTTTTATCGTTGTAAATCCCGTTTGATAAATATTCAATTATACTCAATATGATTTTTTGTATTGGTTGTTCAACATGGATTCTTTCGAATGGCTTTTTTATTTTTCTTTGATTCAACAAGCATTATTCGTTTTTCCAATAAATAGTTCGGAAAAACAAAAAAAGTTAGCCTTTATCGGACTGACTTTGTGCCATCAAGTATATAGTTCCCTTTTTTTATTGTTTCTTGCGTCTTGCAAATTCTGTTTTAAAATCGTTTTCCATATCTTTATTATTATAAAGTTCCATCATTCTTTTACAAGTTTCCATTATTATGGAACCAATCATTTGTGGGTTGCCTTTTAGACTTTTATCTGTGTTTAGGTCAACACCAAATTGATAAAGTTTCATTATCAAATCACCTAAATTGGTGCCTTCTTCAAACTTTTTAAAGGGGGAGTCTTCATTTAGAACTTTTGTAACAGCACTTTTGACAATTTTGCCAAGTTGTTCTTCGTTTATTTTAATTATTTTTTTCATATTTTTAATTTTTTCCCTTTATTTTTCATAAAATTCTTATAACATACATAATACCACAAAACCAATTTTTTTCAAAAATGGCGCTCAATAATAGCAAACATTATAAATATCTTCAAGAGTTTTTGTCCAGCTTTCAAGTTGTTCTTTTGTGATGTATTTACCATTAAATTCAAAACCTTCATTAAAGCCACAAGCCAAGTACAACCTATTTTGGCAATATAATAAATCTTCAACGGCTTGCCCCATTTGTTTAATTATTTCGCTAATCTCATTCATGGTATAACCATTTTCACCATCAATTCCCATTTTTACATTTTCATTCAGAACTTTTTTTACAGATTCAGATACAATTTGTTTCAATTGTTTTTCGTTAATCTTAATTTCTTGTTTATTATTCATCTTTTTTTTAATTATTAGACATTATTGCTTTTTTTTTTATGTATTTAAAATGGGGTACATTTTTATTATTCGATTCATTATACTTTTAACTTTACCTTCATATCCTTTATCACTAGCGTATCTTTTACCATTCATATTTACAAATGAACCTGGTTTTAATAAATCATCCAATGTTGTATCATCAGCCAAATAATCGTTTTTAATCAAATTAATAAAAGGCACAATACTTTCATCAGGCGAGGAATAAGTACAGACATTTTTACCACTGTCATATGACCCAACTGAAAAGACGCTATTAGTCGTTTTGGCTCTATTTGTTTGACCAAAGCAAGACTCTAAGTTTGCAATTGCCAATGTAAATGCAAGGTTGAAGTTGTTTTCTTCACAAGCGGTAACCAATGCTTCTGGAGTTAAGTTAGTTGTGGACCAATCATAACCCTGATTTTTCATAGCCCATTCCATGTAATCTTTACAGGCTTGTACTTTTTGGTCGTGTATTGTATCGGCTTCAGGCAGCATTTCTTCGACATATTCAATTAAATCGTCCTTTTCCATTTGACTTATTCCCATTTTATTAACAGCGCCAATGATAGTAGCGGCGGTAATGCCGATTAGAAGTGCTTTTTTAATTTTTTTCTTAATATCATCCAGATTAAGTGATTCATTTAGTTGTTTTGCTAAAATATATTCACCTTCTTCTGAAATAATGTTTTTTAATTGTCCTTCTGTTAATATAACCGTTTTCATCACTCAAAAATGTTTGACAATTCAATTAAATTACAAATATCCTCTCCGATAGTGTCAAGAGAGTATTTTTTATTGTTTACTTGTTCTAAAACAGTTGATAATCTGTCGCTTGATGCCTTATCACCTTTTGTTTCAAACATTATTTTGGCCTTTTCTATGTTTTCAGCGCATAATGATTTATAGCGATTGAATATTTGTTCTCTGTTTTCACTTGAGGCAATTTCTTTTAGAACTTTAGTTTCTTCTTCGTTTAGAGTTTCTGAATATTTTTTATTGAATTGTTCCAAAAGTTCATTTGCTAGTGTATCAAGGTCTTTTTGTTCAAATACATTTTTTGACGTTTCATTATTCTCTATATTTTCTCTAATGACTTTGATTGCATCGCTGTATTCAGATATATTGTTTAACGAATATTTATTTTCTGCAATATAATCAATGGCTGAATATAATTTTTGGTTTTCTGAAGGTATAAGGCCATTTGCTTTTTCACCGACCATCAGATAACCTTCGGCTAAGACCATACCAAGTGCCTTAACATCTTCTTTCAATGTGGATTTGTCAATATCGACCTCTTTTTCAGATAGTTTTTTAAGGAAAAAGTCAATATCAGTGTTTTTACCTGATTTTCTAATTCCTTCACAGATTGTTTGGTAGGTCGAAAGGTTTTTGTTTGAATTAACCAAATTTATATATTTCTTCAAAACATTTTTACCATCCTGCATATTGAAAAGTTCAGGTGACAATGATTCAAAACACTCTTTTATATAGCCGAAGTTTTTGTTAGACAAATCATTTGCCCTTTTAACTAAATTGATGAAACTAATTCTAGAATCACATTCTTCATTGATTTTGTGTCTGTAATCCTCAACTTCCTTTATTGTATTGAATTTATTTATGTTTTCAGTCATAACTATTTTTTCTTATAAATAGTATTATAACCAAAAAGGGTGTTTTGTCACCCCTTTTTGAATGATAATTTAATTATTTTTTAATTTTCAATCTCGTCACTTTCGTTTAAATCAGAAATTGCTTCGTTTAGTAATGTTTCACGGTTAATTTCATCTTCATCAATTAATGTCGTGATTTTATTGCATATTTTTTGGATATTTTCTTGTAATGTGGCATTTTTAATGTCATAATCCATTACTTCTTCAATATTTTCTGTTGCTTTTTGACTTTCTGACAATAAGTTCATATATTCATCAAAACTTGATTTTTTATTTGAAGATGGCAATCCTTTTTTGGAAAGTGAATCAAAATATTTGTCAGTAAATGATTTAATTGATTCATTCAAAGGGGCACCCATATCTGCTTCTGGAGCATCACTCATGTCAGTTTCACCAGTTTCACCGCCCATGTCACCCATATCATCAGCGCCAGGTTCACCCATATCTAAATCACCATCGCCAAGGCCTCCCCCCATAGGTGCTCCGCCTCCGCCGCCCATACCGCCGTCTTCATCTTCTTGTTGTGGTTGTTGTTGTGACGGATTGTGCATTGCATTATAATCACCATATATTCTATCGGTTGTATCAAATATACCAGTATGTTTAATGATATTGGTTGTGGCGGCAATTTCAGAGGCCATGGCTTTTTCAAGTCTGATTTCGTTAAGCATATCCTTTATTTCAATATCACTCATTTTCATAATTTCTCTCAATGCTTTATGTAGTGACATTAACGGTATACCATTACCTGGGTCAGCAAGAGCTATTTGCATTATAGTTAGACGTTTTTGAAGGTCATCTAATTCTTGTGACTCAATAAGAGAAGTTGGATTATTTAATGTTAATGAGAAATTACCGATTTCATCAGCAAGCCCCATAACATATAAATGTATCATTGCTATCTTATTAAGTTCCATTAAAAGATATTGTTGGATACGGTTAATCATTCTAGCAAATCTGATGTCCAAAAATGAAAGATTTTGTCCTTTACCTTGTGCCTCTTGGAAATTTAAAAATGATTTAGGAACTCTTATTGCTGCAAAAATCTTATTTTGCATATATTCAATATCTTCCATTTGAACTTGACTATTAGCTGCTGCAAGTGTTTCGATTGGGTTTGGAGCATCTTCTCTTCTTACAGGAATAAAATAATCACTTGACACATCCAAGAAATTTTTCCTTAAATCAACCTGGCCAGTTAACGGGTCTATTATTTGTGTTCTTTTGAATTCATTTGCAATTTGGTTTATGTATGCAGGTACATCAGCGTCATTAATTCCACCGACATAGATTTTATAAACACGTCTTTCAATGGCCTTATCCAAACGCCATATAAGCATTGCATCTTCCATCATAGACCACATTCTCCATGCTCTACGGGCCTTATGAAGCAAACTGCACCCATAGGGTAAAAAGAATGAATCATTCAACAATCTGAAATGTGCAACTTGCCAATTAAAATAAGGACTATCACCATTATGGCCTTTCCATACAAATCTGATGTCATCAGGCTTTATTTCGCTTGTTTGTTGTACAACAGTTTGGGTATAAGTTGCACCATAACCGTTTTCTTCCCTATCAACTTCATAAACAGGCATCATCATCCAACCCATGACACCATTTGATTTGTCTATGTTCAGTAACATAAATGTATTGCCGTATTTTGTAACATGACGAGCAATCATAGGTAACTCAGTATAAATATGAAGCCTATTGACAAATAAGTCCTCTAATATTGATTTGGTCCTTTGTGATTTTGAGTATATATTAAGCATTGAACCTTTGCTGTTTATCGGACATGTCTCTTCCGAGATAATATCTAACGCTGAGCCAATTTCACAAGTACCATCCATTAAATCGACATCACGGTACATCAATTTGACAGCATTATATCCTGCCAAACTTTCCATTGTATTGTCAGCATTAGCTTTTTTCCATTGATAAGCTAAATACTTTTGCTGCTTGTATGTTTGTAATTTACGCTCGTATTCTGCTTTGTCGTTTGTTGTGAAAAGAATTTCGTTCCTTTCTTCTGGTGTTTTTGAAGTCATTACAGTCTGTGAAATCTGATTACTTGTAGGACCTCTAAAAACATCACTAAGTCTTTGAAATATAGTTCTGTTATCTGCCATAATAATAATTTCTATTCATTATAAAAAAAATAAACTAATTACCTAAATTATAAATAGTTTTTGATTTTAATTTTGTTTTTTGTATATTTATGTAAAAATATAATAACATGGAAACATTTGAAGAAAAAGTTGAAAGGTATATGCAATGTGACAAAAGAACACTTGCAGAAATGCTTGCATTAAAGGATTTGGTTGATGAGAATAGACAATATATGTATTATAGACCATATATTGATACCGTAGAACCAATTCAACCGTATTATCATGAGCAAGAGCCTGATGTTGTAAAGCCAACAAAGACAGCCCCCTATATGCCGTTAGGTGGTGATTGGGTGATTACTTGTGCGGTTTAAAAACAGAAAAAGCGGCTGAGATGGCCGCTTTTATTATTTGATTTTTAAAAGATGATAAGGATAGTTAATAATTATCTAATCCTAAACTATTCTTATTATTTCTTTCATTATCCATGCCTTTATAACCAGCTCTGTCATAAAAAATATCAAAGGCATCCCTGATAAGACGATTGGCTCTGTTTAATTTTTCCATTACAGATTTCATTGTAAAACTACATCCAAGCTCATCAGTATCCTCTTGATTACACATTACTCTGAAATTTTCGTCCTCAAGCATTTTTTTCCATATATTTGAAATGCTTTGATTTGCTGCTTGTACTAATTGTTTTATTTCTCCAGAAAAAGTATTTTCGTTAAGTACTTTTTTTACAGATTCAGTTACAATCTGTTTTAATTGGTTTTGATTGATTTTAATTTTTTGTTTTTTGTTCATATTTTTAATATTATTTATCTTATTTCTTTATAAATAGCCAGCAAACAAAAAGAGACACATTTTATGCGTTGTACCATTAGGATATGGTATAAATACCCAAAGGTGTGTATTGCTGAAGTTTGATATTGCTTTCCATCAATTCGGCTTGTTCTTTCATCATATTAACAGGCCTCATTCTCTCAAGTCTTTGCTTTAACGCTTCCATCGTGGCATCATATTCTTCTTTGCCTTGTTGTAATAACATTTGATAATCCATGGTCATTTCTGCTTGTGGAATACTAACCTTTCCTGAGAATTTACCTCTGGTAAGACCGAGTGTTTGTTTTGCTTTCGCCACTAATAATTGTCGTACAACGACTTTAGACGGGTCATTTAAAAACTCATATTGCATATTTTCCATTGGAACTTGGTCGGGGCTAAGTATTACATCGTCAGCATGATATAACATACATTCATCTTCACTACCATCTGAAGTATCATAATAGGTATACCACACTTCACAGCCTATTAAACCAATACCACCATTAACATTTGCCCCAGCGAAGCCAAATGACAATCTACTACCAGGAGTTGACATTAAATGAAGCAAGTGTGTACCATCAGGTCCTGCCGTTACCTTATAAGTTAAATCGCCTCTAAACAAGCGGCTTTTGAAATTTAAATCAGCCGCCATATAAGCAACATCCATGGCTTGTGTTGTATAAAATCCGCCAAGGCCACCACCATATCCATATCCTGCTCCAACTTGACCCATACCAGGCATAAAGCCAACGCCACCGCCCATATAATTGGCAAATAAAGCCACATCAGTCATTGGGGGGTTAACATACATAACCTTATTGATTGTACGTCCTGAAGGTATTACATAAACCTGTTTACCTGCTTCAATTGTGATAAAATCTTTTTTAAGCTCCCATTGCCCCTCCTGTTGCAAGCCCACTTGTTTTGAAAACCAGTCTGAATATTGTTTTGAAAGGTCAAGGCTTCTTGTCATAAAGCCATACATTAAATCTTTTGCGTTGGTTGTGCTTTTACCGTAAAAACCCATCCAATTATTTAATATAATCTCATTTTGAACCGCTGAAGAATAATCCTGCATCGCAATTTGCAGTAAATCACAAAGTTGTTCATTTGTGAGTTCAACCGCTCTCACAGGGCTTCCCAGACTACTTTTAACTAATCTAAATAATTCTTCTATATTTTTAGTTATCTTTATCATAGTGAATAATTATTTACCATAAATAGTTCTTAAATTAAACAATTAACCATTTATATGCATTAAATTTTTCATTATTGAGATTAAGAGATTTGTCGGTATAGAATGGCTGTGGATATATCTTTTTATTATCAGACATAAGAGCCGCATTTTTCGCGACAGACGAAGAAGAAGTCCATGCTTTAAGAATGGCCTTGTCTTTTTCTTGTGCCGCAATAAGTCTTTTCATTGAAAAATTCATCACAAATGTAGCCATAGCCAAACAAGTCAATGTATCATCGTGACATCCGTCTTGGTGGTCTATTCTTGCCGCTGTTCCTTTATAAATCCATGTATCCAATTCATTAATTACACGAGAGGACCTGATTTTAATTTGATTGGTTTTAACCATATTGGCGAAACTGGTAAGCATTTGGAATCTCACAGAACTGCTATGGAAGCCGGGCAATTTTCCATCATTTGTTACTTTAATTGAGGAACTTTCCCTTTGCATTGTGTATGTTTTAAGTTCGGGGTCGTCATAATATAAATTTGTATACCCTAATCTCATCATCATAAGCAGACAAGCATCTCCTGTACCACCGATACAATCTATTGTCGTAAAGGCATCTCCATACATTTTGCCATAACGGTATGCAATTTCACCGATGTCATCACCTGTTTTTTTGCCATGATATTCAAGAACTTGTTCTAAGATTGGTTCACCTGTGTCATCATCAATACCGTCTAAGTCAAGAATTTCAATAGCTGTCCTATCTGCTGCATCACCTCTTGAGCAGTCAATACCCATAAGATAACGATGACCGGGAATAGGTTCTTTCCATATCCATGTATCTTCAATTAAAGGGTCAACATATAAAGGGTCTTTAACATTTAAATTATCTTGCATTTCAATAAATTCAGGCTCAACAACATTTGAAGACGAACCCAAGAATGAAACATCCAACTCTTGTGCTATTTTCTGTGAGTCATTATTGAATTGTTGACACATTTTCACATACCATGGAGAACGAGGTAGCCATCCGTCTTTAACTTTTTCTTCCCAATGTTCCTCATTATATTTTATATTTCCTTCTTTATCCAGAACAGGCTCTTTTTCAATAATAACTTCACCTGTTTCAGGGTCTTTTTTGGTCCATTCAAGGAATTTATTATACCTTGGGTCTTGATACCATTTCATTTCAACCAGTTCAAAACCATTCCAATCAGCAGTTCCTTTTAATTTTGCTCTTCGACATGTTTCATAATATAACATATCTTTACCATTCGGGGTGGATATAAGTATTATATGACCCCCTGTGGAAACTGTTGGAAGTGCGGACGCATAAACATCTTTTCCATTCTCAATGAATGCTGCCTCATCAAAGATAAGCCAATTAACACCACCGACACCACGAGATGCATCAGGTCCTGATGAACGTGCAACAACCTTGCATCCGTTTTTAAGTTTAAGTTCCTTTGAATTGCATATGTCAAATATTACATTTTTGTTTGGGGGTGGTAACATTGGGTCATAACCCAAATCCATATATTCGTCACCCCACATCCATAATGGAAACTGTAATAAAAAGTCCCTTATTTTAAATAACATTTGTTGAGAAAGGTCTAATGTGTTACCAATTGCAAGAACTGTTTGCGGTGAATCTTTATCTGCAAGGACCATTTCACAAGAAATAAAAGCACCTGCTGTTGTTGTAACACCTGCTTGTCTTGGTTTTTGTGTGACAACTGACATCGCATTTCCAAGTGTTCTACATATAACCTGTTGTCTTGGGAACAGATTAAACGGAACATCTTTTTTAACTGTATTGTCATATGTTTTCAAAAAATGTTGAATCATATAGATGCGGCTTTTATCTTTGTAGCATTTTAAGTATTCTGCCGCAAGATAGTCATAATCTATAATCATAATTTATTTATTTTTATTTAGTTATTAAATTATTTTAAATAGTTTGTTTTTAAAAAAAGTTGTTTTTTTTACATTTTTTTTGTATTTTTTATAATAAATAAAGAAAAAACTTTGAAATGGTTGATTATAAAGCGTTTTTAGAAAAGACACAAGGAGAGTTAATTATTGAAAATGACAAACTCGAAAAGAAATATACTGAAATTGAGACAGATTGTTTAAAAGAGGGGTTATCATATGAAGCCTTTTGTGAAAAGGCTCATGATGTCAAGGAAAAGTTGTTCTTCATTGATAAGGCAATTAGGCTAAAATCCGAACCAGTGTTAACCTATGGGAAAGAATGGAAGGGCAAATTATATGGGCTTGATGTATTTAAATCCATGTGTCTTAAAGGAGAAATATTAACCGATGAGGATGGAATAGGATATTATGCAACAGAAAAAACAAAAAGCGATATTGAGGTAAGACCGTCTGATTTCAAATATGATTTATATAGAACTGATTTCACACATGTGCTTTGGTTTGATAAATAAAAATTTAAAGAATATAAAATATGGAAACATTGATAAAATTTTTGGGGTTTATTGGAATGATGATTTTAATGGCCTTCATTTTTTCTTTGCCGATAATGTGGCTGTGGAATTGGTTAATGCCAACATTGTTTGGCCTTGTTGAGATAAATTGGCTTCAAGCACTTGGTATAAGTATTTTAACAGGATTTTTATTTAGGACAAATAACAATTGGTAAAGATTAAATACAGTAATTATGAATTTTGGTGAAGCAATAGAAGCCATGAAAAATGGTAAACGAGTAACAAGAAAAGGATGGAACGGTAAGAATATGTATCTTTGGCTGCTTCCCGCCGCAACAGTTAAGGCTGAATGGTGCAAAGAACCGCATTTAAAGACCCTTGCAGAAGAGAACGGCGGTGAAGTGGAGTGTCTTGGCTCTATACGGATGAAAACCGCTGACAATAAAGTTTTGACGGGTTGGTTGGCAAGTCAAACTGATATGCTATCTGAAGATTGGGAACTCTATGGCGAAGATAATGTGGATAAGACAAAAGTATACCGTGATGTAAGATATATTGGTGTTGATGTAGGATGTGCGTCTTGGGGTGATGCTTATGTTAATGGGAAACGGGAAGATGAAAATGACCCAATAATGCCATGTCTTGAAAAAGACTTATTTGGTTATAGATGGAAAATTTTGATTGATGTAACAACAGGACAAATTCTGAACTGGGAAAAAGGAAACAAAGCTAATGTCTATTATAAAGTCGTTGATAATGGTGTTTATCGAGCGTTTAATGAAGATAAACAGGAAATTTATACCTCACAATCACAATTTAGGTATGTACCCTATATTTTGAATATCAATGATAATGATGGCTATTATGGGTATGGTGATTATTTAGGTTTGGATATTGACGAAAACGGCTTTATTAAAGGATGGCCTGTTTATGAAGAAGAAGTTGAATTCTTTATTGATGATTTTTTATCGGGGTCATAATTTGTAAAAAAAAGTCAGTCTGATAAAGGCTGACTTTTTAATTTAGGCAATTATATACCAGTTAACACAAAAATTTTGGTAATTTTCCTCTGAAAATCGCCTAAATTTTTTGATTTTTAGTGAAAAGCGGCTTAATCACAGTCCCCATATTCAAATAAATATGCAATTTCTTTAAAATTTTGTGAAGCATATCTGAATGCTTCATCATAGGTTTTGAATACTTTAAATTTTATCCATCCACTTGAATCCATCCCATATTCAACATCTGGTAATAAATACTTTTCTTCAATTGGGCTAAGCCAGTTTTTTTCAATGCTCACTAAATAACCTATTTCTTTACCGTTATAAAAAATGGTTTGTCTATGTCTACCCCTACCTAAATCCACAGAGTCACTAAAGGTAAATTCGTTAGTAACTCCTTCTTTCAACAGTTTCTTAACCGACTCACTCACAATCCTTCTGAGCTGGCTTTCGTTCAATCTAATTGTTTGTTTCTTATTCATGTTTTAATTTTTTTTCGTTTATTTCAAATATAAATAGTCTGTATTAATCGTTTTTCCACACATATTTAATTAGGCCACAATCCCATATTCTGTCATATCCCAACTCTTTTGCCATCTCGGTTTCCGTCATTGTTAGCGGAAAACCATATTTTTTATGTAGTTTTTGCTTTCTGAAACCAAATTTATGATATCTTTTTTTGGCATTTGACAATAATATATATTTATAGTTTTGCGGAACGAAAGAATCAAATTTAAAGCCAATCTTGGTATAGAAATTATCATTTAATGTTGTGGACCATCTTCGGTCAGCAAATGATTTTATCATTTTAGGATTATAGTTTTTAATAAACCAAGAAAATATTTTTCCGCCAACGCCGATACAATTGTAATCAATATCTGTTGCAAATCTATTTAATTCCCATTCACTTTTGTTTTTGTTTAAAGTTTTAAATGTCATTACAGAAATAAGTTTGTCATTGAAAAATGCCCCAATATAAATTGTTGAAGAGGCAAAACCTTGTATATGGTTTTTTTCAAGAAAAGTTTTGGCTTCATTAATTGAAATCTCTGATATTGTGCATTTTCGGCCATAAATTTTAGATATATTGTTATTATAGTGTAATATGTGTTTCAACTTTTCTTCAACAATGTGTTTATTGTTTTTATATTCATCTTCAAAAATTTGAATTAATTGTATTCCTTTGCTTTCACAGTTAATTGTTTTTGAAATATGGTAATTTCTATCTTTTCCTGCAAACCACTCAGAATGCCACTTTAAACCATTAAATTCAATAGCAAGTTTCTTTGATGGTATATAAATATCAAGTTCTTTTCCGTTTAATGCGGTTCTGTCGTTTTTAACATATTTATCGGTTATAATTTTAATAATTTCATCTTCGAATTTTGAATAATGGTTTCCGCATTTAGGACAGCCTTTGCCATAAAGATGATTTTCAGCGGATTGTAAAAAATCGCCGTGTTTTTTACAAGTTATTAAAAGTGGTGTTCTGTAATTTACATATTCTGTTTTATCATATGAATATTTATCTTTATGTACTTTTTTTGCTTTTTCGATAAATTCTTCATTAGTTAAACCTTTCCTACTTTTCTTTTTATCAGGGTGCCCACAACCTTTTAAATGCACATTTGGCTCTTGCCAGTATTCACCATATACAGGGTCTATTATACAAACTTTTGTGTGCATGTTTACATATTTAACCTTTGAATAGTCAAGCCCCTCATCTTTATGCACCTCTTTAAATCGTTCAATGATTTCATCTTGTTTAGCACGTTTTGACAACGAGATGCGTTTACCGCGTTTTTTAGGGTGACATTTTCCTTTAAGAAAATTTGAAGGTGTTATCCAAAATTCACCATATTCTTCTCCTTTCTCATCTAAATCATGGTCAATAATACATACTTTGGTCCTATTATTTACATAAAGAACCTTTGAATAGTCTAAATTTTCATTTTTATGCTTTTCTAAAGCTTTTTTAATAAACTCTTCTTTTCTATCAATCATTGCACCAAATGTATTTTATTAAACCGCAATCCCATATTCTGTCATATCCCAACTCTTTCGCCATCTCGGTTTCCGTCATTGTTAGCGGAAAACCATATTTTTTATGCAGTTTTTGTTTATTAAAGGACATTTTATGTATTCTTTTATATTTTAAATCGGTATTTTTAGCCGAGTAATATTTATAATCAGGTGCCGTATATTTGTCAAATCTAAAGCCTAATTTAATATATAAATTGTTATTCTCATTGATAGTCCATCTTCTATCGGCAAATGATACGATTTTATATGGTTTGTATTTATTAACAAAATACTTGAAAATTTTAGAGCCAATCCCTTGGCAAACATAGTTATAGTTACTTGCAAATCTAACAAGTTCCCAATCAGGATTTTTTATGTTTCCATTTTTAAATGACATTACAGCAATTAGTTGATTATCATAAAAGGCACCGACATAAACACTTGCACTAACAAAACCCTGAATATGATAGGTGTTTAAAAAGTTTTCAGCATCATGTTTATAAATTTCTTTTATTTCACATTTCCTTGCCATTATTTTAGGACATTCGTAATCAAGCCCCAAAATATGTGATAGTTTATGTAAAACAATTTCTTTATTATTAACATATTCATCTTCAAAAATATGAATTAACCCATAACCTTTTTGGTTACATAATTTTGTTTTTTCAAGATGATATGCGTGATTTTTTTTCCCAAACCATTCTGTATGCCATTTTAAACCGTCAAATTCAATACCGATTTTTTTATCTTCTATTAAAATATCAATTTCTTTACCAATTAATATTTGGCGATTTGTTGTAAAATTAACATTATGGTTTAACAAAAAGTCTTGTAACTCTTTTTCATATTTAGATATGAATCTTGATTTCGGTGTCGTTAGGTTTGTTAGTTTAACAGCATCTAATATCTGTTTTAACATAGTGTTGGAAAGTATTTCTTGTTGTGGATATTTATTCCTAAATTCTTCCATTGTCATATTATGTGATAAAATATGGCTTTGTGTTAATTTTTCATATTTATTTCCACAAATTGGGCAAATAACATAATTGCCTTCTATTTTAAGTTTTTTTTCTTTATTAATTTTTTTGTTATAGTTTTTAAAATACTCAAGGTCTTGTGGAAAATTTTCGATATGTTCTTCAATTGATAAATTATGTTTTTCTTTTAAATGTGTTTGAAAATATCCACTTTTATTGTCAATATCGCATGTTTCCCATTTACAATATGGGCATTTTTTTGTCTCTTTATCTCTTATTAAGATTATATCAAACCATTGTTCCCACCAATAATTACCTGTTTCTTGATAATATATTCGTCTATCATATAATGAAGGAATTTCAATATTCAGTGTTTTTTTAATGTATGAAGTTAAGTATCCACCATTATTTTCATAATCGTTAAATTCAGTACCATCTATTTTTGACTTTGCAATATAATGGAAACCTTCAACAGGTTTATATTTTTTGATTTTCCAGTCATCTATCTTAAAATTTCTTTTTTTTATTGATGAGCCTTTTTTTCTTATTATAATTCCTTGTGATGTTATAATTTTTTTTGCTTTTAGTTTCCCGATTTTATATGTTTTACAGATATAATCAAGGCCATAGCCATTTTTATAATCATTTGATAAATTATGAATGTCAATTTTTTGTTCCATTTTTAAAAATTCTTTTATTATATTATACAAATAAATAGTTTAAAAAACAATAATATTGTAAAAAAACCTTTTAATGGTACAAAAAATTAAGCCTTATAAAAAACAAAGAAATAAAAAAAGGAGAGATTTCTCTCTCCTTTACAATTATTTGATACACAAGTATTTATGTTTAACGCATTTCTTGTGGGTCCCATTGAGTAAGTCCATCGACCTTCACAGCACCATAAAATCTGTTGTTAACACATTTCTTCGCATATCGTGTCATTATACCTTTTACAGGTGCAAAGTTACCTGGATTGTAGATGGTTGGGGTTAATTGCATTGGGATATAAGGTGCATAGATGTAACCTGTATCCAATAATGATTTACCCTTGTGACCGATTATGATTGACCAAGCAGGTGAATATGGGTCTCTATAGACTTGGTATCTACCGTTGATTGAACCGGTTCTTTCAATACCCATGTTGTATTGGTCGCTTTCAGGATTTGCGTCTGAAACATGGAAGTATTCCAAGTTGTCGAACAATGCTGAAATTTCTGAAGATACAACGATGAAGTTTGCACCACCTCTAAGGGTTGATTTGTGAATTTGTGCTGATACTTGATTGATTTTGGTAATCAATTCTTGGTTCCAGTCTTTTTGTGTATAGTTGGTTGAGAAACCAGCTTGTCTTCTCCAACCATTGACATCCCAACGAGCTTGCCATGGAGCGGCTTTTCTAAGGTCTCTAAGGATTTCACGGTCGATTTCAGCAGCAATTTGTTCTGATAACAATGCTGTTAATTCGGCTTCAGCGTCAATGTTGTGGAATGCGCTAACGTCTTGGGCAAGTTCAGGTGACCAAGTAGCACGAAGTTTTCTTTCTTCAACAGAAACTGTTACATCGCTAAGTTTGAATGAAACTTCACCGATTTCAGTTTCAAGTTCTAATGAGTCATATTGTGACCATGCAACATTGAATAATGTTGAAGCGGTGTTTCCTGATTCAAGCATTCCGGCAATTATTTCAGGGTCAACGCCAATATAACCGTCAAGTGTTTGTCCTTGTTTCTTTGAAGGTTTAGCAAGGTCAAGTTCGATTAAGATTGAACCGTCAGCTTGGCAAGGATTGCCGTATTCAACAATACCGTGGCCATATCTTTGTGATACGATTCTGAAAGGAATACCTTCGTTTTCAACGAATGTAGCATAATCATTGGCATCATCGGATTTAATGTCTTTGGTTGCAAAAACTTTTAATGAAGCTAAGAAAGCCTCGGTGTCCATTTCGTTTCCATCAGGACCTGTTAATTTACCTGCGTTCCAGTTCGAGAAGCCTTTAACTTTAAGCATAAGATTTCTAACTGAACCGTCAGCATATTTTTGAATTGTATCTTCGGTAAGAGGTTCAACTTCGAATCTGTTAAGGATAACAGGTGCTACATCACCAGAAACTCTGATACGGATTTTACCTTTTGAGTTGTCATACAAAAAGTCATTGTAGAACAAATCATAAAGAGTTCTCTTATTGTATTTTGTTACATTTGGTGAAAGTTGTCTTATAATAGCACCTTCGCCGGCTTCTGCAACAACTTCATCATAAGTAGTACCGGAAGCGGGAGTCCAAGATTTACCGTCAGTAGTATATTCAAATGTCATTGCATTAACTACTTCATCAGGAAGATAGAAACGGTTGTATGTGCTGCCATTTCTTCTGTCTGTTCTTTCGTAGCCCATAAGACCTTTATGACGACCGACTGAACCATCTTTAATTTTGTCATTTTCGTCTAAATAATCCCATTCTCTTTCGCTTGTTACAGGAAGCATGAAGAACAATTTACCAACAGGTAAGTTCATTGCTTGAACTGAAACAATGTCGTTTGCAAGGAGTTTGCTGAAAACTCTTCTTACGATAGGGAATACAACAGTTTCGAATGAACCGCTATTGTCTGAAGCAGTTGCCTCTGAAAGGAGGGCTTTAGCCTCGTTTTCATACAATGTAGCGACATTCTCTTTAACTATACCCTTAAGACCGTCAACCATACCAAGTGATGACCAACGGTTGGTGATTTCTTGTCTGATTCTTTTCTGCTCGTTGAGTTCTATATTACCAACTAAGCCAGAAGCTAAAAATTCTCTCATTTTTTTATTCTTTTTTTCTTTTATTCTTATTTTTATTTAATAAATAGTATTAACAACTCAAAACTCTGCCCATAAGGTCAATTGTTTTTAACAAATCATTGGATTTATAGATTTTTTGTTCATTTAAATCCTTTGTGCCATTGGCTGTTGTTGAACTTTCGTTGAGATTGATTTGCTGATTTTTCTTCAATTGTTTGTTTATTGACTCATAAAGAGCGGCTGATTGTTCTACTGTTTTTGCCTCATTTGAGAAACGGTTGACAATATCAATTTTTTCTTCTTTTGAGGTTGTGTTTTCAAGGAACAATTTTGTTATTTTTCCAAGGTTGACATTTGTAATGTAAGCTTCATTTAAGTTTTTGCGGAGTTCCATTATGGCTTTTTTAAGTTCTTTGTTTTCGTTTTTAATGGTTTTTAACTCCTTGCTTTCATTAACTGATTTTTCTGCTTCATAACCATCTTCGGCTGTTGAAACTTTTTTAGTTACATTAGGTAGATAATTTTTTCTTCCATTTGAAGGTTTTGTTTTTACACTATGTCTTGCGTTTTGTGTTGAATTTGACATTGCTTCTTCCACAGGGACTTCATTAGCACCCATATCGGCCATGTCTTCTTCATTTACACTACCTTGTACTTTTTGTGTGTGTTTAAATGGGTCGCCTTTTGATTTTGAATCACCGGCCCATGGTTTTTTTGTTCCTGTTGGAACACCTTTGTGCCAAGATTTACCGCTTTTAGAAGGTTCATCGTTAGAAAGTCCTGCTATCGGGTCTTTATCTTGGTAATTGTCTGTATATCCAAGGTCTACCTCGAATAACACTTCTTTACTTTCTTTCATTGGCTTTCTTGTTTTTTTATTATTTCTTATTTTGCCTTCCATTAATTCGTCTTCATCTTCAAAAGGTTGATAGGTGTCTTCTAAATCCTCGTCAGACAAGTCTTCATCAGGTCCACCTAATTCGTCAACAAAGGCATCGTTTTCCCATCCGATATAATCACCATATTCGGTATCGTCAAGATAATCATTGTTATCAAATTCACCGAACTCGTTTTCATCTGAGTCTTCAGGGAAACCCGCCATTTCGTCATCGTCTTCAACTTCAAAGATTGATTCATTTAAATCTTCGGGCATTTCCTCACCGTCCATTGGTTCAGATGCTACTTCAGGCTCTTCACCTTCGTCACCTAAATCAATTACATATTCAGTGCCGGCATTATTGTCTTGAAGATTGATTGTGTTGCCTTCTTTTCTGATAACAACTTGGTCATCATCGTTCAAGAGTTTGTAAACCTTTACTACTGTGTCGTAGTCATTCTCACCCGTGAGGTCGTATGTATTACTGTTACCTACTTGATAATCTGAAAAATCTTCCCAACCTTCTTCACCATTACCATCTTGAGCGTTCATTTCGCCATTATCTGGTACTTGCTCGGCTCCTTGTCCTTGTACTCCACCCATTTCAGGTTCTGCTGTCTGTGGTTGATTCATTGCTTCATTACCACTTTCGTCATTACCATCCATATTGGGGTTTCCAACTTCATTTTCTGATTTCTTTGAGTTCTTTTTCTTTTTACCTGAGGCTTTTTCATCTTCGTCTTGGATTTCGTAATCATCCTCATCTTCTTCATTGCAACTTTCTCTTAATGCATTCTTAACGGCTTCAGATAAAAGAGTTGATATGGAATTTTTACTTTCCTCTTTTAATGCAGCAGTTATTGCGTCCATTTCTAAAAGTGCTTGAGAAGCTATGTTTTTATTCTTAGTGCTCATTTAATCAGCAATTTTAATTATTATTTTTAAAAATAAATAGTATATATTTTGAAAAAAGTTAAATAAAGATAATAATTTTATTGATTATTTCCTTATTTTATTAGCCATTTATCAAAAATTTCGAGTTTTTCTATAATTTGGTTCTTATTTTCTTTTGAAGTGTTGTTTTCAACATATTGTTGCGGAATTTTATCTTCTGGTGTTATCCATGCATTGGGGGTCGATGGGTCTGATACTACATCCCAACAAACAATTTCATAGTCATCTGAAACATATAAAACACCCATTTTATTGGTTACAGTTCCAAGACCTCTTGAAGAAACACCGACTTTAATACCTTGCAAAATGAGATTTGCCACTTGGTCGCCTTGACAAGTAATCATACCATATTTCCTAAATCCTGGGCTTGTTATGATTTCAAGTTTTCCTACTAATGTATGACCTTCCCAATGTAATTCTATTATATTAATTGCAACTCTTGATAGGTCTATTACGGATTCGCTTGGGTGATTACATTCACCTATAGCTCTTTTTTCCACAATTTTTTCCATGTATTTTTGTACCTCACGTTTTAATACATCTTCAGGATATATTCTTCCGTTTGCGTTTTCTATACCGAATTTTTGGAATACGGCTGAAACAACTAACGGGTATGGGCAATGAAAATCATCATTAATTTTACCTGTACTTATATCTTCAAAAAGTTTTTTATTTTCTCCTATTTCAGGGGAAATATAGCCATCGTGTTCGATAAGTAAACCAGTACCTGTTTCACCTTTTTTAATTTCAACTAAAGTATTTTTTTCCATTTTAATATAAATTGGTTATAATTCGTCTTCATTAATGAATTCGTCAATTATTATTGATTTATCTAATTTCATTTTATTCATTTTATCTGTGAATTTGTCGTATTCAATATCTTTTTTGGACTTTGAACATATTTTTGCCATTATTTGTTTTCCTTTTTTAGTTTTTGCCAAAACTTCTTTCATCAAGAAATTAAATTTATCAACATCGAGGCAAGATATTCTTTTTAATAAATAGGGCAAATCTGTTAAAGTTATGTCGTTAAATGATTTTGAAACAATTTCCCATAATATCGGACCCAATCTCATATCCCATGGTTCGGCTTTAATGAAATCAGATTTACCTATTACAATTTCAGCCAATTTTCTGTTATCAGGTAATCCATGTGATATAAACAATTGCATAAGTCCGTTTAATGTCTCACTAAGCAATACAGGGAATATTTCCCCTTGTGCCGTTATTCTTACTTGTCTATCAGGGCCTCCTAACTCAACATTTACAGTACCTATTAATTTATTGTCTTTATCATTGATACCAATGTCTTCTTTTGTGAAAAGCAAATAATTGTTAAGGGCAATAATCTTTTTATATAAGTCGCATAATTCAGGCGACAATTTATAAATACTGTCAAAATAAGAGTCAATATCGGAAGATAATATAATAGATTCACCCATACATAAGGCATTTAACAATCTTCGTTTATATACTTCACCATATATGTTTGAAGCCATTTCAATATCGTCAAATTGGAAATCATCGTCGCCGTCAATAGGGTCTATAATTATTGATTTTGCAGCTAAATCAATTTTATCGGCTAATGAAACATTTATTTGGACCGAATCTTCTGGAATGTTGAATGTGTCAATAACATAATTAAGGCATAAATTTTCAAGTTCATTTCTGAAAGGTCTTTCTATTTTTTTGCACTTGTTGATTAGTTTTGATAACATGGTATCAATTTTGGTGTCTTCAAAATCATCAATTTTGCCAATTTCAGAAAGTGTTTCTTTAATGCTATTAAGCCTGTTATTTGTGATTTTCAATAAAAATGGCACATCAAATATGTCGGGTATTGCGGGATTGTTACCCAAAGAAGTTGTATGATTGAGCAATGACATTTTAATATCATCGGGCAAATCGTTTATAAGGATATTTTCGTTTAACATTTTTTTGCTTGTTTTTTTATTCTCGTCTGATTGATATCTTAATAATTTATATGGTAGGTAACCACCATATTCAGCATATTTATCAGAATCTATGGAAGCATTTTTCTTTTTTTCCTGTATTCTATAAGCATTAGCAACATCGTCAAGTGATGACATTCCTTTTGAAATATATTCCTGCACAGGGATTGAATAAATATAGAAACCGTCATTACTACCGAATGGTGACCATTTTCTTAGTGTTTCATTCATAGTTCCTTCAAACAGTAATTTAATGCCGTTTATTTTCAATAGTTGAATCATTTTTTCAAATACTTGATTCGACATATATGTTCTTGGGGCATCTTCGGCCCATACTGTCATAAGTACATCTCCATCAGCGAACCAAATTCTGCCACATAATGTATCACTGCGTTTTGAAGGTATCTTAAAATCATAAAACATTTCGTTATGCGCTTGTCCACCTTTTCCTGTAATAACTTTTTCTTCTCCATATTCGTCAAAATAGCAAACAAAAGGATATGAATTGGGATTTTCATAATCCATTTCTATATTCCAAAACGGTAGTGACAAGTCATCACATACAGCGATAAATTTTCCGTTATAATCTTTCGAATAAAATCTTTCAATCATTTTAAATTGTATATCAATAATAAATAGTTTGATATTCAATAAAAAAAGCACATCTTTTAGATGTGCCTTGTGTTAAATGGTATATAATTGCCAAAAAAAACAATAGTTGGCTATTTTTCTAATGGTTTCCAATTTCTTTTTGCCATTTTTGCAAAATTTGCCCTTTTTCTTGTTAAAGGATTTTTTGAATGGGTTAATTCTTCTGTTGATTTTCCTGTCCTTTTCTTTGTTGCATTGAATTTGCCTTTATTTTTGGGGTCAATTTCAATTTTGTTTTCTTCTTCATTGAAATTTTCTTGTAATTCCTTTTTTGTCATTTTATGACTTTCATGGATTTTTTTAAGACGGGCTTCTTCTATTTGGCGCTTTGAAAAACATTTATGTTCAGATATGCCATCACCTGATACATCAATATCACCAGGAACATCAGGATTAACTTGTTGTTGTATGGCCTGTTGTATGTTCTCCCCTCTTCCAACATTTACATGTTGTGTCGGGGCTGAATCATTTGACCCGTTGGCATTTTGGTTTGAAATATGTAAATCAACATCACCGTATTTGCTTGCACTGTTAATTTCGGGTTGATTTTGTGTAACAGCGTTTGTTATAGCAGGAATCGTGTTACCGGTTGTATTTATTTGGACGGTTGTGGTTGTTTCTTTTAAAACCTCATTCAACTGTTCTCTTGTCAATATAATTCTTTTAATATTATTTTTTCCCATATCAAGTAGTTTTTCCAATATTCTTTATTAATTCATAAATTTAGGGTTGCTAAATGGTGAATTATTTGTTTTTGATTGTTTTTTTGGTAATTCTTTTCTGTTATTTTTATTCATTAATTCATCTTGTGTTGGCCCGAAATTTTCTTGAATTTTATTTATTTGTTTTTTTGTAAAGATAACTTGTTCCATCATGGGTTGCTCTTCTCCACCATTTTGTTGAGTTTCGTCTCTGCTTAACATACTTTCAGCATATGACCTTACAGCCTCTTTATCTTTGTCTGATAGTTTGTTAATTATTGATAATGTGTCGTCACCACCACCCATATTGGGGTCTTCATCACCCATAGGGCCACCTATATTGGGGTCTTCGCCGCCCATTGGCCCACCTGCATTTGGGTCATTACCCATATCACCCATAGGGCCACCCATATTAGGGTCTTCACCGCCCATTGGCCCGCCTGCATTTGGGTCATTATCCGTTGGCATATTCATATTAGGGTCTTGAGACAAAGAAGCATCATCTACTGACGGTTCTTGCATATTATTTGCCGTAGATGATGCTTTATTTAATTTCAAAAAGGTTTTTTCGCTTAATGAATTTTCATTCAGTCCACTTTTTTTTTATTTGCACCTTCAATCGGTATACCTTTTTTTAATTGATACATAACATCTTTTGTGACATTATTAACCAATTCAGTAAATGGGTCACCATTGCCTATTTTGCTTCCAAAAGGCTCTTCGTTGTGGACACTTTCGTCATTCCAGTCTCTACCCCATTGATTTTGGTCTTCACCTGTTGTAGGTAATTCCATGGGTTTTTTTCTGTAACCGGGGTGTTTTCCGAAAACATGTAATTCATCCTCATTAAGAAATTGATTAACAACCGATTCAACAATACGATTCATTTTTGCCCTTTTTGATTCCATCATTTGTTGTGGTATTTCACCGCATTCTTCAATTTCGTCAAAGCCTTCTTCACCATCATTTTCGTCAAAATCATCCTCTTCAAAATCTTCTTCCTCGAAATTTTCATCTTCATTATTATCAAGTTGTGCTTTCAAAGTTTCTATTTCGGCTTTCAAAGAATCAATTTCACTTCTTAAATCTTCATCTTCTGTTTCATTATCCATTTCAAGGTCGAAATCAGCATTGATTGAATCTTCATCTTCGGTATCGAAATCGTCATTATTTAAATCGAAATCTTCTTCAGTTTCATCTTCGTCATTAAAGGTTTCATCTTCGCCGTCAAATTCAGCATCGACAGTATCTTCTTCTGTTGAATCTAATTCATCAGTGTTGTCACCATCAATGGTTTCTTCCTCATCATCAATTGAGAAAGTATCTTCCTCTTCCTCGTTTATTGAATTGTTAAATGGGTCATTGTTGTGGTCAGTATCGGCTTCACCAACGCCAGCTGCATTTGGTAAACCTTCGTCCCATTCATTTGTCTCTTCGTTTACTGTTTCTTGGTCATCCATGTCCCAACCAATTTGCTCTGGGTTTCTACCTTTATTTATTCCCTCAGTTCCCCAGTTTCTTGTATTTGGCAATAGTGGAGCATCACCGATATCACCGGCTTCTTCATTGCAATTTCCTTGGCATTCACATGGATTTTTACCGCATTTTCCACAGCAAGCGCCTTCATTCATTCTTTCAGTAAATGGATTACCTGTTTTGTCAGCGTGTGGTTTGTTACCATTAAAGCCTTTAACTTTATCTTGGTCAACAACTTTTGCGTCAGTTCCATCATTGATTGTATTTCCGTTTTTCTTTGGCGTTTCGGGATTTTTGCCGTCATATTTAACAACATTATTTTTATTTGAAGCACCAATTTCGTTTGCTTCGTTCATAATCATTGATGCATTGGACATAATTTGTCTTTGACGTGCAATTTCATCTTTCATATTTTTAGTACATTCAACCAAATACTCTTCTTTTCTAAATGGGTCTAAAGTTGAAATATTTACAGTGCCATTGTGTGCTTCATTAATCGAGGCCATTTTAAGTTCGAAATTCTTCAAAGCATTGGCATAACTTGTATATTCATAGTCACGTTTATTGCAAAAACCACCAAGATAGTCATATGCTTCAGCAACCATTTCTTTGTCTTTTGGTGCTGATTTAATGTAATACTTGCTGCATTCTTTTATAATACCATAACTTTTACCATCGGCTGCAATTGCATGATGTTCCAAAGTGTGAGCTTTAATATCATTGCTTTCGTTTAACTCTTTACCATAAGTGTAAAGGCCTTTCATTCTAGCAATCGTCTCTTCAAAATTTGACATATTATTTCTTCTTTTTACTTATTATTTTCTTTTTTTTTTCTTATAAATAGCATTAAAAATAAAAAAATTAAGGTAAACTGTTTAAATTATCATATGTTTTGGAATTTAATTGCCATAATTTATCCAAATATCCAAGTCTGCGCAATGATTTATAGATTATATTACCATTTGATATTTCAGATTTACCTTTATTTAATCCGCTTTTTCTTTCATTTTTGATAACATCCCATAATTTATCTGCTTTATCGGCAATAATTTCAATTTTATGGTTATCGTTTTTATATCTATTATATAAATCAATAAGTTCATCAATATTATCAATATATTTTGCAACTTTTGATTTAATTAAATGTTTGTTTACTTTTGATTTTGCTAATTTATCTCTTTTTGGCTCAGTAAGCCATTCGTTTTTATCCAACGAATAAACACCGCTTGAGGCATGTGCTTCATTTGTGTCTTGCACATAAACTTCAACTGGGAAACCATATATATTCAAATCTTTATGCTCTTCATTCCAAATATTTTTTAATGAATCAAAGTATTTTTTAACAAATTCCGTTTTTTCATCAACTTTGGAATAATCAATCAAAACATGTAAATCAATGTCTGAATATTTTTTATGCCAATTATAATTAGCCAAAGAGCCTGTGATTATAACATCATCAGGTTCAACCCAGTCAACGCCCAAGAAATCAATAAAATCATCGGCAATATCCATGAGTTTCAATCTAATTCTTGAATCAAGCAAATTGTTTTTCCAAAATTTAGGATTAAGTTCATGTTTTATATTAAATGAGGATAAATCAACATCCTCAGGGTCTGTTTCGTCTATTATATTTGTTTCTTTTATGGCCTGTTCATTTAGCGTAAATTTTACTGTGCCATAATATTTACCACATTTTGAACATTTATAAACAGGCTCACCACAGATATAAGTTCCTATTTTTCCACCACAATCGCAATAATCGGGGACAATTTCACCTTCTTCATTTTCTATTTCTTTGTTTTTTGATTCTTGCAATACATCTTTGTCTTTTGAATTTTCGTATTCGGTCCATTTTCTGAAATAGATATTACCTTTAAGATATGCCTCTGCTTCAATTTTCTCAAGTTCTTTATTATCTTTAACATCATCTTCTGAAGTAAAATTAAGATTTATACCTTCCAAATTTTGCATGTGGTGAATCATTTCATGGGCAAATGAGCGTAAAATATCTTTAATATGTCTGTCATTGCAGAATATGGTGACTGATTTTTCTTCGGGTGAATAAAAGCCTGTGCGTATAAATAATCCTTCTTGTTCAGACCAATCAAGATTTAAATCCGGATAAGGGAAAACATTAAGCCCATCTTCTTTCATAAAATTCTCAATTTCATGGCAGTATTTTCTAATATCTTTTTCACTGTCTTTGTTATTTTCATTAATATGATAATAGGGGTTTAAATCCATGGATTTTTCAGGACCAAGCATAAAAGTATCAGAATTATCAGATTCAGTGTTTTCTTCCATAGCACCACAACCTGTTATAGCGTCCATTATTCCTGCATTCACTTTTTTATGAACTTGGTCTTGCGCTGCGGGTATTTTTTTTTCAGACAACCTTTCAAAATCTTTGATTTTACCTATTTGCTCTTCTGTTATATATATCGTTTTCATTATTTAAAAAGAAATTATCATTTATAAATAGAATGGTTCAAAAAAAAAGTCAGCCATTTCTGACTGACTTTATACTTTAACACTTACTTTATTTAACATTCGGTTTAGCCGTTATTTTCGACCTTTTCTTCTTGCAATGCAACAACATCAATAACTTCTAAAGCATCACTACCTTTAGCATTAAAACCGAAGCATTTGACATTGACATCACTTGTGCCAGTGGTTTTTACACCTTCAATTTCCATCAATTTAGGCATAAGGCCGTCAAATTTAGTACCTTCAATAAAATCGTATTGATTTAATTCATGATTTATAGGATAATTTTCCATTTCTGATATTTTTTTATTGTTATTATTTAATAATAAATAGTTTGGAAAAACAAAAAAAAGTCAGTTTTTATTTAACTGACTTTGTGTTATTTACCTTAAAAACTTAAAAATCATTTCAATAAATATCTTCTTAAAATATTAGACCCTGTTCCTGATATTTTGGTATTGTCTCTTACAAAAGCAATATCTTTAGAAGAAGCCATTGTCATTGCAGCATCACGTTCTTCATCGCTTGTAAAGCCACCTTTAGTTTTCGTTATTTTTTCATTTTTATTTCTTGGGGTTTCAAACATATGATAAACGGTTATCCTATCAGGGTCAATCAATAAAGAATCAATTAAATAATTTTGGGTCATAATATCAACGCCATGGTAATCACCAATAACAAATTTTGCCTCAGGATTTTCATATAAAGCGTAATCAATGGCTAATTTATAGTTCATTTCAAATTCTTCTTCGGTTATATCTCTATGGCCAGATATAAAATAGGTGTTGGCTATGTCACAATCGTCTTCAATAAATTTATCAAATTCGGCTTTTAATGCATTCATATCAGCTTCACCTATTTTTTCATAATCATATTTTCCCTTGATTACTTTATTTAATGTTTTGCCGACAGAAGCCTCTGTGCCACCGTTTATTAAAATCAAATAATCTTCAAATCTAACACCTTTATATATATACTTTTGTCCATTTTTGAAAACAATGAACAAATTTCCGCTATTTTCATTTTCATTTTCAACCATTTCGCTGTAATAAATCATTGAAGAATCATACCAAATTTTTTGGGTTTTTGTTTTTTCGTCATAAATCTTTTTAAGTATCATGTTCTAATTTTTAAATAAAAATAACTTTTTCTATAAAAAAGTCAAAAGATTTGTTTCATATTTTTTCTTTTTGTATGTTAGGGATAACGAATTTATAATTTAACATATATCAAATTTAGAATATGAACAATAACAATGACCAAACATTTGACATTATGAATGATATTAATATGTCAAATGAACTTGAAGGACTTTTTAATTTCATTGTTGAAGATTTGTCAAAAGAATTGCCGACTTTAACAATAGATTTGAATTATTTTATGCTTGGCGCATTAATTGAAAAGAACAACAACTTATATAAACGTCTTGAAATGTGTATGATGACAAGCACATTGGGCGCAATTTACAATAGTTTTTATCAGGTTGTAAGTTCTAAAGCATTAAGTGCGGTAAAGGCCAATAGAAAGGTAAGTTTTGATACCAAGGTGATTGAAACGTTTAAAAAGGCTGAAGAGATTGCAAAAGAATTGGAAAGCGAGGAAACAACCTCGGAACATGTGTTTCTTGCAATTTTAAACGATACTGATGATACAAATAAAATAAGAAAAGTATTTAATAAAGCTGGCTTGACTTATGGCGTTTTCAAAGATAAACTTCAAGACAATCTTATTTCATTCAATGGAGATGGTGAAATGGAAAGTTCTGTCTTGGATGGAATGAGTGTTAAATTTATTACGGCGAGAACACCGGAAGAGGCAATAAAGAAAATGAAAGACATGAAAGAAAAGGAAGAAGGAGAAATAAATTTGAATTCAGATTTAAAATTAAATAAGTCAAAAAAATCCAATTCCAAAACACCATATATTGACACATATTGTGTTGATTTAAATGCACTTGCTGAAAATGGTAAAATGGAACCAATAATAGGCCGTGAAAAAGAAATAACTGAAATTATTAGAATTCTTGGGCGAAAGAATAAGAACAATACAATTTTGGTCGGTGGAGAGGGTGTTGGTAAAACTGCTATTGGTGAAAATATAGCATATAAAATAGTAAACGGTGACGTGCCTGAATTTTTACTTAATAAAAGGCTCGTTTCACTTGATATGACAGCTATGATGGCAGGTACAACGCTTAGAGGTATGTTTGAAGAACGTGTTAAGGGCGTGATGGATGAAATAAAGAAGAATAAAAACTTTATCCTTTTCATGGATAATATAGGGGCAATTTTGGCTGATAAGGGGCGTAATGATTTCGAGTTTTCTTCCATGTTGTCACGAGGTCTCGAAACAGGCGATATTCAAGTAATTGGTACTTCTGATTTTGCTTCCTATAGAAAAACATTTGATAAAGACCCAAGTTTGGCGAGACGTTTTCAAAAGATAATTGTCGAAGCACCTAATGTTGAAGAAACTGTTAAGATATTGAATGGTATTAAATCTTCATATGAAGAGTATCATAAAGTTGAATATAATGAGGAGGTAATCAAGACATGCGTTAAACTTGCCGACAAATATATTTCAGAAAGAAATTTGCCTGATTCGGCTATTGATGTTTTGGATGAAATTGGTTCTTTAATTAGTACTTCTAATGAGCCCGAAATATTAAAGGAATTAAAGAAAGACATTAATACTCTTGAAAATAAGTTAGAAGTCGCAAAAAGAGAAAAAGACTACGAAAATGTAGACGAAATATCAAAACAAATCATTTCATTAAAGCAGCAATATAATGATGAAAAAGATGGTTATGAAAAAAATAGGACCGAAAATCACATACCTGTGACTGTTGATGATATACTTAATCTAATATCTACAAAAACAGGCATTCCAGTAAGTAATTTGAATTCTGATGATAAGAAAAAATTGTCAGGAATTAATGATAGGCTTAAGGAAAGTGTTATTGGACAAGATGAAGCAATTGATACTGTCTGTAAGGCATTGAAACGTAATAGAATTGGACTTAGCAATAACGGTTGTATGTATAGTTATATGGCAATCGGTAAAACAGGTACAGGTAAGACTTTATTGGCGAAAAAACTTGCTAAAGAACTCTTTGGTGACGAAAAGGCCCTTGTGAGGTTTGATATGTCTGAATATTCAGATAAGGTGTCAGTAAATAAACTCATTGGTTCAAATCCTGGCTATGTTGGCTATGAAGAGGGTGGACAATTGACTGAAACCATTAAGAACAAGAAACATTGTGTTCTTTTGCTTGATGAAATTGAAAAAGCAGACCCTGAGGTTTACAATATTTTCTTACAGGTTCTTGATGAAGGTTTCTTAACTGATAATTCAGGACAACGTGTGGATTTCAAGAATGTTATAGTTGTTTTTACTTCTAATGTGGGTGCAAAGGCAGCTAGTGAATTTGGAAAAGGAATCGGTTTTGCTAACGATGAGGAAGAAAATACAAAGAGAATTCTATTGAAGCAACTTAAAAACAGATTTCCACCTGAATTTTTAAATCGTATCAATGATGTTATCTATTTTAACACGTTGAATGACAATGACCTTAATTCAATTATTAAGATTGAAATCAATAAACTTGAAAACAGATTAAATGGAATGGGATATTCCATGGAATATGACAATGATGTTGTCCAATATATACTTAAAGAAATACAAGAGGAAAAAGATTTTGGTGCAAGGCCAATCATAAGATGTATCCAAGAGAATATAGAAGACAAATTAACCGACAAATTGCTTGAAAACGATTATGAAAAGGGGTATGTGTTTAAGGTTTCATGTCCCGCATTAAGTGTGGTAACTGTTGCATAATAAAAAAGCCCGATTTATTTCGGGCTTTTTTTATACATTTGTAAATCCATATTTTTCAAGAACATCTATCAATTCTAAACATAAGTCTTCTTGCATTTGTGAATTGGCATAGGCTTCTATTTTATATATTTTGTTTGTTATTCCTTGAATGTGTTTATTAAAGGCTTCATTACTAAATGTCCCATTAACGCCAAAATCCGTTTTACGAAAGCCGCCTTCTTTCAAAACTCTTTTTACTGACTCAGATACAATTTTATTTAATTGGTTTTCGTTGATTTTAATAACTTGTTTCTTGTTCATATTTTAAACATTATTTATCTTATTTTTATATAAATAGTCAAAAAAGCAAAAAGGTCAGTCTTCATCGGACTAAATTCATGCTATTGGGCACATAGTTTCCTTTATGTTTTTGCCTTCTTCTAATTTTTTCTTTTGAATTTCAATATATTCAGAAAAAGGCTTTCTTTGTTTATTTCCTCTATAAAGCCATTTTTTGAATAATCGTAATGAAACTCCTGTTATTGCTCTAAATCCTTTCCATCCTTTGCTATAGTTTGCAAGATATGCTTTTTTGGCTTCTTTTTTTGAGTTAAACCCAATCATGACCTTACTTTCATCGAATTCGTCTTCCTTGTTATTTTGGTCAATAACATATACTTTATCGAAATCATCCGTATGTGGACCGATAAAAACATCAACGGCATCACCATCTTTGCCATTACCTGTCGTATTAGTGAAATAGCCATAATGGTTTTTCATAATTACAAAACCTTCTGTACCATCGTCATTTTTATATTTTCTTTTTGAGCCTTTTGGATTTTCGATTGAAATAGGCATACCTTTTACATAAAAATGGCCCATACGGTAATTTCCCGCTTTTTTTTGTGCTTCAGTGGGCGTAGTATTAACATTTTCACATTTCGCATTAATTTCTTTTGAGGAAATTTCGGAAATTAGATGTTTTATTTGATTTTCTGTTAATATGACTTTCATGCTATTTCAAAAAGTTAATATCAAGTGTTCCATGTACACCTATTTTATTATTTAGCCAAGCGTTCATTACTTTTCCCAAGAATAAATCACGCTCGGTTTTATCCAGAAACATTTTTTGAAATGTATCAATAAGATAATCTTTTAAATCATCAGTATACATGTATTTTAAAACATTATCACCGTCCATCATACTGACAATTTTAATCTTTTTCTTTTTGCCGCCTTCTAATGTGGTATAATCATATTTCCTAAAGTTATTGTCAAGATGTTTTTTAACTATCAAAACCTTTTCGGGGTCAATACAATATGGCTTGTTGACTTTTTTATCAACAGGCATTTGTGTTTTTTGAATATAATCTTCTCTTAAAAGTTTAATTAATTTTTGTTCTTGTTTTTCTGACAATATAATTTTTTTACTTTCGTTAACTTGTTGTTGTGGCGTTTGCCCTTGTTTTGCTTGTTGCAATTTTGTCAGCCTTTCTCTTAATTGTTGTAATTCAGCAAACATTTTTTGCGTTTTTTCTCCAAATTCTTTATCATTTAAAATATGTTCACCTTGATTGGTTTCATCATCTAAAATATCAGGTATTTCTTCACCATTTATTAAAACATCACTATCACTTTTATCATTCTTTTCCGATATTTTCCATCCGTCCTGATTTATTCTAGCGGCTATTTGATTAAATTCTTTTCCATGTTCAGGTAATATATGTAATATCAAAACACAGTATTCATGTATCATTTCATGGAGTAAACTATTTTGGAATGACCATTCGGTCCTATAATAGCCTTTATTAAATGCTAATTCGCCTGAATCATTGGCCTTTATTATCTGTTTTCCTTTATATTGTGCAGTATTATTGCGATAAACGGCCCAATTTTCAGGTTGACAATTATAACTGAATTTTGGCGTTGGTAAACTTTCGTTAAAATATTTTTTGTTAAAATAATTGAAGTTATTTACCATCCACTCTTTATCGGGCACCATTTTATTTTTATCGTATTCTTTCATTTTTAAAGTTTATATCATATAAATAGTTTATACTTATAAAAAAAGCGGGAATGAACCCGCTTGAAAAAAAACGATTTGAATATACGGCGCTCGGTAACATTCTTAAGGTATACGCCCACTATATTAAATGTTTTTTCTCCAAATAAATATCACACTTTTTTAAAAAAATATTTTTTTGTATATTTTTTTTATAAAAATGTAAAAAATGAAATATCAAGGAAACAAGAATAGAATTGTTAATGACATTTTACCAATTCTTTTAAAAAATCGAAAAGAAAATCAATGGTATGTTGAACCTTTTTGTGGCAGTTGTTCTGTCATACAGAATGTTGATGGAAATAGGCTTGCTTCTGATAAAAATAAGTATCTGATTGCGATGTGGAAATCATTGGTTGACGGAAAGAAAATGCCAACGAATATACCAAAGGAGTATTATGATGATGTTAGGGATTGTTTTCATGGTAAAAATAATAATTATACTGATGATATAATTGGATGGGTTGGATATATGGCTTCTTTTAATGGTAGATTTTTTGATGGGGGATATTCAGGTCATAATGTTGTTGGTAAAAATGGTAAAACAAGGGATTATATTGCGGAGAATATTGCAAATACATTAAAACAACCTCAATATCTTAAAGATGTTGTATTTAATAGTGGTGATTATGATACAATTGAAATACCCGATAATTCGATAATATATTGTGACCCGCCGTATAAAAACACAAAACAATATCAATTTTCAAGAGATTTTGACTATGATAAATTTTATTCATGGTTAATAGAAATGTTTAAAAAGGGCCATGAAGTATATATATCTGAGTATTCAATGCCGGATAATTTTGAGTGTATTTGGTCAAAAGAAGTTACCAATGCTATGAATCCAACAATAACTAAGCAAACGGTTGAAAAATTATTTATACCTAAAGAGAAATAATTATGGCACAAGATTGGAATGGAAATAAAAACAGTATTTTTAAAACCTTAGGGGCTTCAAATCACACTGACAAAGAACGAGAAATTGATGATTTTTATGCAACGGACCCAATAGCAATAGATAAATTGTTGGCCGTTACCGAATTACCTAAAAACAAAATAATATGGGAGTGTAGCTGTGGGCAAGGGCATTTGTCCGAAAGGTTAATAGAGTATGGTTATCAAGTAATGTCAAGTGATTTGATTGACAGAGGTTATGGCCAATCCGGAGTAGATTTTTTAAAGACATCATCAGGAAATTTTGAAAATATTTGCATATTAACAAATCCACCATATAAATATCACAAGGAATTTATACGACATGCTTTGGATATATTGCCGGATAATACACCCGCAATATTTTTGTTAAAAACAACTGCACTTGAAGGTAAGGGCCGTTATGAAGAATTTTATAAAAAAGGCTATCTTAAGTATATATATCAATTCTCAGAAAGACTTTTGTGTGCTAAAAACGCTAAGTTTGACGAGATGAAGGCGGGCGGTGGTTCAGCTGTCTCATATGCATGGTTTTGGTTTGAAAAAGGTAATAAAAATGATACCATAATAAAATGGATTTAATGGAAAAAGTTAACTTTAGTGAAGAGCAAAAGGCAATATTTGATTTTGCCGAACATGGTATTCCTAATATGATTGTTCAGGCGGTTGCAGGCGCAGGAAAAACGACAACCCTTGTTGAGTGTGCTAATAGGATAAAATCCTCCAAACGCATCATGTTATTGGCTCATAATAAGTCAACTAGGGATACATTGCGTCAAAAAATTGGTGATAAAAATAATATAAAAGTTTTTACAATCCATGGTTTGGCATACAGAATGTTTATGGAACATTTTGAATTTGAGCCCAATATAGACAATGACAAGTACAGAAATTACATAAACAAGAATATTGATGTAATTGGAAGTGAAGACTATCATTCACTTTCGGGTAATGCCAAAATGATGTATAAGTCAAATGTTTTTGATTTGATAGACAAGGCTCGGCATAACTTGAAAAAATCGGAGCGTGAGTTAAAAAGACTTGCTGAAAAAAAGTATAATATGACTCTAATAGCAGATGAATGCTCGTTTGTGAATAAGATACTTGAATGGGGTTATCAAACAACTGATATTGTCGATTTTCAAGATTTATTGTGGTATCCAAGCCAATATGCTTATTATACTAAAAAGTACTTATCTGATATTATAATGCTTGATGAGGCACAAGATGCGTCATTGGCCCAACAAGATATTATAAGTCGATGTTTTAAAAGAGAAACCAGAATGTTTTCGTTTGGTGATAAAAATCAGTCAATCAATTCTTGGTGTGGCTCGGATACAGAATCATTTGAGCATTTAAAGGATACAACTCAGTTTAGACGAGAAGCTGTTGAATTTCCGTTAACAACCAATTATAGATGTGGTACTAAAATTATTGAATATGCTAAACAATATGTTAATAATAACATACAAGCAAGAGAGGGTGCGCCTGAAGGCGAGATAAATTTTGATGCGCATGTAAATGACATTAAAAATGGTGATATGGTTTTATGTCGAAATATATCTCCATTGATGGAATTTTATAGAATTGGTGTTTCACAGGGGAAAAAAATGCACTTTAAAGGAGAAGAACTTGGAAAATCTTTGATAACGGCAATTGATTGTTCTTATGGTAATACACCAAAAGAAATAATTGACAGCCTTAAGCATAGACTTATTGCAACTTGGGATTTTCTTACGGAAGAGAGTGGACTTGATAAAAAAGAAACCATGACAAATTCTATGATAATTTCGTTACTTGATAATATAAAAACAATTGAGAATTTTCCTAAAACAGTTGAAACACGAAATGATATTGAAAAGTTTATAAAAGAGGTGTTTTCAAATGAAGAAGAAGACGGTGTTGAATTATCCACAATACATAGAGCAAAAGGTCTTGAATCTGATAATGTTTTTATTATTTGTCCTTCATTGATACCAAGTAGACTTGCAGAAACTGATTGGGAAATAGAGGAAGAAAGACATCTTCAATATGTTATGTGCACAAGAGCCAAAAATACGCTTAATTTTGTGAGTGAAAAAGAAATAAAGCCAAAAGAATATTTTTCTGAAAAGAATACACTATTTAAAGAATTAGAAAAAATACGAGAGGAAATAAATTATGTTGTATAGTAGAAGAGCTAGACGCCAAAAAAAGAGGGATTCTGATAACGATAGTCTCTTTTTTTATACGGATAATAGCGTGGCAAAAATCGGACCTGTTCCATATTGCAATGATTGGGACATGGGAAGAAATGGTGCTTCTTATTTAAATGAACAATTATACATTTATGATAATAACATTGTTAAACTTGAGACAGCAAGTAGTTTAATGTATCGTTATAAAATTTAAAAACTTAAAAAAAATGAAAATATTAGCAACTTCAGATTTACATGGGTTTTTACCCGAAATAGGAGAACAATTTGATTTATTGTTAATTTGTGGCGATATATGCCCGGTTGAATGCCATAACAGAAAATTTCAAGACAAGTGGATACATGAGGATTTTATCCCATGGATAAATTCATTACCATACAAGGAAGAATGGTCAAAAGTTATTATGATACCAGGAAATCATGATTTTATTTTTGGAAAATATTCAAAAAAAGATTGTAATGAAATTGAAGAAAAATGTAATAATAGCCTTAAAATTCTTAGGCATGAATTGTATGAATTTGAATTTTCTGTGAGTGACGGAATCGATTCTTTAAAGATATTTGGTACGCCTTATTGTACTATTTTCGGTAATTGGGCATTTATGTGTGAAAATGATGTTTTGGAGAAAAAATATTCTGAAATACCTGAAGATATTGATATTTTAATGTCCCATGATGCCCCTAATGTTAATAAATTAGGGGCTATTACACAAGGAAACTATAAAAGTGATACAACAGGGAATCCATTATTATCTAAAGTAATTGAAAGAGTTAAGCCCAAAATGTTTATTTGTGGCCATTTTCATAGCGGAAACCATGAATGGTCAAAGATAGGTGACACTTTATGCGCAAATGTTTCATATGTAAATGAAGAATATGAACCTTTTTGGGCAATTCAAACTATTTATCTTGATGAAGAATAATAAATTAAAAATAAAAATATGTCAAAGAATTTTTTAAACGAAGTTAAGTCATTAATTAATAGAATGGAAAACCCTGAAACATTAAATGAGGCAAAGACAAATTTTAGATTTATTGAAAATCCGGAAAAACTTCCCGATATGCTTACGAGTCTTAAACCAGGTAAAATGTTTACATTTGGATATGTAACTGCTGCTTCGGTTGATTATCCAACAGTAAAGAAGAAAAACCCTGAAACAAACAGAATGAAAGCCTATAATGATTATGAAACATTTGGGAAAAATCTTGGAGAAGAGGGTGAAATCGTAGGCGTTATTAAAGTCGCCATGTATAATTTTCCATGGCAAGAACAACAGGGTGTTATTGATAGATATAATGATTGGAAAACTAAGAGAGACGAACTTGCTGCAAAATTTGGTGTTGAATATGGAAAAGCTAGATATGGTACTGAAATGAATGATTTTGGCAGTGGCCTTCAAAGTTATAAAGGTAATAATCAGGAACTTATGGGGAATACTTATTTGAATTTTATTTCACCAAATGAGATTAAGGCGTTTAAGAGTACTTATTACTTATTATTTAAAGATGGTAGCATTAAAGAAGTCGATAAAAATAAATTAAAATTTAAAAATGCAAAACCTGCATATGATGCTCTTCAAAAATTAAGAGACGCTGGCGCAACAGAAAAAGATTTGGAGGGCCTTGCCACAATGAATTATAAAAAATTTGAAAACTCACAAATTTTGTTTGTATCAGGAACTGAAATAGATGGCGTACCTACTCTTTTAATTAACGATAAATTATCGGATAAAATAAGTGGCATAACTGGCGCAAACCGTGAGGCTATCATTCAGATTGCAAAAGACAGGTATGCAGACGCTCTTAATGTACAAGAGGGTAAAGAAGCAGTTTTTGTTGAAGTTTTATAAGAAAAAGTTTATTTTTAATTTTTTTTGTATATTAAAGAAAAACTTTATTTTTATGATTAACAAAGAAGATAGATTAAAATTATTTGTCAATGAACTTAATGACATAACAGAAGAAAACATAAAAAAGTTTGCTGAGGAACTTATTTCAAATGCAGATGAGTATTTTTTTATTGTACCCGCTTCAACTAGTGGCAAATATCATCCGCAATTTGACCTTGGCGATGGTGGTCTTGTAAGGCATACAAGATGTGTTGTTTTCTTTGCCCAATGTGAGGCAATTTCAAGAATGTTTAGTGAACACGAAACTAATTTACTTATTGTGGCAGCAATTGCCCATGATATAAAGAAACTTGGCGACGGAAAAGGAAAACATACAGTTGATGACCACCCAATTCATGCTGCTAAATATGTTAAAACCATGAACGAAAAAACCAAATTATTAAATGCTGATGATGAAAAGACAATTTTGCATATGGTTTTGTCTCATATGGGAAAATGGGGCCATGAAAAGGTATCAGCATTGCCATTGCCATCTACTGATTTGGAAAAGGCTTTGCAGGCGGCTGATTATATTGCAAGCAGAAAGGAATTGCTTGGTTTTGACTTTAAACCGACAGAAAAAGTCGAAATTATTAAAGAAGAAGTGAAACCATCTGATTTTATTATTAATTTTGGAAAATTCTCAGGCAAGACAATTAAGGAGGCTTATGAAGCAGGTAAACCTGATGATACATATCTTCATTGGATGATGAGACAAACGGAGTTTAATAACCAAGAAACACGTTTAATGGGTATGAAATATCTCAATGAGATTGGCAAACTTCCAAAAGAATATTTAAAAGAAATTGAAGGAAATAATTTTGTTATATAAACTTTTTTCTGTATATTCTTGTTATAAAATCAAAAAAATGAGAAATTTTCCTGTTAAAATAGAAGATAAAGAATATTGGATAAGTCGTTCTTGTGCTGTTGTCGGCATTGTGTATAAGACAGATGGGAATGGTGATGTTATTAGTTTATTGGCCAATAAAAGAGGTATTGGCTGTCCCGATTATATAGGAAAATGGAATTTACCGTGTGGCTATTTGGATTATTATGAAACATTGAGACAAGCTGTTTCAAGAGAAGTACATGAAGAAACTGGTCTTGATATTCCTTATTATGTATGGAAATTGTGGTATGTCAATAGCGACCCAAATGATGAAAAGCAAACAGTTTCTTTTAGATTTATCACCAAATTTGAAGAAGACTATGGGTCTTTTAATACAGATTTTTCGGAGCCAAATGAGGTTGAAGAAGTTAAATGGATTCCCGTAGATGAAATCTATAATTATGAATGGGCCTTTAATCAACAAGAAGTTATTGGTGATTTTTTATTTACAATGAATAATCTTAAAATTATGGGAAAAATGGGTGTTGAACCCAATCTTAATACAGTAATTTACTAAAAATTGTTATCATGGGAAAAACTTACACACTTGACGAATTTAGAAATTTTGTTAAAAAAGAGGACCCATTTAAAATGGACCGTTTTGATATGGAGCATGGTAAGGCCTCTATACATAGATGCAATCTTGACAAATATTTAGAGAAGTATGCTTGTCGAGATGAAGAAGACCTTGGTGATACATTATGGTATTCATACGGATGTTTAATTAAAATAATTGATTAATTTAAAATTTAAAAAATTATAATTTATGTCACAAGTATTTTTAAGAAGAGGTGATTTTTATTCACAGACTGAAGGTAATTTCGATGTAATGCCAAATCTTGATGATGGCATATATCAGATACATCAAAACCCAATGACAGGGGAAATATTCCTTGAAAGAATTGCTGATGAGTTTTTCTTTGGTTTTAAACTTTATGGCGTTGATGAAGTTTTTGTTGACCATGTTCTTAACACATACAACAAACAATCTTCAAAGCATAACATTGGTGTACTTTTGAATGGTGCAAAGGGTACAGGAAAAACAGTTACAGCTAAATTGTTATGTAATAAACTTGGTTTACCTGTTATTATAATAGATAGGCCCCTTAATGGCCTTGCTAATTTTTTGGCTAGTATTCACCATGATTGTGTCTATTTGTTTGATGAGTTTGAAAAAAATTTCAGACTTATTGATAAAGACGGTGAAGAACAAGCGGGGGAAAATTTACTTTCTATAATGGATGGCGTGTATAATGGTGAAAATTGTCACATCTTCATTATGACTACAAATGAGTTAAGAGTTAACAGCAATCTTTTGAGTAGACCGTCAAGAATTAGATACCTAAAGACTTTTGAAGATGTAATTGATAGACGAGTTCTTGAAGAATTTATTGATGATAATTTGAAATATCCTGAGTATAAACAAGAAATAATTGATTTCTTTGAAACATTGACTATTGGTACAATTGATATTCTTCAAAGTATAGTTGATGAAGTCAATCTACATAACTGTGGTATTGATGAATTTAAGAAATTTTTCAATGTCAAAGAAGCTAAATACATTTATCAATGTAAATTTTGGGCTGAAGATAAAGATACACCTAAAACCAAAAAGATAACACTTGAAGAGTTTGTTAAAAGGGCAAAAGCCCCTTATGGCAAATTTTCATGGTCGCCAAGTTATAATACCCTTGTATTGGAAAAAAACATTAAAAAATATAAGGTTGGCGATGTAATTAATAATAGGTGGATTATTAAAGAATTGCATTTAGATAAAAATACTATTATAGTGGATGATACACGTTATCAAAGCATTGCGTTTTACTTTTTTGAAAATATAGACGAGAAACCAAGTCTTTATGATATAACACACAGAGAAACTTATGGTTATGAATATGATTACTATAACTAAAAGGAGAAGTGGAAATGGTTAATTTGTTAAATCAACTTAAAAACAATGGGCTTCTATGGCTTTACTTTGGAACTTTAATTAGTTCAGACAATATTTTAACCGTGGAAGATTGTGATAGGTCAATAGAACTTTTAAAGCAGACTAAAAAAGCCATTCCAAATTCAGAAATTTCTGAAGAAGAAAAAAAAGAATTGCTTCAATTTTGTGATAATGGAATTAAAATTTGCGAAGCGGATAAAAATAATTTTTTAAAGGAAAAAAGAAATATGAATAATATTGGCACTATTAGTATGGGCGTAAAAGCTCCTTTAATTAAAGAAGGTGACGATATTGTCGAAATTGTGACAAATTCAATCCTTGATGCGACAAGAGTAAATGGTGAAGTGGGTGTATATTATGATTTGGACCATAATGATATTATTGGAATTACTGAATCAGTTGTTGCCCGTTCTCAGGGAAATTATGTGACCATTGATGAAATTGCTGACGAGATTAAAACTAAATATGGTAAATATGCAATAATTGATGTCATTGAGCCGATTTATTCAAGAAATAGATTTGCCATGATATTAAAAGGTATCGCAAGAGGGGCTAAAAAGGTTAGAATTTTAATGCCACTAGTCGACGAAGTTGGCAATGTGCTCCATAATCATCCATTTACAAAGATGAATTATGATGAATATTATAAGGAAATTTGTGAAAATGAAGATTGTGAAGTTGAGATTTATAATGATATAGACTATTTGCAAAATGAAGAAAACCTTAATATTTTATTCTGTTATTTACATGTTTCCAATGAAGAAGCATTAAAGACATTTAATATGAATATAAATGGTTCTGTATCACATTGTTATTCTTTAACTGATATATGCAGTGATAAATGTGAATATGGCCTTCTTGGTTCAAATAAAGCCACTGAAGAAAAACTTAAACTTTTCCCAAGAAAGAAAGATTTAATTATTAACGGTAAATTGAATAAAGGTTCTGACCGTATTGTTGAAGAAATCAAGGAAAAAATTTTGGAGAAAACAGGCGCTGATGTAATTGTGACTGTATATGGCGATGGATGTTATAGAGATGCAATTTTTGGTATATGGGAATTTGCAGACCCTGTGTCATTGGTTTCATACACAGATGCTAATATTATTGAGTCAACACCAAATGAGACAAAGATTAAATATATTATAGATAATAAGTTTTCAAATTTAAATGGTGCTGAACTTGAGGAAGCAGTTAAAAATGAATTAAATGAAAATCAAAAGAAAGATTTAAAAGGTAATATGATTAGTCAAGGCACAACACCAAGAATGTATCGTGATTTAATTGCTTCACTTATGGATTTAACTACTGGTTCAGGTGGAAAGGGTACTCCATTGACATTAATTAAAAATTACTTTAATAATTATTCAAATTAAAATGAGAGAAAATTATTTAAAACCCGATAAGGATTTAATTGAGGAAATATGCCAAAAATACGGAGAAAGCGTAAGAGAAGCAGTAACAAAGGCAGTTGCTTCAAAAAATATTGATTTTCAAAAGACGCATAAACCGATTTATGAAATTGAAGATTATAAAAAGTATTACAGGCATTTGATACAATTGAATCCGAATGTTGCAATGTTGATACATTTATTTCAAAAAGATAATGATGATTCATGGGAATCTGTATGGCTTAATGATAACGAACAACATGCAGCAGTTGAATATGACTGTATGAGAGAATCAGCCCATCAGCTAATACTTCAATTAGAAGGACATTGGTGTGATTTGTTTATTGAGGCACTTAGGGATGAATGTGATAAAATTCTTAAAGAATCCGCTATTCAACAAAATAAAATGAAAAATAAAAAATAACGATGATAATAACTGAATACAATTTAAAAGACAACGAAAAACTTTCTTCAAAAGAAGAAATAGAAAAGGATTATCCTGTTGTACATGATTTTCTTGAGTTTTTTAGTCAACAATATGTAATAACCAAAAACGAGGAAAAAGGTATTTATAAAATCCATCTTTTCACTGACAATTATGAATATACAATAATTGTATTTGAAAACTATTGTGGCGGTTTTACAACAGTGAGAAAACATGGCATAATGGAAAATTGGGACCGTGGTAATGATTTAGTTGACGGTGTACCATCACAGCAACTATTCACCAAGATAGCATTGTATATGATTAAAAATGAATTAATTGGACTTGGCGAAATTGAGTTTAAAAATTCGAATGAAATCTTTGGCCCAGAAGTAACTAAATAGAAAATGGAAAATAACTTTTTAATGGAAAAGCCTAACAATGAAAGGCTTAAACACTGTATGGTAAAGATATTCAAAGGAGTATCAATGCACGATTATATAACGGATTCAACATATAATGATTGGTGCAGTTTCTATTTTCCCGAAGGCATAAAAGAAAAACTTGTTGATGATGAATATTATAAGGTGTGGTTTCAATACCATGAAGCGTCAGACCCTATGGATTCTTCTTGCCAATATACAATCAACTATATAGAAGTGTGCAGGGAAGATATTAAACAATATTTGATGGAAAAAGAAAAATTCGAACCATTAATAATTGATTATCTGAAAAAATAATTGTATATTTAATAAAAAACAAATAAGTTATGGCATTTAAAAAAATTAATTTAACAGAAGAGCACTTGAAACTCATTGAAAACATCAAGTTCGAAAAGTTTATATTCGACATGGACACTAGAAATGGCCGCTTTGGTTGGGGAATCGACCAATATAGTCTTTTCGGTGGTAGTTATGCCATGGAAGATATTGCTTTGATTCTTGGCCATTGGGGTGAGTACATAAAAGGCACCGAGGAAGACCCTATGGGAAGACGCTATCCCGAAGAAATGGAAAACCATATGTGGGACCTTTATAACTATTTGTGGGATAATATGGAATATATAATCAAACTTGTGTTTTACTTCACTAATAAAGGCGGATTAACACCTGGTGAATACAAATTTAACACAAATGACGAAACTTGGGAGAAAATAAACTAAAATTTTATAAATTATGGTAAAAGGATATGATATTTTAACAGGCCAAGAAATAGAGAAACTGGCTGATTGTAATTACAAAAAAATGTGCCTTAATTGTACTTCTTGTCTTTCAGACACAGAAAAATACAGATGTAATAACGAAAAAGTAATGGCTGTTGGAAAGAAAAAGATTATGGACAGTCTTCCTGAAGGTTATGAAATTGAAAGTATATCATTAAAACCCATGGAATTGAAAGACCCAACTAAGAAATGTAAAAACTATGCCGCCAATATTGAGCAAATTACACAATTTGTTAGGTTTTTCTATGAAAACCAAACTGAAGAAAATAATTGATTAATTGAAATTTATGAAAACTAAAAGAGCACCTTGTTTAAGATGCTCTTTTTTGGTTGTTTATATTACTTTATTTAGAATATTATTATTCTTTACCTAATTTTAAAATTTTCTTAACTGATTCATTAACCATATAGCATAAATCAGACATGGTAATATCCATTTTTTTGCTTTCACTTAATGTATTTGAAAGTTCATTTTTAAGGTGAAGTGCTTCTTCAGGACTTAAGTATTGTGGATTTCCATTACTATCTGGTTTATGGTTTAATTTTTTATAGAGTTTACTCCTTGCATTCTTATGCTCATTATCATCACCTTCTTTACCATTGCTGTCACTAATCGAAAGGCCTTCCAATTTGTATGCATAAGGAGCAATGTTTATGCCTGGTTTTTTCAATTCTTTTTCAACTGAGATTCTAACTTTGCGTTCTTTTTCAGTTTCATCATCAGAAGATTCATTGCTATTATAATCATAATCTTCACTTTCTTCATTATACATGTTGGAAAGGTCTGTTACACTCTCTTTAACTAATTTGTCTATGATTTTATTAAGGCGTTGTTGCTCATTCATTATTTTCTTTTTCATGTAAAATATATTTTTACATAAATAGTTTTATTTTTCAAATTATTTGAAATTGTGGCATAGTTTTTGTATATTAGTATTTGTGTTATTGAAAAAAAAAAGAAAATATTTTTTAAAAATTATTTGTTTTTTTAAAATTTCGTTTGTATATTATTTTTGTTGTTTAATTATGAACTTAAAATTGAAACATATGGCAAACATGAACAATGGATTTATTAAGGCCAATACAATTGGCGCAGGTGCAAATGACGCACGTACAGAGAATGGTGCAATTTCTTACGCAACAATAGGTACAGCATTGCTTGACCAATTTGGTAAGGCAGGTTCTTTCCGTGGAAGAGAACTCATGGATGTATGGGCTGACCAATCTAAGTTGTGGTCGGAGGACCCTGAAAACGCTTTGAAGTTCCCATTCTATCTTAGAATGATTACCCGCCAATCAAACATTTTGAACGGCAATAAGACCGAAAAGGTCCAAAAGGGTCAAGGTAATCGTGATGAATCTTTCAAGAGATTGCTTTGGATTGCTAAGTACCATCCGGAAGAGTTCTATCTTAACCTTTGGTTGCTTCCTATCGTAGGCTCATGGAAGGATTTGTGGACATTGCTTTCATTCGAAGGTGCTGATGAGTATCTGAAAGCCAATAAGTTCTTCGAGGTTATGGCTGAGGGTATTTCTGACCCTAACCACAAGGACCTTGTAAAGAAGTATTTGCCTCGTATCCGTTCAGACAAGAAATGTACCACTCCATGGGCTAAGTCTACTAATATGTTGGCTAAACTCTTTGCTAGAACAGCTGGTTGGTCTTATAAGGAATATCGTGAGTTTAAGGCTACTGGTATTGCACATAAGTTCCAAACCTATATTTGCAAGGGCCTTTATAGCAGCATTGATTGGAAGACTATTCCTGGTAAGGCTTTGCTTAACCTTGTTAGTGGAAACTTCTTGAAGGCACATAACCTTGAAGATAGTTACATTGAATGGTTGAAGAAGCAACCTGTAGCTAAGTTTAATGGTTATGCTTATGAACTTGGCCGTAAACTTAAGGAGTGCAAACTTAATCCTAGTTTGGCTACCAAGATTACAATTGACAAGCAATTTGATGGACTTATTCAGACTGCATCAAAGAATAATGGTGCAATACAAGGAAATGTCCTCTGTGCTCTTGATACATCAGGCTCCATGACCTCATTGGTTGATGCTAAAAACAACATTTCAGCATATGATGTGTGTGTTTCACTTGGTATCTACTTCTCAGAGTTGAATCAAGGTGCATTCCATAATGTAGTTGCAATGTTTGATAATACATCAAGATTGATGACTCTATCAGGTACATTTACTGATAAGTATACACAAATTGCTCGTAGTTCTGTCGCTTGGGGGTCAACCGATTATATGTCATTAGTGAATTTAATTGTCAAAACAAGAAGAGAACATCCCGAAATTCCGGTTGAAGACTACTGTAAGACCATTTGCGTAATCTCTGATATGCAATTCAATCCTTCAAATAGTTGGACTTACAGAAATAATAAACTTGCAGAGCAAACAAATTATGAGGCTACGATTAAAAAACTTCGTGAAGTATTCCCTGAAGAGTTTGTTAAAGATTTTAAAATTATTTGGTGGTATTGTTCCAATTCAAGAACAAGCGATTTTCCATCTACTATGGAAGACTCAGGCACTTACATGTTATCTGGCTTTGATGGTGCTATCGTAAGTTTTGTGCTCGGAGGGGATATACCAACAAAGGTAGATGAAAATGGTAATACAGTACAGCCTTCAATGGAAGATATTGTTAATGCAGCTCTCAATCAGGAAGTACTAAGTTTGGTTAAAAACTAAGTATTTTTAATTAAAAAATCATTAAAAAAGAGGACCTTAGTGGTTCTCTTTTTTTGTTTTTAAATACAATAATAATTTGTTTTTATTAGTAAAATACTTTTCATCATCCACTTTTTCTTTAGTAAAATAAATTAATTCAACATTATTGTTTTCGCATAATTTTAATTTTTGTTTATCTCTTTCAATTTGTTTTTCAAATTCTTTTTCGTCACCAAATAGTTTAACCGGTTGAAAATGTTGTTTTCCTTGACATTCAATGGCGATGTTATAATCAGGTAGATAAAAATCTATAAATTGATGACATAAAGTCAAATTATTAATTAACCATTCAAAAGTTTTTTGTCTTTCAAAATTTATATTATTTTCTTTTAAAAAATTGTTAATTTCAGATTCTAAATGTGATTCTTTACATTGAGGACAACCTGATTTTGAAGTTAAATGATGGTCAGGTCTAACCCAAAAGTTTCCATGTTTTGGGCAGATTACGCAAACTTTTGTGTCACAATTAATATACTTAACTTTTGAATAATCATATACATTACCATGAATATTAACTGCTTTTTTTATAAATTCTTCAGTATTACTTCTTTGTGAGTTTCCTCGTTTATTATCATAGCATTTAATACAGCCACCACCTCTTAAATGATTATTTGGTGTTTGCCAGAATTCACCATGTTTAGGACATATAATACAAACTTTTGTCTGTGCATTCACATATTCTACCTTGGAATAATCATATTTATCTCTATGAACTCTTTTCGCTTTTTCTACAAAATCTTTAGTAGAAGATAATTTTTCTTTTGATAAATTTTGATAATGGCACTTTTTACAGTTGCATCCCTCTAAATGAGAACCTGGTTCTTGCCAAAATTCACCGTGTTCAGGACAAATTATACAAACTTTTGTATGGTTATTAACATATTCCACCTTGGAATAATCATATTTATTACCATGGATTTTTCTTGCTTTTTCAATAAATTCTTCTGTTGTTAAATTTTTAGACATATTGTTATTTTTTTATAAATAGTACTAATTTTTAGAAAATATTTGTTATATAACAAAATAAATTCAAATCCAAAATAATTGTCCTTGTTTCATATTGGAATTTGGATGAATATGTGGCCTAACGCCTTCGTTGATAAATTTATCTTTTTTAAGTTTAAATACTGTACGGGCGAATTTTCGTTCAAAACTTTTTATAACTTTTATTATAAAGTTAATAAATGATTCTTTTGATTTTCCGTTAAGATATTTTTCATCAATTTCGTTGCTTTTAAAGAATTTATAATTATCATAAAGTTTTTTAATCCAAATTGCTGCTTCAGTATTTTTAAGTATTTCGGCCCAATCGTCACAATAATTAACATTTGAAAGGTTTCCGTATAATCCATTAATCATGGCATCTTGTTCATTTCTGTCGGCACAATAATATACTTCTGCAATCCTTCTTGATATTTCGTTTTCAGATTCTAAATTTGAGATTGCTTTAAGATATTTGGGCGTAGGATATTTAGGCGATTGTAAAAAAGTATCCTTGAAAAAATGGTCTAATTCATGGTATATGGTATCATAAAATTCCTCATAATCATTATTTTCACCAATTGTATATAAAGGTATCATAATCATATTTGTTATTGGGTTATAAGATTGCAAAATTATATGATTTGCCTGAAAATCTTCTTTTTCTTCAATGGTTTCAAAATAATAATTTGTAACATAGATTGATACCCTTTTATTATTTAATGTAACAGTTTCTTTGTAATTTTTAACTAAAGTACCGTCATTTCGTTTTGTGAAATTTAATGAAGTTAAACTTTTGGTAATTGAATTAGCCGTTGCCTTAGCCACTTCATCGAAATCATTATTAATCCCAAATTCTTCTGTTATCAATCTATTAATCCGTTGTCTAAATATTTCGTCTCTTTTCATAATAAAGAATTTTCAATAAATACTATGATATTTTTGATTATTTTCAATAAAATTTGTAAATTTAAATTAAAATGTTATAAATTAAAATATGGCAAAGAAAACACAAACTTCATCATTTGGCGTTTCTGAAAAAGTAAATCATAATTCAGAAAGATTTTATAATTCAAAATTATATGAAGATATAAAGTTAAATAATATAGTAGAAATAGCAAATAATAGAATTTTAAACATAACAAATTATGAAAAATAAAACAAATAAGGAAAAAGAAACTGTTAATGTTAAATTAGGCCATGAATATGTTGACCTTGGATTGCCAAGTGGTACATTGTGGGCCAAATGCAATATTGGTGCCAATTCACCTGAAGATTTCGGTGATTATTTTGCTTGGGGAGAAGTTAATGGTTACAAGTACGAGAATGAGCAATTTGTACTTGATGTAACTGGTAACCAAGAAGATGCTGTCACTTATGACAAAACAGTAAACGGATTCAGTTGGGAAAGTGGAACCAACACATACAAATTCGGTTCTTATGATGGTAAAGCATCTCCAGACTATGGTATGACAAAATACAATAAAACCGATGGCAAGACAGTTCTTGACCTTGAGGATGATGCTGCTTATGTCAATTGGGGAGAAAATTGGAGGATGCCCACAGTTGAAGAGATAAGTGAATTGATAGATTCAAAGAATACCAGTCATGAATTTACTTCAATGAATAATGTACAGGGTATATTGTTTACATCATTGTCCAATGGTAATACGTTGTTTGTCCCTTCTGCTGGTAGCGCTTGCGGTACTTCAGTCAATTACATTGGTGACTACGGTTACTGTTGGTCTGGTTTGCTGTATAGTGAGAATGTCTACAATGCGCGGCATTTGAGTTTCATTAGGGACAGGGATGATGTCTACGTCGACAACTACTACCGGTACAACGGGTTCTCTGTGCGCCCTGTATATAAAGATAAAATTCAAATTGTTGATGGTTTTAATCAATATGTAATTAATTTTCCCGAATAAAAAATTAAAATTTAAAATAAAATGACATTAGAAGAAAAAATACAAAAGGATTTGATGGATGCGACAAAGAATAAAGATAATTGCCGCATGGAAACATTAAGACTTGTCAAAACTGAAATAAGCAAAGTTAAAACGGCACCGAATTCAAAGGGCGTGTTAACTGATGACGATGTTTTGAAAATAATGCAGAAAATGCAGAAAGAAAGACAAGAAACATCTGAAATATATAAGGCAAATGGCCGAAATGATTTGGCTGAAAAAGAATTATCAGAATTAAACATTATTTCAGAATATTTGCCACAAAAACTTAGTGAAGATGAAGTTGAAAAAATAGTTAAAGAGATAATTGTTAATTTGAATGCCTCAACAATAAAAGACATGGGTAAAGTAATGAAAGAGGCTTCAACAATAATCGGCTGTCGTTCTGATGGCAAAACTATTAGTTCAATTGTAAAGAAATGTTTAAGTTAATAAGAATAATATAGTTTAATAATTTATAAATATGTCAATATGTTTTAATGGACGTGGTAATATTCGTCTAAAAAAAGAAACCGCAAAAGAGTTTACAGATAAAATTGAAGGCCTTTTGAAAAAATGCAATGAACATAGTTTTAAGTACGACAGTGATAAAAATGTGTTTTATTTTGATAATTATGCAAGATATACCTTTATGGAAGATTGCAAACAGATTATTGAAGATAATATTGATTTAATTGAAGAAGGAAAGATTTTCTTTGTTTGTGATGACGAAGACGGAAGTGTTGAAAATCCTTTTCCTTTTATGATTATGTATGAAATTGTCGAAGGAAAATTTTATGAGGAAACGCTTAAAAGTCGCTTACCTTTTGATTGGGAATTGCATTATGCCATTAAATAAACAAAACCATGAATTTAATAAAACAGACACTTTTAGATAATGGTTATATTGAATTAATGACCGGTTTTAACCGTTTTTATAAACCATTTATAAGTGGCGGTTGCATTTTTGTCTTTTTAGACGAAATCAATCATTATGTTAGATTTGAATATAGGTATAACGATAACACAGAACAATTTATAGCACTTGAGCAAACGGTATTAGATATACTTGATACTTTTATCGTAGATACGGAAGAAAGATTTAAATTATTTAAAGATAACATAAAATTTAAAAAATTATAATTATGAAAATTTACACATATACAACAGAAGAAGGAGAACTAAGGTCCATTAGATTTTTTGACAAGTCTCTTGTAACAGATGAAGAAATTGCCGATAAAGTAAAATCTGCTAATGAAAAAGCAGGAAGAGAGGCTTATAAATTATTTGATGTTTCTGAAAACATGGAAGAAATTATTCTGTTCCTACTTGGGGAGAAACACTATAAAAGATATGCTGATATTGATGACCTTGAAGAAACCATGGAAACCCTTGATAACAATATTTATGGTCTATCTTGTGATATCAGTGATATAGCCGACCAAATGGAACGGATTAAAAGAACATTCAACGAAATTAAAGAAAATTTAAAATCATAATTTATGGAAGCAATTATAAAACAAATGACTGTTTACAAATCTAATGACGGTAAAGAATTCTTAAACAAAGAAGAATGTGAAAAATATGAAAAACTTTTAACCAACATTAAATATTTTGTCGTTAAAAGCAATCCTGACTTAACCGAAACTGGTCTTATGCAATATAGTAGTGTGGTTGCTGTTTATTCAGGACATTATTGTCATGAGGCTATTGTTGAAAATTGGTGTGTCAAAGAAAAAGGTTTTTCAATTTTAATGCCATCTGTACAAGGTTATGATTTTCAAAGAGGATTTGAAATCTACGAAGATAAATTAAATCAATGGGGCCGTTTTAAAAAAGGGGAAAAAGTAAACCCTAATTCAGGTTATACAATACCAATATATGATGAAAAGATATTTTTGTCGCCAATTGAGATAGAAGGTTTTCCTAAACCTTTTAATTATATGGAAAAATGGGGCTTTAAATAAACTTTGGCACGGTTTTTGTATGGTATTAGGATGAACTTAAAATAATAAAATAAAATGTTAGAAAAAAGTCGTAATTATTATCTTAGTGCTTTTGCTTGTGCAATAGTAGGCATTGTTGCCGTTTTAATCGGGTGGTATTTTTGGTCCTTTGTTATCTTTTTCGGCGCTTTTTTATTGGCTTGTTGTGGTGGCGCAATAAAAGATATTGATAGAGAGCAAAAAGCGTTTAATGAATTTTTTGACATTTCTGTATTCAAACTTGGAATGTCAATAAGTGAAGTTGCACAATTAAATAAAAGGTATGGCCTTGTTGAAAGAAGTGATGAAAAAAACACGAATTCAGCTGAAATATGCCCATCATGTGGTGCTAATTTAATTAACGGCAAATGTGATTATTGTGGTTATGTACATACAAACACTACGAATATTACTCGTTTTATTTATGAATCCATTTATGGCTTGAGAATTTTTGAATTTAATGAATATGGTAAACTAATTAATTTTAAAAGAATAGTTAAAAACAATAAATAAAATGACAATACAGGAACTTAATGACAATAAATTACTTGGCTACAAATATCTGCGAGGCAGTTGGAGTCATGGAATAGGTGTTGAAGGTAAATCAGATTATGATTATGGCGGTGTTTTTATTGCACCCATTGAAAATATAATCGGATTAAGGTCAAATTATATTGAACAGGTTTCAGATGAAAAAAATGATGAAACTTATTATGAATTTGGTAGATGGATTGAATTGTTATTGAAATCAAATCCAACGGCACTTGAAAGTCTTTTTATTGATAAGAAGTTTATTATCGGCGATGTGCACCCTGCAATACAGCATATTATTGATAATAAAGAAATGTTTTTGTCTAAAGAATGCTTTAACCCATTACTAGGGTATTCGATTGCTCAAATACGCAAAGCTACGGGATATAATAAAAAGTGCCATATACCTGAAAATTTCCAAAGAAAAGGTGTACTTGATTTTTGTTATACTTTTAAACATCAAGGTTCTCAACCTTTTAAAGATTGGCTTAAAGAAAATGGGCTTGACCAAAAATATTGTGGCCTTGTTAATGTACCTAACATGAAAGATGTGTATGGTGTCTATTATGATTTTGCCGCTTATTTTCATTTCGAAAATATAGAATGGGAAAAAGATTTTTGGCAAAGACGAAATGATAGAACTTCAAAATATGCTAAATATTTCCTCACTATTGAGCAAATGCAAACAATAAAAGAAAGAATAAAGAATAAAGAATTTTTTGGTTATCCCGGTGTTGTTAACAGCAATAATGATACAGATTCAAATGATGTGAGACTTTGTTCAATACCCAAGGGGGAGACACCTATTTGTTATATGATGTTCAATAAAGACGGATATAGTGTTCATTGTCGTGAATATAAGGAATGGCGTGAATGGAAAGAAAAACGAAACCAAACTCGTTATTCTGACAATAAAGGTTATAACTTTGACGCTAAAAATATGTGTGAGACAATAAGATTAATACATACGGGAATTGAATTGGCTCGTGATGGAGAATTTAATGTTGAAAGAACATGGGATAGAAATTTCCTATTAAGTGTCAAAAATCATGAGGTTAGTTATGACGAAATAACAAAATATGTAAATACCAAAAAAGAAGAATTTGATAAATTAGTATTGACTTCAACACTCCCTGATAAGCTTGATTATAACAAAATCAATCAAATTCTTATTGATTCAAGAAAAATGATTTATAATTTAAAATAATTTTTGTATATTTTTAACAAAGAAAATTTAAAACATGGAAAATATTGAACAAATTATTCCTGAAATTGAAGAGAAAAACACAGAAAATACTCTTAATAATGCCAACATAATCAAGAATTTTTCTTATGACCAAACAGAAATTCTTCATAATATTGGATTGTTATATAATAACGGCTCGGACCAATTTGATTGTGATATAACTGCAAGTACGCTTGGTTTTTATAATGGCAAACGCAATTGTATGTACAATATCCCTGAGCCTAAAATATTAATGGATGTATGCCCCACAAGAGAAGATATAATTAAAATTGAAAAATGGGGTGATTTGCCGTTGGAAGATGAGTCAATTAATTCAATTGTAATTGACTTGCCATTTGTTATTTCTCCACAAAATGCCCCATCAGCCGTATCAAATAAAGAGGGAGCAAGCCTCATATATAAAAGATTTTCAGCATATTACCCAGTTGATAACTTGTATTTATCATACTATCATTGGCTTGCTTCCGCATACAGAGTATTAAAAGAAAATGGTGTTTGTATCTTTAAATGCCAATCAATGATTTCAGGCGGCATTAGGCATAATGTTGAAGAGTTTAGTTTTATGGCGGCACAAAGACTTGGTTTTAAAATGGTTGATAAATTTACATTGCTTGCAAAGGCAAGGCTTATTTCCTCAGGTAGATATAAGTCAGGCCAAGTACATTCAAGAAGTTATACATCCATGTTCTTGGTATTTGTTAAATCTTCAAAACAAAAATCAAAAGATTTTAATTATGAAGAATTGCTTGACAGATGTGAGAGAGAGGAACAAGAACATTATATCAATGTGGTGGAAAAATAAAAGGTGGCAAATAAGCCACCTTTTTTAATTAATCAAGTAAGAAGCCCCTCACTTTAGGGAGGGGTAGTCCACTTGTTAAGGTACTAAATCTGCTGGTGTCCATTTCTTTATTATACCATTTCTATCTTTGCCAACATGTGTCTCGTATTCTTGGTTGGTGTTAGTAATTAATATATTGGTATAATTATTGTAATCACCTTTAACACTTTCTTCGATTATACAATTCTTAATGACATTATTTGAAGAGGTAACTTGTGATGATGTTAACTTTACACATTCAACGCCATTTTTAAATTCACAATAATGTACATGGCCTATAAGATGTTCTGTATCGGAACCGAATATAATGTTTTTGGAATTAATGCCAAATATATTAGAACAACAATCTTCACCTAAATTTATATCAGATGCATTAGTATTAAATATATTATAATTACAATCATTTTTTAAATTAATACCGTTAGAACCAATTTTTAATGTATTACTATAACAATTGTAGCCAAAAGTATTAAAATGGCAATTATTTTCTAAAATATTAGAAAAACAATATCCATCAAATGTATTATTAATACAATCACAACCTAAGCAATTACTGGTAAAAACATCCTGTGTATTATTATCATGACAATAATCTCTAAATTTATTAGACGCACAATAAGCACCAAATACATTCGTATTACAATTATTGACAAATTCATTAGAATAAAATTCAATATTTGCAACAATATTATAACAATTAATACCAAATATATTTGAAATACATCCAGGTAAAAATGTCATTGAGTGGCAATTAGAATTAAACATATTGGAATAACAATAATGTGTAATACCTTCATTTTCATCATATGACAAAACGATGTTGTTAAGTATTTGTTCACGATAATAACTACCTACCTGATTATTTTTTCTTAATGGCAATATTATATTATCATAACAATATTTAGTAAATTGTCCGTTTGAATTATTATCAATATTATTTAATGAGCCATCTATTATATCTGTTTTTTTAATATATGTAAATGTATAATAATAAGCAGAAGCACCATTATAATGATAAACCTCACCACCCAGACCCTCATGCGGAAAATGCGCATTATCAATATCCGGATTTAAGAAACCCGCATATGTATCTTTTAAACTCATTACACCTGTGGTTCCACTAATTACATTATCTATATAATAACGTTTAAACATTATATTTTTAAAATCATAAGGGGCTTTGTTACCAAATTCATCCTCCATTTCATATATAACACCTTTACCGTTAACTTCATCGGCCCATTTAAACCTATTGATGTTATTATCTAAGCAATATTTTAATTTCCATACATTAAGATTATTATAACCAAAATAAGGAGGTTTATTTTTACTTTCACTATCTTCATGCATAATAGCACCTGCATTTTCAGATAATGTTTTCTCGTCAATTGCAAAAACAATCACATCAAAATCGTGCCCTGCTGATTGTGTATCAGTTTGTGTCGTAGTACATGTATAGTCTGTAATACGATAAAAATGGCCTGGGTTAAGATGTTCAGCATCTCGTAAATCTTTTAACTCTGAATAGGTTAATGGTATCATGGCCGAAGGTAAATCAATAATAATATTACCAGCTGTCGGTTTTAAAACAGTGCCACGATTTACATCATTAACAATCACATCACCTGTTGGTATGTTTATATTGTTTTGTGATGGGGAATAAAAAGGTGTAGAAAGGTTAATTGCTGTTGGACCACCCACAGTCAAAAAACTTGTTTCACCATCAAATGAACCTGTAGGGCCTTGTGGTCCTGTAGGCCCGACATTTCCATCTAATCCGTCTCGGCCATCTTTTCCTGTAGGACCTTGAGGACCTTGTTCACCTTGAGCACCGGTAGGACCTTGTGCACCTGTTTCGCCTGTTGGACCTTTAGGGCCCTGTATAGGACCGACATTTGTCCATAGATTATTGTTAAAAACATATAAATCACCATTTATAAGATAACCATCACCTGGATGTGGGTCTACAATATCCTCCAAATCACTTTCATCTTCTAATGTTCCTTGTATTACAACACTTGTTCCATCATTGCCCTGTGGACCTGTGGGACCTTGTGGACCGACTGAACCTGTGGGACCTTGTGGACCTGTTAAACCCATACCTTGTGGACCTGTGGGACCTATTGGGCCATTTAAACCTGTTGGACCGACGGCACCTGTAGGACCTTCAGGACCGATTTCACCTGTGGGGCCGATTTCGCCTGTTTTACCTGTAGGACCTTGTGGGCCAATTAAACCTGTAGGACCGATGGCACCTGTAGGACCCATAGGGCCATCTTCTCCTTGTGCACCATCATCACCTTTTAACCCTTTAGGACCTGTAGGACCTATTGGACCAATTAAACCTGTAGGGCCAATTTCACCTGTTGGGCCTTGTGCACCTGTAGGACCTTGAGGGCCTTGTTCACCTTGAGCACCTGTAGGACCGACCATACTTGAACCATCGGCACCATCTTTACCCTTTGGACCTGTTGGACCTGTTGGACCCACCTCACCTTTAGGACCTGATTTACCCATACATCCCTTTGGACCTTGTAAACCTTGCTCTCCTTGTGGACCTGTAGGACCAGTAGAACCATTTTTACCTGGAGCACCTTGGCATCCTCTTGGACCTGTTGGACCTATCATATAAATTACTTCGTTTTCCATGTTCTAAAATTTTCAATAACAATTATAATGCAATGCCTATAATACACCCAAATATTATACCAATTGCAGCACAAATCAAATCATGATATTCTTTTGTATGACTGCTTTTTTTATCATAATAGCATTTTGCCAATGCAAATAAAAGTGAGATACAAACCGATAAAACTGTTGGTGCAAAAACCATGAAAACAATTGTAATTAATGCAAAACTTTCCATGTTTAACAAACCGTCAAAACCAATCCATTTTTTGCCCGCTTCATCTAATTTATTAATTAGATTATTAACATAATTGAATACTTTTTTAAAAAATTCTTTCATAATATTTATACCTTTATTCATAAATAGAAACTTATTTGCTTAAAATTTGTATAACAATGATACGCCATAGAAATTGTTTTTGGTTTTAAATGATTTGGCATATTGTAAATTAAGGCCATATCGTTCCTTAATGAAAAATCCAATATTGGCTGTCGGCATTATATTTTTATAGTCTTTAAAATCATTGTCAATTAAAATTCCTGCACCAATATATGGGCTAAACATCTTTGTTTTATAATTTGTTATTGTCACGGTCTTTTGTATAGGTGTAAATTGATACGATAATAATGACATTCTATTATATTGTACCGTAGCGTCAACAATACAGGTTCCTGTTGTGTCATTATTAAATAAGGTGTCACTATACATCCGTTTTGTAGCCCAATCCATCATTATTGCAGTTGTATCCTCTTTTGTTATCTCAATGTATTCGGTTATGATTTTTTCAGGAAATAATTCGCTATATATACTGTCCTTGACACATTGTTTTATTATACTGAGGGTATCAGCTGGCTTTTCTATATAATAAGGCAGAGGATAAGGAATGGAGTCTCTTATTGTTTCTCCTTTAATGTATTTAACTATAACTTTTGGCTCAGTATTAATCGTGCTTCTACCAATAAAAAAGCCTGCAACGCCAAATATTAGCGCAATTATTATACTTATTACGATTATAAACTGTTTATTATCCATAATTTTATTTATTTATAATAAATAGTTTTTTGTTAAAAACAAAAAAGCACGCCTTTTCAGATGTGCCTTACCTAACATTAGCTGAATTTTTATTTAATTAATCACTCCTCACTTTAGGGAGGGGTAGTTCACTTAATTGTTGTATGCAATTTTACTAATTTTAATCCATTGTGAATCTTTATATTCTTCAAGTGTTCTTGAATTGGTATAACTCATGGCAGATTTAAGATAATCAGTTTCATTTTCAACCCATCCTTTAAGGTCATATTCCACTTTTTGATATTTAATAAGGCCTTCGGATGTTTTTAATTTTGAATTGGAATTATTACCTTGATTAATCAATGATTGAGCTATTTTGGTACTTTGACCAAAAAATTGTTTCCAAACGGTCAATTTTCCTTGTTTTATTAATTTAAATACCTCTTTAAATTTATTTTGTGGTATTTCTTTACCATAGTAAAATAAAGTTGTCAAAGGCCTCAAAATCTTATTGCCACGAATATTCCAATAAAAACTACCATATGTGGTTTTACCGTTACTTTCAATGGTTTTATTGAACATACTTCCTATCATAACATAATCGGCATAAATCAATGCTTTTTGGATATCCCTATATCCATGTATACCGCCGTCAGCGATTATTTTACACTTACCGCCAATTTCTTTTTTAGTTTTATAAATCTCTGATAGCAAAGAAAATACACCATAATGTAGTCCAAGATTACTCGAAGTTAAACAGGCATTTCCTGAACCTATACTGCATCTGAGAAAGTCTAAACCCGCTTCTTCATAATCTCGATAAGTTTCAGGATTGGCAATATTACCAGTCATAATTAAAATTTTATCACCATAGGCTTTTTTAATTTCCTTAACCAAATCAACAAGACATTTCATATGGCCATTAGCCAAATCAATGCAAATTCTTAATGATTTGATTATACTTTCAGTATTTAATATTTCGTCAAAAACGCCATCATTAAAAAGTGCTTTTGTTTCATTTAATGAAAATGCAATAAAATTATATTTTCCAACAGTCTTTGCCTCGTCAATCATAAATTCCAAACGTTCTTCCAATGAATAGTTTCTTGGAATAACTGTATAAATTTTATTTTCGTTAAAACATTTTGCGTTTTCCATGGAAACAACCGAGGTCATGCAGCTTGCAAATATCGGCAAATATCCATTCTCATCATAAGGATTACATTCACTTCGAGATTCAATTGTTGTAATTCTTTCAGGGATAATTGTTACATCATCATAACCAAGTTTAAAATCTTCCATTTCTAATTTTTAATTTATTTCAACATATTCAATTTTATCAGTTGCTTTGCTATAGCCATATACAGAATAAAAAGTTTCCTCAGTATAATCACAATAATCAACTTCAACACCCTCTTGTATCCAACATTTATCAACTGCCTCTTTCCACAATTTATACATCTTCTTTACATCACGAATTTTCATATCATCTTCTTCATAAGGTGGAATATAATGAGTGCTTTTAAGCAATTCTTCGCTTATAAATTCTGTGAGATTGTCAAAACTTTTTGATTTTTTCAAATTGCTGTAATCATTATATTCATACACAAGTGGAATAAAATTACACTTTGGGCATAATTTAAAGATTTCATCAACAAATGGTTTAATGCATATAATACTATTTTCACTTGTTGAACACTCTTTAATAATATCCTCCGTTAGAGATTTCATAACGCTTTCAACATTTTTTTTGGAAGTGTCTGTCCCGATAAAATCAATTAAATTCTTAATTATTTCTTCTCTATTCATTTTATTTAAAAATTTTAATTATTATTTTCTATTTAAAATTTCAATCGCAAATTTCACGTCAATATCATCAATACCATGCATTGAATTAACATGGACAAAGTTTAATTTTTGTTCCTCTGTGAAGTCTGTTCTATCATCAATTATTACAAATCTTTCACATTCAGGGTGTTGTGATAACCAATCATCAATTTCAGAGCCTCTTGAAGTAAATCCTGAAAGTTCATCACAACAAGACATAATCCACATATGTTCAGGCGTTTTATCAATGATAAGGCCTTTATTAATACCACCTTTTTCAATCCTGTCAATACGATGTGGCCAATTTATTCTCCAATCACTTGAAAGAACTATTTTGGCCCCTGTTTCTTGGCATATCTTATTAATTCTTTCGGCACATAATGGGTCAATATCACCTTCTTGGCCATTAAGATTACCTGGATTTCTGTCTGACATAAACCAATCCTCACTATTGATAACCCCATCAATATCAAGAAAGATAATCTTAATTTTATTTGTTTCCATAATTAAAATTATAATTATTTATTAAAATTTCTCAATAAATCTTTTTGTTCATCAGTTAAACTTTTTGGTAATTCATAATTGATTACTACAGCGTAATCACCGATATTACCTCTGCCTGTTACATCAGGCATACCTTTACCTTTAAATATAAAGGCTTCACCTGGTTTGGTTAATTCATGGGCATTTAATGTAATATTAGTTCCATCAACACATTTTATCTCTTTTGTAAAGCCAAGTAATGCTTCGGTAAATGGAACACTTTCATAGTGTATGACATTAAATGGGTCGGGGCGTTCAAAATATCCATCGCCAACAACATTAACATGGATAATTAAGTCACCGTTAATTCCGCCACCTTCACAGGCATTTCCTTTACCATCAATTCTAAATGCCATACCATCGACTATGCCTCTTGGTATTTTGATTTCTTCATTTATATATTCACTAATTAATCCCGTGCCACCGCATTCTTTACAGGGTGCGACTGAATTATCTTTGCCACTACCATGGCATTTTCTACAAGGGTGTGTAGTGGTGAAAATCTGGTTAGGGCCAAATTGTTTTCTTTCAGTTTCCATGCCTGTTCCATGACAAACACTACATTTATGGTCTTTACCATCTTCGCTACCATGTCCATTACAATGTGGGCACTTTTTCTCTTTTTGGACCTGTATGGTCTTTTTGCCGCCCTTATATGCTTCTTCAATAGTTAAAGTAACTTCAGCGTGTGCATCACTTCCTTTTCTTACCTGTTGTTGTCTTCCCCTAAACATACTTTTAAATGGATTTCCACCGCCCATACCATTCATTCGCATAAAAATATCCATTGGGTCAAAACCACCGAAATTAAAATCCATACCACCATTATCATATTGTGCTCTCTTTTGTGGGTCTGACAATACTTCATAAGCCTCTGCTACATCTTTAAATTGGTCCTCAGCCTTTTTTTGTTCACTTTCAGGTTCGTTTACCCATCTATCTGGATGTAATTTCAAAGCAAGTGCATGATATTTTTTCTTGCACACGGCATTGAACTTTTCTTCATCAAGTTTCTTTTCCTCTTCGGTTATTCCGAGTATATTATAATAATCTTTCATGTTTTATTTTAAACCACATTTCTTGTTGAAGATACAAAAAAATTATAAAAAAAACAAAAAAAAGGACAATTATATACCAGTTAACACAAATACACAATTAGTCCTTAAATGTAAAAGTAATTTTTAAAATTGGAATTTGTTTTCAAGTCTCTAACTATTTATTAGAGAGCAAATAAAAAAGTATAATGAATAAAAACATGGCAAGAAACAACCAAAAACTTATCAACTTCCACACAAGCGGCAATACAGAAGTGCCGTTGGAATCATTGTTCTACGGCGAAATCGCCGTAAGACACTGTTCAGGCGATTCAGCCGCTGAACTTATTATCAAAAACTCGGAAAACACAAGCGCTGTTTTCGTTGAAACGGCAAAAATGTGCATCGACTGCGGAACTTGGGACGGCGGAGATTCACACGAATATGTTGACCTTGGATTACCATCTGGCACTCTTTGGGCAACCTGCAATATAGGTGCTAACTTACCTGAAGAGTTTGGCTTGTATTTCCAATGGGGTGACACTCAAGGATATACCTCTGCACAGGTAGGTACTGACAAGGTATTTAGTTGGGCTAATTACAAATACAGCAGCGCTGGTAGTAGTTCTGTGATGACCAAATACAACTCAAGTGACGGCAAAACTGTTCTTGACCTTGAGGATGATGCTGCTTATGTCAATTGGGGAGAAAATTGGAGGATGCCCACAGTTGACCAGATAAGTGAATTGATAGATTCAGAGAATACCAGTCATGAATTTACTTCAATGAATAATGTAGAGGGTATATTGTTTACATCATTGTCCAATGGTAATACGTTGTTTGTCCCTTCTGCTGGTCTCGCTTACGGTACTTCAGTCGATGGCATTGGTGAGGTCGGTGGCTGTTGGTCTTTACTGAATAGTGAGTATGTCGGCTATGCGCAGGAATTGTATTTCAATTGGATGGAGGATGATGTCTACGTCTACAACTACGAACGGTACTACGGGTTCTCTGTGCGTCCTGTGCGTGTTCAGAACCAATAAAAACAAACAAAAGAACAACACATCCTGTTCTGTTCCACAAGAACAGGCAAACAGGATGTGTTTTTCAAAAAGATAGAATGCTCAGTTTTTTTCACTAAAAATCAAAAAATTAGGCGATTTTCAGGGGAAAACCGCCAAAATTTTTGTGCTAACTAGTATATAATTGCCAAAAAAAGAACGCATTTTATGCGTTCCTTGTGCCATCAGGTATATAGTTCCCTTATTTTAACCATAGTAGCAGTTATGGTTAAGTTTTTATAATTCTAAACCTATATGATTGACAATATTCATTTAAAGTCGGCCATTCGAGTTTGTCAATCATTTCGTTGAAGACATTTTCAGATATTTGCCCTTTTCTTCTTTCAATATTAACCAACAAACAGCTTGCCTCAACATAGTAATAAAACCATTCAACATTGTAATTTGAAAGTAATGTTTTATAACTATTACGATATTCCTTTTTAAGATTAAGATTATCAATGACAATTCTTTTACCTTGTTTAGCTGCTTGAAGAATTTTTTCCTCAAATACTTTTGTGACTTCGTTTTCTTTACCTTTACTAAGAACAGTCTTTTCGTCTTTTTTACAATAGCCAAGTTCTTCACGAATTGTGTCACGACTAATAATTATATCAGCCTCATTATTATTGATTAGTTGTTGTGCTATTGTTGATTTACCTGAACCAGGAAGACCAATCATAACATAAACAGTAATTGTTTTTTTGTTTTGATAGTCAAGATAGTTTTTATAATCATGCAAATAATCATAAAATGGGAAATAACGACAACACATTTTATCAATAATATTTTCAAGACTTGTCATTTTAATTAAATCAGCATTTTTACCATTCTCATCTTCAGGCTTAGACCCTAATATATCACATCGCTTAAGAAGCATAAGAACATACATGGATGGTACTTCTCGTGAAATTTCAGCAATTTTCCCGAGCGGGTCTTTAGAATCAAAGAGTTGAAGGGCCATCATATGGTATTTTACAAGGGCACAAACACCTTCTCTGAAATCACAGTCCTCATCCCAAAGAAGTCGTCTTGTTATCTTTTCCCCCTCAAATTCATGACCATAAGAATGCCATCTACCATCTTTACCTTGATGTGTAGTTACCGATTTTCCAATATCATGGAAAAGTGCTGAAGTTAAAAAAAGTTTAGCAAAATAATCTTCCCATATCTGACAAGTACAGATTCGAATGGCTTCCTTACACACTAATTTTACATGTTCCCATGCATTACCTTCTCCGTGCCATTTAGGACTTTGTTCACACTTTTTTAACTTTTTGAATTCAGGGATTTTCTCGATTTCATCCCATTTATATTCTAAATTTTCAAAATCTATAAGTTTATCAATCTTCATCGTTATTTTCTATTATTTTCCAATCAAAATTAACATAATCATTTAAAAAATCATTCATTTCTTCATTGGTATTAAAGTGTTTAACATATTGACTCCCATCTAAAAAATGAAATTTACAAAGAGGCCTATTATACCATTTTTGCTCAACAGTATCAAACATTATCGTATTGTTCCAATCATCTATTGCTTCCTCAATTGAAGAATATACAATATCAGCACAACGCCACCTATCTTCTTTAGCAATAAGTTTATAACCGCTTCTAAAACATTCAAAAAACCGATAAATTCTATCTTCTTTTGGAAATATACAAAGCAATAAACTGATGCCTACGCTATAGTCTTCACCTTTTTTAATAAGACTTAGACTATTATTCTCTTTCTTGTTATAAACATCAATATGTGATAAATTTTTAAAAACTATTTTATCCATTTCACTCATTCCATTCAATTTTAATTGTATCAATATAGTCGTCATTTGGTACATGGCTATTAAAAGCCTCTTCATAACTATGAAAAGGTTGTTGGCATCCAATCATTATACCATTGTGATATTTATATAAATTAATCCATGCTTCTTTCTTAATAGGAGCCATAATCAATTTATAATTTAAATTACCATTCATTGGCTCACCGTCTTCAGTATATGATATTATTTGCTCGTTGTCATTATCTTTACCCTGTACAAACACGACTAACGGATAATTAATACCATTTTTTTCCATCTTTCTATTATGGCAGATAATACGAGCATTATATCCACCAATTGTTTGTATTGAAAAACCTTCAAGTGTTTTTTCTAAATTAAACATTTTTATCATCTTCAAATATTTTTAATTCTTTTATCCAATATAAATCAACATAATCATAATATAACGCAGAATTCACTGCATCTTTGTGTTTTTTCTTTTGTAGTTTTTTTAACTCTTCATATGACATATCACCACGCCAATAAGATTGAACCTCTTTAACCAAATCGGAATTTCTTGCATATTTGGGCGTTCCATATTTGTTCACAGCCCATTCATGGATGATTTCCTCACATTTTGAACGGTCTTTGAAACAATAATCGTCATAATCTCTATTTCCATGCCTTGTTTCAATTACATAAACGGTTTCCATTACTCTTTAAATTTATAGTTTTTGATTCCCTCTCTTAATTGGTTTGCAGTAGTTTCAATAACACCACTGCCATAAATAAAACCTTCAAGCCAAATACTACCGAGTGAAATGGCCATTGCGTTTTTTTCCTTCATTGCATTAACGCCAAATTGTACTGCTCTTTCGATTAAATCTTCTATTGTTTTCATTTTAATTTAAATTATTATCATCAAAAACTATGCCAAACATGGTGACTGTAAGGAAAAAAATCACCATGTTCGTACTTTTATGTTTGTTTAGACGTTTATTTCAGCCGGTATCAAACTAGTTGCAACAGTCCAAAGTTTCTGATTGAAATCAATATCCTTTTTGATTGAGGTTATTTTTCTTTGTTTACGAGGCTTGTTATTTGAACCAAGGTCTGAATATTCACCTTTAATCATTTTCTCTTGGCATATGTTAAACACAGTCCAAAGGTCATCACTCTTATCCTCTTTTCTTTGAGGGTCAAGAATGTTCATAACAGTCTCTTCATCAATTTCAAACTTCTCGTTTTCTTCGACACCTTTTCTAATTTTAACTACCGATTTAGCAAGTTCAAACTTCTCTTCTTCCGTGAGGATAGTCTTTTTCATCGTGTTCATTTGACATACAATATTCGGTACTTGCTCGATTGCAGTTTTAACAATATCTCTAAGTGCTTCGAAGTCATAATTAATATGTTTAATTGACATATTAACCATTTCCAAATCACTGACAACCAAACCATTAGAACACACAAGTCTGAAAAGCCCAAGCATAAACTTAAATGAATTAAAACCATCATGGCTATTGGTAAGAATAATTCTTGGCCATGTATCAACGGTTTCATTACCCTCGGAATCTTCTTTAACAATCTTTACATCGGGGTTTTGAAAGGCAATCATATGGAATGAACGTATTCCTGAAGACTTTCTATTTGTACGGCATTGCTTTGCTTGAACAGGATACCATCCAAGTTTTGCAAGGTCATCAACAACAGTTTCTGTATTTGCTTGTACATAACGGCCAGAAACCTTAGGATTAGTTGGCTCTGTCTTAAAAGCGGCAGGGCAAATTTGTTTGAGTTCTTCTTTCGTGAGGAAATGGTCAGCCAATTCATTGTTGGCAAATCTAAGCATTGTGTCCATAATTTAAAGTTTTGAATTAATATTAAAATTTAATTTGCATTTCTATTATACAAAAACCGTGCCAAACTTTTATTATTGTATAAAAATTTCTCCATCTTTTTCGATTAAATACCGTTTCATGGGGTCTATTTCAAAATTTGGAAACAATTCAGCTATAATATCGTTAGATATTGTTGGTTCAGTTTCATTTATACATTCATACAGAATTAAATCTTCTTTTCTGTAAACTTCAATAAGACTAACATCAATGTCTTCATTGGCCTCATTGATATCAAGGTCAAGGTCTTCAATCTCTTTAGTGAGTGAATTTAAATTATATTTTTCTAACATATTAATTTATTTTTACGATAAACGAGCAAGAAAGCCCACCACTTTAGTCGTGGGATGAATTGCTCTATCCTAAATATACAAATTTTTTATTAAATAAATAAAATTTTTGGGAACTATATACCTGATGGCACAAAGTCAGTCTGAACAAGGCTGACTTTTTTATTATTGATTCATAAAATCGTTTGTAAAATATGATAAAGCGGATATGGCTCCGCCAACTACGCCTCTATATATCGGATAGAAGCATAATTCTCCCTGTTTATTGTCATACCATAGAATGTGTTTCCTGTTGTAAGGAAAAGAATGAACAATACAATTAAGAATCGTATTAAGGTGTGATTTGCTTCTTAAAGCATTGTCAAATACCCAAGCTCTTATATGTACACAATCGGTTTTCATAATACGATTTGTTTCGTCAATTCCTAAGAAATGCTTAGTAGCATTCCTTAATGATTCATAGCATTTGGATGTTACCATGTTAGCGTCATCCAACACATAATACCCAAGAACAACTATTCCTTCTTCTGATGGGGAATATACGATTATTGCATCATCAGGAATATTTCTGAATGTCTGAACGCATTTTTCGTAAGTGTTATCATTTAAACGCAGGTTTTCAAATGGAACACACATTATTTCGTTTATAATTGGATTTGGATGTAATTCTACATACATAATTGTGAGAGTTTAAATTGACTGCAAAGATATGATTTTTTAAGATATTCGACTATTTATAAAGAAAATATAGTCAATGATTGCAGCGAACATAATAAGTGGCATACTACAACGATACAAACAAATATGCGCCAAATACCCGCAATCCCCTTCGTTTATACCCAATACCAATGGTGACTCGTTTTATCTTGTAAGAGAAAGAGATGGGAATCGCCCTGTTCAAGTTCGTATTTCCAATCATGGCACATATCTTAGCAAATGGTGTGATAGGGAAGAATTGGGGAATAGTGTTGAAAGACTTGACCCTGCATTATGTGACAACATATCAATTGCTTTTATTGACGATGGTAATGATATAACCAAGGATTGCAAGGGAAGACAAGATTGTGAAGACTGCAATATTCAACCTTGCATACCACAAACATTCGATGGACAGAATGAGTTGGGAAAACCGTTTAAAGTTATACAATACACCTATAAAAGCAGTCAAATTTCACCAAGGTATATCAACGGGCTTACCAAAGCTATTGCAGAAGCAAGTGTAAGCGGAAAGTATAACGACCCGTTGGCTAATCTTGTGAAAGCTGCAAAGAAAAAACCACTTTCATCATCAGAAAATAACCAAGAAATAAAAGAGAATAAGAATAATAAATACAAGAAAATGAATAAGAAACAAGTAATTAGAATTAATGAAAATCAACTCAAACAGATAATAATGGAATCTGTGAAAAATGTTATAAAAGAAACCAAGTTCCAAAGAGGATATTATAACATTACGGATGACATGTCTTTTAGAGACATACAAGACAGAATGCGCTATTTTGGTATAGAAGGTGGAAGAATGGCAGAACCTAATTATCTACCGAAACAATGGATTAAGAAACGTCTACGCCCTAAGGATACAGAATATGTATATAATGTTGAAAATCTAATTGATAAGCCAAATATTGTGTCAGTTCTTGACACTGGTACTGATACTTTTTTTGGTGTTGATAAAGACGGTAATATTTATGGTAATGGGAATCCTGATGAATGTATTGGTAATTTGAACACTGATAAGATATATGGAACAGGATGTTTTGGTGATTATTGTTGGTTGATAGTGTATAAAGATGAAAAACAAGCTTTGTTTGATTACAGAGGAATTATATGTTACGGTAAAGTGATTCAATTAGATAACGGAACGTATTTCTTTGCAACTAAGCAGCGCACTTAACGGTTTTCACGTCCTCAAACGTCACCACATTAAGGGCTCGTTCCATAAGGACGGCAAATCTTTCACCACCCTTTAATCCACGGTTGTTGTACCTGAAGACGGCTTCGTCAACATAACGCTGCATGTACTTGCGTGAAACGTAGTGGTATGTCCCGTACACCATACGCTTGAACTGTCCCCAAAAGCCTTCAATCGTGGGAGTATGTCAGAAAAAAAAAGTACAAAGAAACAACTATTTATAATAAAAATTAATATATGGGCAAATATAATTCATATTTAGATGTTGAGCCTCAAATAGAAAATACCAAGGACGGTACTAAGAAAAAGATTAATTTTTGGGGTATTAAAGATAGACAAGACGCAGAAAATATATTAGATGCAATTACTGAACCTGGCGATAGTACATTTGCAAGAAAAGGTTTACCTGGTAAAAATATTTTAAGAGCATGGTATACGCCTTCAAGAACTAATATGGGCCTTTTTGTGGTTGTTGCAAATGAAGCAGTTGAAGATTTTATAAATACAGGCTTAAGAAGCATAATATTTTCATTGCTTAAAAGTAATAATTATGATAAAGAAAAAATAGCAAATCTTGAGCATGAAGTTGCACATAAGTTGGAAACAAGTGATAGTTGGGCTGATAAAAGGAAAGCATTGGCAGACGCTGATGTTCATGTTGCTGACCTTTGGCAACGATATTTAAATAACATAAATGACCCTGTTACAAGAGAAGCCCTTAAACTATATTCTCAAATTTATACAACAACATCATATGGCCATGCTTTAAGTTTGGCTAATGTTATGCGTATTAGGGCTATTAACCCCGATGCAACATTTGTACTTTCAGAAACAGTATGGAATTCGTGGGGCTATGGCATTAAAAGAGGTGCTAAAAAATATCCTTTATGGGCTGTTCGTTTTACACAAGGAATATCAAAAAAGGATTTGGAAAATGCAAAAGCAAAACTTGGCCATGAACTTGAACAATTAGGTGATTTAGGCGTTGCTGTTCAAGAAGCAATCCGTATTGAAGCAGAAAAAGAGGCTAATAAAGGTTTGAAACCTATGTTTATACTATATTATGGTTATGATATTGCAGATACATATCAATATAATTCCAAAGAGGTAAGTCCTTTGATGTCAAAACCGAATATTTCAAGTAATGTTGTATATAAGTTAAATGCTTTGGCACAAAAACTTGAAGATGAGAAGGAAAAAGGCTTAGGCGAAAAAGAAAAAGAAATAAGGGATACAACTGACATGAAATATAATGTTGCTTCTGAAACAATGATAAATTTATGCGAAAAAAACGGTATTAAAACAGAAGATATAGTTAACAATAGTACCTCTAACCAAAAAAAATTAATAAATTTATTAGATGCCTATTATAATTATATAATAAATGCATCTTCAAATAAAAAGAGCCCGAATAAAATCAATGTTTTAAAACCTGAAAATATTCAAAATTATATTCAAGATGCAATTCAATTAACATTATTAATGAATAGCATTCCATTTAACAAGAATGATTTTACACATTCGGAAATATATAATCAAAACGAAGCGGCAACACTCGGCCCAATTATTAGAACAGCAGCTGAAGCGATTGGTAAAGCATTGAACCCTAAACAAAAAGATAATGTTAATGAGGGTATTTTTGAAGAAGGTGCATTTGGTTTATCATTTGACGAAGCATTGAAAAAACTTGGTATTAAAGTAGTTTCCGACAATACGCCTGAAATGCAAATGGAGGCAATCAAAGAGAATTTCAATAAAATGTTAAATAGAATTAATAATCCTATAATTTATTGAAGATATTATGATAACTGAAGAACGCATAAAAAAGATTATAAATGAGGTGATTAGTGAATATTGTGTCGATGAGAGCGGTGAAGATTTTGGCGTTAATGTTAAAGGTGATTTAACAATTGATGACATTAAACAAGGTGAAAAACTTTATCATAGGCCTAATGATTCTTCGGACAGCAATCCGCTTTCAGTTATTAATAGTTTAATGAAATACGGTTTTAGTAGAGAGTATACAGGTAGTAACGGAGGAAATATGTATGGGCCCGGTGTTTATAATGTCTATTCTCTTCGCTCTTCAAATGACAGGGCGACAGGATATGGTAGATACATAGTGCAATCATATTTATTAGGCGGTTATAAAGATTTTCTGATTTTTAATATTGATATGGCAAAAAGAATTTATGGAGAAGAATGGCCGATAATCAATCAGATAAAAATGTTAATGCCTGAAAAATTGACACAAAGGGTTTTAAATAACATTAGAGGCTTGGGCAGTTGTATGAATACCAATAAAACAAGTTATGATATAAAAACATCAGTAACAGCTAAAAAAATTGTTGATTTATTGGGCCCTGATATTGCTAAAACAAAAATTAGGGGGATTATTTATTCAGGCGGTCATGACGGTGATTGCTGTTTCGTTAGAAATTTTTCAGATGTTGTTCCATATAGTTATTCAAAAGATAACGGTAGAACATGGACTGTTGGTATAACAGATGAACTTATTTGGAGGGCGGGTCATAATACCGATGTAGAGGCCATAATAAAAAATCGTGTTGATGATAAAGGTAGAAAAATGTTTTCAGATACTGCGGAAAGAAGTATCAATGGTTTTGTAAGAGTTTATAAGAACAACAAAATGAACTACTTTGAAGTTGCGACAAATAAACTAATATCTGATGTATGGTTTGATTTTGGTGAAGAGTTTGAAGACGATGATACAACGAAAGTAGTTTATAATGGGGCTAAATATACTTTAATGAAAAATGAAGACGGCAGATTTATAGTTTATGATGAAGATGATTGTCCTCTTTGTTATTTGGAAGATTTGCCTGAAAATATTTAAATAAAATTTTAAATTATTTTAAGATGCAACTAACATACGATGATATACAATATTTAGTATTAGAATCAGTAAATAAAATCCTTTGTGAGAAAAAAAGCCTTATAGATAATTTTGATTTTGTTTCCAATATTCTTGATATTAATTCGCCTGATGACTTTCATTTTGTACAAATTATAAAAAGGTTCAAAGATAATCAAGGCGATGATAGAAGCAAGGGAAATTATCATGGTGGTGCTTGGTATTTAGGTGGTTTTAGAGTTCACAATGCACAAGAGTTAATGGCTTTAAAACCTAAAATAATATCAATATGTGATAAAAATAATGCAAGGGCTTATATTACAATAAACAATCGTTCAGATAAAGAAACTGATAGTTATATAAAGGTCTATAGAAGACAATTTAAACCAACAGACGCAAGATATATCCATGCAGACGAAATAGTACCAGGACAGGCAAAAGACGGCCCTAATTGGGTAGGAAAAAGAAAACGTCTTATCATCGACATAGATGTTCCAAAAGGCACAAAAACAAAAGAAGGTGATAATCTTTGGGATGAAGTGAAAGATATGATTGAAATGACAGGGATTAAACCATTAGGTGAATATGTAACACCAAGTGGAGGTCTTCATATTCTTTTACCTGATAAAGAAGATAAAAGATTTGTTTATCTTAAACAATTGTTCAAAAAATTTGATAATTGGAAAGATAAAGGAAGACTTGCTACAGTTCATCCAAATGTTGATGCAAAGATAATTTTATATTCAAATGTTCAAACGGCAGGATATTAAATAAGATAAGGGTGACTATTTTCGCCACCCCATTTTTTTAACAATATTCTCCGACAAGTTTTCTTACCTTAATACCGTTTTCATCATCTTGAAAACCATATACCTCAATAAATGAATCTGTTGCAGAAGACCATTTCCCATGTTTTTTTGAAACTTGCAACATATCGGCTGTAAATTGTACTTCTTCAACATCATCAAGATTATTTGCATTCAAGTAGTCAATACATAATTGGACCATTTGTTCCTGAAGTTCTTTTACATTTTCTTTTGTCGTTGTCGGATTTTCATAATTTTCACATGTCCAATCTGGCCAATGTGTCCTAACTCTTTTTACAAATTCTTGTTTTTCATCATTTGAAAGATTAATAAAATCTTCAGCCAATTGTTTTACTTTTTCCATGACTTATCGTTTTAAAATAGTTTCATTAAATTCGATGATAGTTCTAAACATATCAGTTTCTTTTTGTGTCTTTAGTTTATTTTTGAATTGTTCCATAATAAAATGTGGTAATCCAAAATATGGTTCAGCAATACTACAAGCCATTGCTGCTATCGTATCTGTATCTCCACCAATCCAAATTGATTTTCTGATACAATCAATAAAATCATTGCTATTTAAGAAACATATAATGGCCTCAGGTACAGTTATTTGACAAGTCGCATCAAATTTATGTACAAAAGTTCCAATTTCATTTAGAGGTAATGATAAATTATAATCAAAATCCTCTTCAATAATGCGTTTTATGTCTGCTTTACCTGCGCCACTTCTTGCGAGGAATATTGCTTCAGCAATCGCTTGTGCACCTTTTATACCCTCTTCATGGTTATGTGTTACCTCGGCTGATTTTTTAGCCAAATCAAGACATTCTTCAAGTGTATTGGCAAAAAAAGCACAAGGTGATACTCTCATTCCTGACCCATTTCCGAAACTGTTTATAGGCTCAGTGGAATCACTTAAAACCCATGTTTTAAATCTGCCACCATATCCAGCATCAGGATAGTTTGTTGCCCAATCTTTAAGAATGCCGGGCAATTCTTCAACTGATTTACCATTAGTCCTATTAAGCCACTCCATAATAGCAACGGTAAGCACAGAATCATCTGTGAACTTACCGTCTTTTAAAATTTCAATGCTGTCGGGACTATTTTCATGTGGATTACGCCACTCGTAAATTGAGCCGCAATAATCACCAATTAAAGCGCCTATATATTGCATTAGATACGATTGATTTTAATCTTTATTACTTTATCACCACTTAGGGTAGTAGTATCATTAGCACATTTATGTGTACAAGGTTTACTTTCATTAGTATTTGATGGCTTACTCTTATTAGTATTTGAAGTAAAACGGCCTTTATTATCTCTTGGCTGTGTCTTTGCCTTATTGACTGAAATAAAATTCTTTTCAATATAGTCTTCATTATGCTTACACACATTTTTTGCTTTATTAATGAATCTATTAGCGCCTGTTATAAACTTCAAAGCATCATTTTTAGCTGCTATAACTTCAGTTCTTACTTTCCAATAAAGTTTGCTTTCAGCTCGTGCCAGTGCAATTTTCTTACCAATTTCAACATCAAATATGTCGTTCTTGTCGCACTTTGCATAACCAGTGGCAAACATTCTGAAATTATCCATGAAACGGTTACCGCTAAGTCCATTAGGTGTAACAACATCACCTTGCAAATAACATTTTACTGTCTTTGTCTCGTTATCAACAAAAAAATAAGGCTTTTTTGTGAATCTAATCTTGAAATCATCTCTATACTTCATAGTAATTAAATTTTTAAATTAAACAATTATTTTTCTTTTCTAAAAAATATACAAATAAATTTTTATTTAATCAAAAAAATTAAGTTCTTCTATCAATTTTTTTCTGTTTTCTTCGTTTGTAAGGTCACAGCCGTCAAATGCCTCGTAAAAATGCCTTGTATATGATTCATTATTATATTCAAGGATAAATGTCTTATTGGTTTTTTTGATAAATCTTCCGTATTTTTTGCCTTCATCAAAATCATGCCAATCAATATTTTTTTCTTGTTTAAGAAGTTTGATTTGTTCATCGGTATTTAATGACATAAGCTTTCCGTGTGGAAGATATGTCTGAGCGGTTTGTTGTTTGCTATTTCTAACACAGTCAATATTTCTGAATAAAATCCATGCCATAGCATCATTTGCACTATCCACATTCCATACTTTACAATCAAATTCATAAAGTGGACCATTTTTAATAGAGTCAATGCACATATCAAGCACATTTTCTGCACTGGTATAATAAGGTGTAATTGATTTAAGCCTTTCAATATTTATTATTTGTGAAAACTTTGAAGTTGCAAGAGAGGCAATAATACTTTGCATTTTGCACATTCTACCACCGAAGAACACATCACCCTCAGGATTATTTTTCTTTATTATAAGTGAGATTTCATCACTTTGGGTATATCCAAAAATGCATCCTTGTACTTCTTTGCAAAGATATTTTGCCGTTTCATTCATTGCATTGATAAAAATTTCGGAAAACGGTTTTTCAAATTTGTTTTTAATTTTCTTTGAGAAAGACCTTCCATCAATATGTGCTATTATATACTTATCAGGGTCAAGGAAATGATTTGCCGCTTTCTGATAAGCATAACATTTTTCTTTAAGCGTCTCCATTGTTATTTCTTTTTTCTTCAATTAAACTTTTAACATGACTCATTTGGTCAAGAGTATTTTTTATAGTGTTGTACTTTTCCAAATATTTAAATGCTTTTCCGATTAATCCGCTATAAAAATCAAGGTATTTTTCCAAAAAATAATCTTCAGCTTTGTCTAAATCTAAAAAATATATATCAAAAGAATTCTTCCCAAGAAGGAAAGGCTCTATATGAAAAGATTTTCTTTCGTTATCAATAAAAAATAACATTGAGCCATCACTATAAATATGAATATTTGTAATACTAATAGTTTCAATCCTAAGTCCATATTCTTTATGCTCCGTAACAGCATAAACTTTATCGCCAATTTTTAAATCTTTAAAACACATAATCATTTTTTTAAAAAAATATACAATTTTTATTTGTTAAAAACAAAAAACTTTTTTGAGTACTAGTGCACTAGATATACATTATTAAAAATAATATTTTAAATGATTTTTATTTTAATTTTCTATTTAAATTAGATTCTAGTAGCACTAATACTCAAATTTTAATTTCACCTTTTTATATATAAATTTGTTTTTAAATTTTAATTTTTATATATTTTAACAAAAAAGTTTAGAATATGAAGAAAAAGAAAATTCTAGTCATCATAGACTGTCAAAATGATTTTATCACAGGCAGTTTAAGGAATGAGGAAGCAATTAAAGTGGTTCCTAACATTGTTGAAAAGATAAATAATTTCAATGGTGATTATATTTTAGTTACCATGGATACGCACGATGAGAACTATCTTGAAACAAAAGAAGGAAAAATGTTACCCGTTAAACATTGTATTAAAGGTACGGACGGTTGGAAGATTAATAAAGACATACAAGATGCAATTTGTCTTGCAGAAGGTAAAAATGATGGAAATCGTGTGATTTATTTTGAAAAGCCCACCTTTGGTTCAACGGTAATGGCTGAATTTCTTGAAATGGACAAAGATTTTGAAGGAAATCTTGAAATAGAGTTTTTAGGATTCTGTACAGATATTTGTGTGATTTCTAATGTTTTAGCAGAAAAGGCTATACTATATGATAGGGCCGAAATTACGGTTGATGCTACTTGTTGTGCCGGTGTTACACCTGAAAAGCATAAGTCAGCGTTGGAAGTAATGAAATCTTGTCAAATTAAAATAATTAATGATTAATAAAGTTTTAGATTTCTTTAACATTAAAGCCGATAAATCCCAAAAATTGGTGTTATTAAGTTTTTTTATTTCGGGTTTAATTTCATCATATACATATCCAATTATTCAAAAATCCATGATAACGGCATTACCGCCTGAATGGATTGCATTTGAAGCCTTATTTTCAGCAATAATGATTTTAATTTTTGGAATGGTATGGAAAGGCAAATTCAGAGAGAAAATAATAAATAATTTTTTCTTTTTCTGTATTATTGAATCAATAGCGGGTTTTTTATGTGGAATGTATTTGTGCTTTATAGCCTATAATGCATGGATATTTGCCATTGCCACTTTGATATATGCCAGTTTTATAACCATCTTAGTTTCAAAATGTATTATGTATTTCAAATCAAAATTATGGCAGGAAAAAGAACGAGAACAATATGATAATAACATAAGCATTGTAGGTGGAATAACTTGTATAATCGGTTTTGGTATGGCATTATTAACTATGCCGTCATTAAAAGTGGCCTTGTTTTTGTGGGGAATTTCTTGTATAATAGATGATATAGGTTGGATAATAGTTTATTTGGATAATAATAATGTTTTAAAAAATAAAGAAGATGGAAATAATTTGGAAATATGATGACGGTCCAGCTTTGATTTCTCCAAAAGTATTTGAAGACGAGCGTGGATATTTTTATGAATCTTTCAATGAAAAAGAGTTTAAGGAAAAGGTTGCTGATGTTGATTTTGTACAGGATAATCAATCAAAATCTTCTTATGGCGTTTTAAGAGGAATGCATAGTCAGACAGGGGAATATGCACAGGCCAAATTAGTTAGAGTGGTAAAAGGTGCTGTTGTTGATGTTATTGTTGACGCAAGAGAGGATTCACCTGAGTATGGTAAAGTCTATTATGCTTATTTGTCAGAAGAAAACCATAGACAATTGTATGTACCAAGAGGTTTTTTACATGGGTTCTTAACCCTTCGTGATGGAACAGTATTCCAATATAAATGTGACAATTATTATAATAAAAAATCAGAATGTGCTTTTAATTATAAGTCCATAGATTTTGCTTGGAATGAATATATTGACCCGCAAATAATAAAAGTTTCCGATAAGGATGCTAAAAATCCTGATTTTAATTACAATTAATACTACAACTATGAAGAAAAGTAAACTATTTATAAAAAAATAGTTTGGCAATGAAATTAATAGTTGAAAAACAAGAAAACAAATGGATAATAATGCTCTATGATATGCTTGGAAGAAGAAGATATAATAATATAGATTTTAATTCCAAAAATGAAGCAATTGATTTTTTACATAAAGAGTTTAAGGACGATAATGATATTTTAAAAAACATTGAATAAAATGGAAATTAAACCTATAGAAGATTGGACAAAAAGCGAGAATTTTGATGGCTCAATTTTTATTGATGATGCCAATATTACTTATGCTCAAACGGGTGATTGCGTTAATAATGACCCTCAAGCAATAACAATAAGTGCCATAAATAATGGCGTTGCTAGATTTTTAAACATTAAAACTGAAGAAAATGGATGGTCTTTTAATGATATAGAAGATTTGGAAAAATTAATTGATGATTTTAAAAATAGAGTTAAACTATGAATCTAAACATTTCTATCAAATTAGATACTCCAAATCAAAATGGAAGAATATATCCAAAAGACGAAATAATGAAATTTATAAAAAAAATTAAAATGAACAAAAGAGATTTGTTAATTGAAATTGGTCATGAGGATTCTATTGTTTTTGAAAATCCTTCTTATGACAATGCCATTATTGGTACAGATGAAAGTGGCAGGGTTATTTATGATTATAATAAAATGGTTCAATGCTTGATTGACGAAGATGGCATGGAATATGAGGAAGCCTGTGAATTTATTGATTATAATACCATTAGAGCATTGCCTTATGTCGAAAATGGCCCAATTGTTCTTATGAATAGTGACATTTTTAAATAAAAATTGATTTTGATTAATAGTTTGGCACGATTATTGTATAACTAAAATTTAAATTTTCTTAATTATGACACAAGAAGAAAAGGCAAAACGCTATGATGAAGCTCTTGAAAGAGCCAAGGGTTTCAGGACACCGGAACTCAAAGATGCCGCTGAACACATCTTCCCCGAACTCAAAGAGAGCGAGGATGAGAAGATAAGAGAACAAGTAGTTTATGCAATAAACCAATTACATGTTTGTGAATGTACAAAAAATAAACTTATTGCTTGGCTCGAAAAACAAGACGAGCAGAAACCTACTGATAAAGTTGAACCAAAATTTAATGTTGGTGATTGGATTGTTTATGAGGGATTAGGAACATATAAGGTTGTTGAAATACACGAAGGATGGTATAGTGTAATTGATAACAATGATAGACGTTGGTCTGTAAGGTTTTCTACAGAAAATTTATGCCATATATGGACAATTCAAGAAGCAAAGAATGGCGATGTGCTTGCTTTTGATAATGATACTATTGTAATATTTAAAGACCTTTATAATAGTTCTACATTTCATTCTTATTGCCATATTGAAGATGGATTATTTGATGTTAGTAAAGATGATATGCCTGATTGGTGGGAAGGTGAAGGTTTTCGTCCAGCCACCAAAGAACAACGTGATACTTTCTTTGTAAAAATGAAAGAGGCAGGTTATGAGTGGGATGATAATAAAAAAGAGTTGAATAAAATTAAGCAAGAATCTACTTGGAATGAAAAGATTAAAGGTCTCGATGAACTTGAGACATATATTCTTTCATTAGTGCCTGATAGGTCATTAGATGCTATTAAAGTCGATGCTAAAAATATTAGACACATAATCAATAAAGAACAGAAGCCTGCTGAATGGAGTGATGACGATGAAAAGTTCTTTAAAACAGCATTATGGCATATAAGTTATTCTGTCAGCAATGGCAAAAGCACAGATATCCATTGCGATACAACTGACTGGCTCAAATCGCTCAAGCCTATTGGAAGCCGAGTGATGAACAATTAATGGGTCTTGCGTTAGAAGCACCTGAAGGAATGTATGAAATTGTGCCATCAAGTATATAATTACTAAAAATTATTGTAATGTCTGAAAAAGATTTTTATTTAACAGCGGCGTTATATGCCATGCAAGGAATGCAGGAAATGGGTGGAAAATTAGGTGAAATTGCTGAATTATTACCAAAACAAGTCGCCGAGCATTCGTTTAAATTTGCTGATGCGATGCTTGAGGAAGCAAAAAAACATAAATATTTTGTGAAAGAAAAGTCCAATGGATAATTTGGCATAATTTTTGATATGGTTTAAATGTTTTAAACTTTAATGTTATGTATAAATTTGTAAAAATAGTTGACAAGAATAGGGAAAATTCAGGTACATGGTATTTTGTTCCCAATTCAATTGAACAGGTTAAAGAACATTTTGAAAAGATTTTTAGCCAAGAAATTAAGGCTGGAGTACATGATGCTGTTGAAAGAAATCGTTACCATCCAACAACTGCTTGGAGAATTGCTGTTAACATTATGAATGATTTGTATAGGGAACCATGGGCTTTAGCAGCAGTAAGACTTGAAAATCAGGTTTTTCAAGATAGAATTAAATATTTTGAAAAATATCAAACAATGTATCTTGCAAACGGTGTTATCCATTTTTGCCCAAATTGGGATATGCACGAAATTGTTGAAGAAGTCGAACTTGAAGAACTTGAATATCCAAGAGAAGCGCAATTCCATCTTGAAGAGGTAAGATACATGCAATGGAATATGCCTGGTATAACACAAGGGCAACATTGGTATGCTAAAATTGGAAACCGTGATGTCAAAGATGAAGACGGTAATATGAAATGGAACACCAAAGAAGAGGCGGAAAAGGCTGCTGAATGGTTTTGTAATTATTTGAATTTTAAAACTTATTTTTATGGGCATTAAAGTATATAACAAAAAAGAAGAGGATTATTCAATGTACCCCAATGACTATTATATAGGTAGAGGGAGTATTTTGGGTAATCCGTTTACACATTTGCCTTTGGAAAAGACAATGGCCATGTATCATACAAGAAATCGTGAAGAGGCAATTGAACGATACAGTGGGTATTTTGATATTATGTATGAAAATGATGCTGAGTTTAAATCTATTGTAGATGAGATATATGAAAAGTATAAACGAGGTGAAGATGTGTATTTAGCGTGCTTCTGTCATCCTTATAGTTGCCATGGTGATGTTATTGCACAAAAATTACAAAAAAGATTATTAAAAGAAAAAATAAAAGAGGCAAAAATCAGTCGGAACAAAGAAAATTAAAAACATGAAAATATATCTTGCATCATCTTTAAACCTTGATAAAAGAGACAAAATGTTTGAGGCCCTTGGATATCTTAGAGGCATAGGCCATGATGTATATGCACCTGTTGAACACAAGATTGCCAATGCATGGGATTATCCAAATGATGAATGGGGCCTTATGGTTTTTGAGGATGATATTAAAGCCATAAAAGAATCAGATATTGTTGTGGTACTTTCATACGGCAGAGATTCAACAGCAGGAGCAAATTGGGAAAGTGGATATGCTTTCGGGATTGGCAAGAAGATAATTTTGGTTGAAATGACTGAAAACATAATGTCTTTAATGGTTGCAAATGGAAGATATGCCACTGTTAAAGGACTCGATGGTTTAAAAGAATACGACTGGGATAAAATGCCTCCAACAAGAACAAATACTTTACAGACATGAAATGGGAAAAATATTATAATTTACCTGAAATACAAAAGATTAGAGAAAAGATAATTGAAACATATACCAATAAATTAGTATTTGAAGAGGGGCCTCATAAATATTATTTAGATGGGGTTGAATATATATCGGTATCGGAAGTAACGCACAAATATAAGCCCATAGATAGTGAGCAAATGGCTGAAAATTGTGTAAATAAATGGAAAAGAGACCAAGACCCTTCATATAAGTATTATGGTATGTCCAAAGAAGAAATACTTGCACAGTGGAAAGTTAAATCAGACCATGCTTGTGAATTCGGTACTAATGTCCATGCATTCGGCGAGAGTATGTTTTATTATATGACTGGTCATCCTGAAGAAATATTACCTGACTGTAAAACACAGTTTGATGAAAATGGGCCTCATCCATCTAATCCACAGGAAGAAGCAATTGTAAAATTTTGGGATGATTTACCTGAGAATTTTGTCCCTGTGCTTGCTGAAACAAAGGTATTTAATCGGAATGGAACACAATATGCAGGTACTTTTGATATATTGTTTTATTATGTTGAGTATCCAGAATCGCCTAAAAACGGTTTGGTTATATTTGATTATAAAGGGCTTGATATTAATACCCCAATATTAACAAAATATGGATGGAAAACAATGGAGAATATTAATATTGGTGATGTGGTTTATGATGGTGATGGTAATGAAACAAAGGTGATACATACTTCTGATATTCATCATAAAAAATGTTATAAATTATATTTTAACAATGGAGAAACTGTTATTTCTGATTATGAACATAATTGGGAAATTTTTTTCTCGAATTGTAGAAAGACAACGAAAACAATTATGACAACAGAAGAAATTCTTGAATTTATGCAAAAAAATCCAAATAGAAAAAATACAATTAAAATTCCCAAAATAAAACAATTCAATGGTATTGATGGAAATGATAATAATATAAATATAGACCCGTATGTTTTGGGCGTTTGGTTGGGTGATGGGCATTCATCCTGTGGCATGATTACAAATATGTATGATGAAATATTTAAAGAAATTGAAAAACGAGGTTATAAAATTGGGCCTGATGTTTCTCAGGGTGGTGCGGGCAAAGCAAAAAGTAGAACAATTTTTGGGCTTGCTACACAATTAAAACAATATAATTTACTAAATAACAAACACATACCATTTGAATATTTAACATCATCTAAAAAAACCAAATTAGAGGTTTTAAGAGGATTAATGGATACAGATGGTTATTACAATAAAAAAAGAAAACGATTTGTTTTAGCAACAACAAGAGAATATCAAATGAATTTTACTCTTGAACTTCTTTCTTCTTTAGGCATAAAGTGCAGTGTTATAAAATGTAAAAAATATTGTAATGATAAGATTATTAATGGTTTTGATGTCACATTTTCATCAAAAGAATATCCATTTTTAATTAGAAAATTTGAAATAGGACATTCTAAAAAAAATCATGATACTTATATAAATATAACAAAAATAGAAGAGGTAGAAACAATACCGACAAAATGTATTCAAGTAGATAGTGATTTACATACATTTTTATTTGGTAAACACATGATGATTACACATAACACAAATGAAGACCTATATAAAAATTATCGTGGTCAAACTTTATTGTGGCCATTTCAAGATATGTTAGACCAGAATGTCTCTTATTATACTTTACAACTTGGGTGTTATCAAGTACCATTAGAAAATCTTGGCTATAATGTTATAGGGAGACGACTTATTTGGGTCAGACCTGATGGAACATATGAAAAAGTAAAAATAGAATCAATAGCAAATAGAATAAGGCAAGCATTAAATATCCCTTCTTCAAAGAAAATAATAGAAGAAGGACTTTTATAATACAAACTTTTTTTGTATATTTAATAAAAATTAGAACATGATAGAATCAGAGGAAAAATTACATAAGTTTTTGACAGAAAATCTTATTGAATATGAGGAATGTTTATTGTGCAAATCGCAAAAACAAAATTCCAATGATGTTTTAATTTCATCATACTATTGTATTGTCAAACATAAAGGAGCATCAGGACCAATATATGTTATAAATGACAGATTTTGGTATGATTATGCCTTTTTGTGGGAAGAAAATAACGAACCATGGGAAATTATTTTTAAAACAAAATAAATTTTATGAAACATTACGATAGTATACCAAGAATTCAAGATGATGGTGCACTTAAAGGTGACACTGTTTGGGGTTACAATAAATTAGATGGGCAAAATTTTTGTGTTGTATATAAGCCAAAAACAGATAAATTTGGTCCATTCGGAAGCAGAACTGTTACAGTAGATGAACGTAGTGAACAACTTGGCGATGCTGTAAGATATTTTCTTAATAAAGGTTATGAAGACATTCTTTCTATCAAAGTTGCACAGAATTCTAAAAAAGGCGATGTTTTTAATGGAATAGAAGAAATAGTTTTTTTCTTTGAATGGTATGGAGAAAATTCATTTGCGGGTAAACATCAAGAAGGCGATGAGATGCATCTTGCATTGATTGATGTTTTTCTTAAAAAGAAAGGATATATTGAGCCAAAAGAATATGAAAAGATATTTAGAGATACTTCAATAGAAATACCTGAACTTATATATAAAGGCCCACTTGATAACAATATAATTTTAGATATACAAAATAATGACTGGACTAAGGAAGATTGCAAATATCCTAATGTCAAAGAAGGTGTTGTGTTTAAACGCAGTACACTTCTTAAAGGCCAAAGAAGGCCCTCAGTTAAAGTTAAAACAAAATGGTGGATAAATAAACTTCATTCCATGTATAGTGAGGAAGAATGTAAACAATTAGAATGAAATTTCAAATTATTATGTGTTTATACAGTTGCCAAAGTAGGAAAAAAGCCACAAAGGATATTGTGTGCTACAAGATATTGAATTGTATTAACGGTGATTTGTATTCAATTTATGGAAAACATAAATGGGAAGTTGGTACATTATATGAAGCAGAAAGAGCCAAACCTAGTTATTATGATGATGAAATAAAATTTGGATATTTTCACAGTTATGATAAAGAAATTGAAATTAATAAATATTCGCTTAATTCAATGCAAAGAGTTGTTAGGTGTATTATACCAAAAGGGACTTATTACTATCACGGTATTCATTCTGATGGCCGTGAAGGTTATGCTTCTAAAAAATTAAAAGTTGTTCATGTTTTTGAAAATAATGAAGACGATTAAGAAAATAAAAATAATAAATTATAAGGTTATGCATTATAATAGTGGAACAGGAAGTTATATAAATGATACATTAGAACAAATTTTGGATACGGATTTTTATTTTGATGTACCATATCAAATAAATAAACAAAAATACAACATTGTCCTTGAAAAGTATGGGGAAAAATCTAGAATGACGGATGCTACAATAGTTGAATTCAGTATGGATGTGGATAAAGAAGAAGATGAAGATATGAATACTTGTGGCTATACATTATTTGTTTTTCCTAAAAACAGCCCTTCAGAAAGTGATGATTTTTATGATTGCATACAATTCCGTGATTATAAATATGATAATACAAAAGAAAGTTTTGAGACCTTTGTAAAAGAAATATTAACTTCTATTGTTACTCCAAATATAGAATATATTAATAAAGCTAAGGCTCAAATATATGCGAACATGACTGAAGAAATTAGACAACTATCCGTATTAGATAAAATAATTCAAAAAAAAATAGAACATGAAACACTTTCAAACTGAAGATTATGATTCGATGAAAGATTATGAATTTAGTCTAATGCATCATAGTGATGACATAAACGATGAAGATTATGGTCCGATAGTAAAACACTTTAAAGACATTGAAGATACTGATGATGATGACTATGGTCCGATAATAAAACATTTTAAAGATTATTGATTATGAAATGGTTTAAAGAAACAATAACAAAAGAAGATGGGATAAATGTAGAAGCACAGGCCCCAATGATTATATCAGCAAGCAGAAGTACTGATATTCCTGCATTTTATTCTGATTGGTTTTTCCATAGGTTAAAAGTTGGATATTCAGCATGGATTAATCCATTTACCAAGGAGAAATCTTATATTTCATATAACAAATGTAAGTTTATCGTATTTTGGTCGAAGAATCCAAAACCATTGATTAAGCATATTGATGAGTTAAAGGAACATGGTATTGGCTGTTATATTCAATATACTTTGAATGATTATGAAAACGAAGGTCTTGAAAAAGGTGTTCCGCCATTGAGTGAAAGAATTGAAACATTTAAGGCACTTGTTGATAAATTAGGCAAAGGCAGTGTGATATGGCGTTTTGACCCATTGATACTTACTGATAAAATTTCAATTGATGATTTAATCAATAAAATAAAGAACATCGGCAACCAATTATATGGCTATACCAAGAAACTTGTGTTTAGTTTTGCCGATATTGCAGCTTATAAAAAGGTTAAGGCAAATCTTGAGAGTAATAGGATAAATTATCAAGAGTGGACAGAGGAACAAATGGATGAGTTCGCCCAAAAGTTAGCCAAATTAAATAAAAAATGGAATTATGAGATAGCAACTTGTGGCGAGAAGATTGATTTAGAAAAATATGATATTCAACATAATCATTGTGTTGATGATAGACTGATTACTCAAATATCATATAATGATAAGGAATTGATGGATTTTCTTGGTGTTGAAATAAAAGAAACTGACGATACCTTATTTGGAAAAGAAGATGTACCTGAAGGCTCTCTTATACTTAATGATACACTGTATGCAGTATTTAATAAGAATAACAAGGATAAAGGGCAGCGTATTTTGTGCGGCTGTATTGTAAGTAAAGATATCGGCCAATATAACACTTGTCCCCATGGATGTGAATACTGTTATGCAAATTCAAGCAAATGGCTTGCAAATAAAAATTATAATGAACATAAAAATAATCCGTTAGGAGAAACAATAATACAAGAATATGGAAACTAATTTTGGCCAATGGTTAGATAGTGTCGTGAATGATAATTCACTTATTAAAGAGTTTGACACATTAAAAGAAAAGTACTCATTGCTTTTTGTTAAAAAGTATTTTGGAGAAGAGGCTTCTTCAACATTTTGGCAAGGAAATGTATTTTACATAAATGATTATTATTTTGGTTTTATGGATATTGTTTATGCCATAAATAATAATGTCGGCGAAAATAATCTGTTTGAATGGTATGACTATAGCCTATTAGCATATGAATATGATTTGAGTAATATCACATTGGAACATTATATGTGTGGTTATAGGCCATTTTTAAAGGATGACCTTGAAAAATTATCAAAACTTCAAAGCCAAATCATCCAATGTCAAGAGGAATATGATACATTGTTAGAAAAATTGAAAGCACAAAAATAATTATTTAAAAATAAAAATTATGTATACAGAAATTTATGAAATAATAAAAGACATACCGTTGCAAGGTGGCGGTACTATCAAGAAAGGAAGACAAGTCCAAAAGACAAATGGCGTTTATTATTTGGACGGTGGTATGTTACCGCCTGATTATCAGAAAGATTTTGATGAATTGGTTAATGCCGAAAGAGTTACAGGATGGAAATATTTAGTTCCATTAAAGACAAAAACACTTTGGAGTAATAATAAAGAAGGATAAAATATTGCAAAATATTTGCTTATAAAAAAATATAATTGTATATTTATTTTAAATTTGGTAATTAATTAAAATTTATAAAACATGAAACTTATTATTTTTGATGGCCGCATTGGTGCTAAAGGTGCGGAGGTAATGTCAACTAAGGGTGGTAAGCCTTTTGTGAGATTTAGTGTTGCTAACAATTCATTTGTGAATGGACAAGAAAAAACCGAGTGGTTTGATGTGACAAGTTATGACCCGTTTATTATCGAGAACAAAGTTAATTCTTTGAAAAAGGGTACACCGGTTCAAATCGTAGGTACATTGAATACCGAGGTTAAGGTTAAAGACGGTAAGGTATGGGTTAACCAATATGTTACAGCAGATAAGATTGAGTTTATGTTCCTTGGCAAGAGTGAAGAGCAAACCCAAAACACCTCAACAGTAAGCACTGAATCAATTGAAACAGTTTCAACAATAACAGGTGGGACAAAATCAGAAGCATTGATGAGTCAAGCATCGCCTGTAGTTGAGGAAACACTTCCGACAGATAGCGAGGATGAACTTCCATTTTAAAATGGAAAAATATTGAATTCAAGCATAAAGGCCATTAACATGGCCTTTTTTTTATAAATAATTAAATTAAAATAAATTATTATGTTTAGTATTAGGAAAATTAGTAGTATTGAAGAATTTAATAAATTTCTCACAGAGAATGAAAATGTTTGTGTGAAATTTTCAGCCGATTGGTGTCAGCCGTGTAAACTATTAGGCCAACGTTTGCAAAATCTTGATAACGAGAAGATTGGTAATGTGCTGTTTGGTGAGGTTGAAATCAGTGAAAATGAAGATTGTGAACAATTGGCTGAAATGTATGGCGTATCAAATATTCCATGTATGGCTTATTTCAAGAACAAAGAAATCGTTGATGTCAGTACAGGTCTTGTGTCATTGGATGATGTATATAATCGTGTTAATAAATTGATTGGATAATGGTCTGGGTAATTGGAATTATTAAATTTTTATGCTCTGCAATCGCTTTATTTTGCACATGTGCATTTATATTAAGTTGTATAACAAGCGTAATAAACCCCAATTTTAAAATCGAAAAAGACAAGGTTGTTGATGGTAGTGATAATGTAAGATATATTTTGGTTATCATATTATCAATAATGTGGGGTGTTGTAATTGCATTGTAACATGGAAAATGATAAAGAAAATGTTGAGTGGATGGATGAAAAAGTAACCAAAATAAAGGGGCATAATTTCTTTTATAAGGTTGTATGCTTTTTCTTGGGCCGATGGTGGAAAAAATTAACATATAAAGATTTATTCCTATTATACTATGGCGTAAATAGAAAATCCATGGGTGAACATAACTCAAGAAAAAAAGCATTGCAATCAATACTTAAAATATATAAGCAAAATAATGGTGATTACCCCCAAATGGTTTCGGAAAATAATAATGAGGAAAATGTTTAGACTATGATGAACGGTGATGATTACAGGCATTTTGTCTGTATAGCAGCAGGTGATAATTCATCAGAATTAATGGAATATTATAACAAAAACAGAAAAGTTGAGCCCTATGTGGTTTATAGGTATGCAGACGCTGAAAAATTAAGGCAGGAATATATTGCAAATTATCAAGCCATGTTAGAAAAAACAGATAATGAAACTGAGAAAGAATATATTAATAATAGCATTCTGGATTTAAAGGAAATGTCAAACGATGATTTCTATTATGATATAACAGAAGATATGACAATTGACCCAAAAACAGGAAATGCAATATCTGATGTAAACAAAGACGGCAAATTTACATATTGCAATATCGGTAAAATTTTTAGCGTACCTTTTTTAACAAAAGACGGTAGGGAAATATTTTCAGCCAAAAAAGGTGATATTGATTGGGAAAAAATTCATTTGGCAAACGGATACATTTATGAAAGAGCATGGGATATGGTGATGAATGATTCAAAACCCCAAAATGAAGAAGAACAGAAAATTTTTGATAATATGGCTGACAAAAAAGCCTATTTCAAAAAATTTGAAACAAAAGAAAACTATGTAACGAGTAATACGGCTTTTTGGGGCTATGCTTTTGTGTCAGATAAAACAGGATGGGTTGAAGCAAGTGAGTGCGAGGACCAATTTTCATGGATGGCAAATTATTATGATGTTTTTATTCGTAATTTAAGTGATGATACATTACTAACAATATATGAATGTGTTAGATAAGAAAAGGGAGTATTTAACTCCCTTTTTAAATATCCCATGTTCCACAATTAATATATAAGTCTTCGAAATCAAGTTGATTTTCAATAATTTTAACGCCACTTTCATTACCTTCAACGATACCATTAATTGCTTTTTTAGAAATTGAGCATAATTCATTATTCTTAATTGTCCATAATATATAGTAATCTTCAATACCTTGATTGTAATTTCTTATAATTATTGAATCACCATCAACAAGTTCTTTTCTAATCCATTCATTGCCGTCCCATTCATTTATATAGAATTTAATTTCTTTTTCAGGACTTTCTTCAAATGGTTCAGAAATTGTATAATTTTTACGTCTACTGGAAGTATCCTCTTTACGTAAGCCTGGTATTACATCTTCGCCTACGGCTAAATTAGTTAACATCCAAACTTTATTACCGAATATTTTTGTCGTATAATCAGTTCCTAAAATGTTTTCAATAGGATTAAAATTATCATTATAATCTTTTACTAATCTTATTGAATAAAATTGATTTGATTCTTGTAATTTTTGTGCAACGCCATTTTTATTGTATGAAAAGTATTTTATATATTGAGAATCAGGTGTTTTTTCAGTAGAAGTCCAAAAATAAGCCTCTTCATTTCGTCTACGTATAAAGTAACTATTGCCACTTCTTAAATAATAGCCACATGGAAGTACATTAAAATCGACTTCATCAAAACCGCAAGTGCCGTCTTCTGTTATTGCATTATCATTATAAAGCCAATATTGTTCTGATTTTAATATTTGGCCGGCAGAATATCCTAAAAATTCATTAAGTTCGTCAGAATCATGGTTTTTATGTTCTTCAGTTTCAAAACTATTTAACAAGGTATCCCATTCTTCTTTTGTTGGAATGTGCCATTCGCTTTCAATCTCAGACAAATAAGTCTTTATTGGTTTAATTGCGGCGAATTGGTATAAATTACCAGTAAATTCGCCAATAGGAGGCGGCAATGTTTCTTCTACTTTAGTTAAAGCTCTATATCCAATTTGAGGATTAATAGGGAGTTCACCACCTTCTGTCAAATCCAAATAATCATCCGCAGGGGCATAAACGCCTGTTTTTTCTGTATTATTCAAGCCCAAAGGATTATTTATTGTGCCATCACCTTTAAGCGTATTATCAGTATATAAAGATGTTGTAAATCCTGAAACAGTTGTTTGTTCTCCATCGGGATATGTAATTGTGATTTCACCATTTGAAGGGTCATATTCAAATTTTAATGTATCGGGATTTGTTAAATTTAAATTTATAATAAAATCTTCACCATTTAAGCGTTTTAAAATCAATTTATTGCCTTCCAAGTCAAAAGAAAGAATATCATAGCCTCTAAGTGTATTAAAGTTTAAATCAATTTCTTTGGCTTTTAAAGCACAATTTTTATTTATATCACCTGGATATATTATACTTTCAGGCAAATCATAATAAGTTACACCGCTTGTTAATATTGTTGTATTCATGTTTGTTATTCTTTATTTATGATAAATAGTTTTTTATTGCACAATAATTAATAACTCCTGAGTATATTTTAAATGATTTAATATCACCGATAAATGTTCCACAAAAATCTTGTTCAATAGGCCATGGATTTCTTACTTCAGGTCCTTCAAGTGAGAATAAATACTCTAATAAGCCGATAGAACCACCGCCGAGAGATATGTTATATGGAACACCTTCTTGCTTTTGACTGATTTCATCAAGTTCTTTAAATGAAAGCGCATTGAGTTCTCTGCTTATGAATTTCAAAAAGCCGTTGACATATATCATTATTCTCATTTTTCTTGTTCTGTTGTCGCATTTGTTATCGGTTGGGTTTATAATTAAGAATCTAACATTGATTGAATTCCATTCATTGTCTTTTATCATTCCTGGTTTGGAATACTCTTCAATTACACTATAATGGTTTTCGGCATCACAGTCCAATACGCCATATTTATATCCTATGGCACCTTCAGGTGTTACCCTTAAAGCAAAAACATTGTTTTTAACATCTTTCAATATGTTATTAACGATTTCTTCCATGATTTCTTCTTCGGTTTTACCCTCCAGTTCATCTATGTTTTCAATTAATTCGTCAATATTATTAATTGTAAAACCTGTTTCGGTCCTGTTAAGCCATGGAAAATAATTAATATTTTTTCTCTTTTTCCCCTTAACTCGTATTCTTGTACCTTCAATCCAATTATTAACAGTAAAGCCTGTTTTGGTACGGTTAAACATTAGAAACTTATTATCTGAATCATTGATAATATATTCCGTTTGCTCATCTATTGGATTACCATCAGAGTCGGTATATGGCGGGGTTATTGTAGAACAACTTTCAGCATCATTGTTGTAATAGCCATCGTCAAAATAATTTTCATCTTTAGGCGGTAATGGTAAAGTTTCTTCGCCTGAGTATAACTTCCAAAATTTATTTTCAGCTCTTGTACCGAGATAGAAGAAAATACCTGAGTTATCTGTATGTGTATTGTTTACCGAGTTTTCAGCAATTTCATAATCACTTCTTGGCCTTAAATCAAAATGCAAAACAATATCATTGACAATCTTATCAGGAAATACTTGATAATCATATCCATGAAGTTTGAAAAAGCCTTGATAAAAGCCACCTTTAAATGACATATATTTCTTATCACCATCAGTAACTAATTCAGTATCATAAGAATATAGCTTAGTATTGCTTTCAATCGGCGATAAAAACATTCTTGTATCACCTGATTCAATTTTATATGTTGATTTAAGAAATATATTGAGAAAATCATCATCTGTTATGCGGTCCTTGTCAAAATGAATAAAACCATTATCAATGCCCGTCATACCAATATTATTCATTTCAACACCATTGTTTGTTGAACCACTCCACTCTATAGATGAATACCATTTACCATCATCAAATGAAAAGTCGGAAAAATCGGCAATTACCATGTCATTTAAATCCCCACTACACCCACAAAATGTCTCACCTTTGTAAATCATAAAATCATAATAATGCTGATTGTATAACTTAGAGTCTAATTGCTTGTCATATTTATTTTTAATGTTTTGATGCATTACCGTATTTAAATTAAAAATTATTCCATTTATAAATAGTTTGGCTAATGCTTTTGTTTGAGCAATTCTATATCACTTAACATAAAAAAAGAAAAGCGTCCCAATCGGAACGCTTTCAGCGTATGTTTGAAACTTCAATCGGCTTGGTCAAACCGAATAGGGTGTTTGTGTTGTGCAGAGCGGCTTAAATACCCATATCCATAAGCTCACGGTTTGCACTTCCTTTACGATGTAAAAGACGAGAATCTGCTTGCTTTCCGTATTTTGCAGCCTCTTTTTGGCGTTTCCATTGTTTATCAAATTTCTGTTTTAGTAATGTGAATGGGTCGTCTACATCAACATCCTGTACATATTGTTTTGCTTTTTTACGATAATCTTGAGTAAAATCAACGGAACTATCTTTAGGATGTCTAATTTCATATTCTTTTTCGAGAATCGAAAATCTATTAGATATGGCGTTGTAAATTTTAGTCCACGCATATTTGTCATAACCATATGAAGCTTCTAAGTCAGAAAACCAACCCATACCACTGTCGCCAAATTCACATATTTCTGCATCGTAATCGCCATTTATAATTTGAGAGCAAAAATTATCTATGTGATTGTATTTGTTTTCTCTCAGCACTTTTTTCACAGATTCATTGACGATTTGGTGTAATTGGCTTTCTGTAAGTCTAATAACTTGTTTTCTATTCATATTTTGAATTTTATTCATCTTATTTTTCATATAAATAGTATGAAGTTTTGAATTTTTCAGATTTTTTTCGTATATTAAAAAAGGACATTTAAAAATTAAGCGATGTTTAAAAATTTGACTATTGGTATTGATGTTGACGGAGTTTTGAGGGATAATCTTCAAATCATGGTTGACTTGTATAACAAGGAGTTTAATAGTTCTATGACTGTTGACGATATAAAAGATTATCGGACAGAGGTAACATTTCCATCCATAGAAACAACCACAGGAAAAACAGCAAGCGAATGGTTTTTTCAGGACCATTCCAAAGAAATATTCTTAAATGCAAGCCCATTTCCAAATGTAGCTGATGATATTAAGAAACTTAGAGAATATGCAAATGTTATTATTATAACATATCAAAAATCGTTTAAAAACAAGATGGAAACTCTATGTTGGCTTGAAAACAACGGGATAGAATATGACGGGATTATGTTTATAAAAGATAAAACAAGACTGTTGTGTGATTATTTGATTGACGACAATGATTGGAATTTTATTGATTCCAATGCTACACACGCTATTTTAATTAATGCGCCATATAATAAAAACAAAACCGTTATAAATATGCTTAAAAATAGCGGTTGTGACGATATGAAAAGATATGATAGTTTTCACGAATTTGTTAATGATTTCTGCGAAGCACAAAAAATTTAAAAACAATGGAAAACAATAAGTTAAGACAAAGATTCGTTAAGGATTATAATCTACCCATCAATGTATTTGATGAAAAAATTTTCAATTATTATTCAAATCTTTATGATTTTTTCCCAAAAGATAAATGGGAGAATTTAAAAACAATGATTGACGAGAAATATGATGGCAATGTTGAGAAGTGGCTTGAATATTGCGCTTCAGTAAGAGATAATGCCATTTATGGGGTTATTGAAACAGATAAGTATAAGGAGTTTAATAATTGTGATTTATCTCAATATAAAGTATCTTCTGTTGTTGGTGAGCATAGTTGTTATACCAATGAGACTGATGGTTGTCTTTTTGTTTCAATTGATTTAAAGAAAGCAAATTTTCAGGCATTGAAGTATGTTGGTGTGCTTGATGATGAAGATTATGACCATTTTATTGAAAAGTATGATGGTGATGATTATATAAAGGGAAGCAAATACCTAAGACAGGTTATATTTGGCAAGATGAATCCTGGCCGAACTATAACAGTTGAAAAATATATAATGGGAAAGATAATGCCAATTGCTGATGAAATATTACCATTTGACTTTAAATTATATTTATATTCCCAAAATAGTGATGAACTTGTATATAAGCAGTCTGATACATGGATATATCCCGATAAACTAAAAGAATTTTGTGAAAAAATTGAGGAAAGAGTTTTAAATGAACTTAACATTGAAGTTCGTGCTGAATACATTAAGGTTACAAAATTACCAATAGTTAATATAAATGGTAATAATGTTGATGCATTTGTCCGTGAGAATTTAATTACCAATGAGAAAGTTCTCAAAAAGGCTTCAACAACATTTTATCCACAGATATATAAATTATGGAAAAATCTTGCAATTGAGGATAATGACCTTATATTTTACTTTGAAGACCAATTAGCACATTTTAATAATAAATTAATAAAAATCAATAATGGAAACAAATAATGACATAATAAAAAACGATGAAGGAAATAGGATTACTTGACGATTTATTTTTTGTTTATGGTGAAAAAGGTTTTAAATATAAGCATTGTCGTACACCAAGAATGTATACTTATATTGAAGTTAATTTTATAAAACAGCAAAATTTTTTTTCTAAATTTCAAAATCCATGTAGACGCGACAAGACAAAAGTTAATTTGGTGATTGCAAAACAAAAAATTTAAAAAAATTGTATATTTAAGAAAAAAAATGTATATTAGTATAAAAAATAATTATTTATGTTTAACGAATTCAAAATTTTTAAAAACATTAATCTACCATTTGACAAATCAAGCACATATGGTGATGTCGATGGTATCTCATTACAAAATTTGTTTTATGCAAGGAATGGATGTTTTCCTGGGTGCTATCTGTTTGATTATGATTCAAGAACCAATGGTGATTATAAATTTAACACCAAGGAAATAGCGAAATATCTCTTGGAAAATACACCAAAAGATGAGGACATGGAATTTATTCCTTATTTTACTAATATTCTTGGCAGTAAAGATGATAAGACAAATTTCGGTTTTTGCATTATACTTAACAAAAGTAATTTGTATGCAAGATTTGAAACTTCGGTGACTGAATCTTATATTTTGTTTGATAACAAGCATATTGACGAGCTAAATAGTTTTGTTGAACACATTTTGCAGTTTTATATTGCTCCTGAGGAAGAGGAAAATAACATTTGGCGTTTGTGTCAAAGTTCTTCCGGATTTTATCTTGACAAGGGAAAAGTTAAGGTATATCAGAACTTCGATATACATAAGTTATATAATGACGGTTTTGAGACCGAAGATGAAAAAATCAGCAAGTTTATTGCAGAAGACGATAAATCGGGCCTTGTTATTCTTCATGGAGAAAAGGGTACGGGCAAAACCTCTTATATTAAACATCTTGTCAACTCTTATCCTAATAGGAAGTTCGTCTATGTACCTGCACATATGATTAATATTTTGAGTGAACCTGCATTTGGCTCATTCCTTATAACATTAAATAACCATGTTATTGTGCTTGAGGATTGTGAAAACGCCATAAGAGATAGACGTGCAAGTGGTTCAGCATCAGCAGTTTCCTTGCTGCTTAATATGACAGATGGATTGCTTTCTGATGACCTTGGAATTAAATTTATATGCACTTTCAATGAAGATATGAAAAATATAGACCCAGCACTTTTAAGAAAGGGTAGATTGATGGCTAAATATGAGTTTAAGGAATTGGCTATTGATAAATCAGAAGCACTTCTTAGAGAGCGTGGTATCGAAACCAAACTTAATAAGCCCATTACACTTGCGGAAATATTCCATTATGGTGAGACTGATTATGAAACTTCTAAAAAACCACTTATTTAATATATGGCAAAGAAAGATTTAATTGTAGAAGAAGGTGTTGTCGTACAGGCACTTCCAAATGCAATGTTTAAAGTTGAACTCGACAGTGCTGAAATAACACTTTTATGTGTTATCAGTGGAAAAATTAGACAAAATTATATCCGAATATTGGAAGGTGATAGGGTCCGTGTTGAAATTTCTCCTTATGACCTTACAAGAGGACGTATAGTAGCAAGATTATAATTTTAAAAAAAGTATAAAATATGTTAGAAAGTTTATTGAAATTATTTGAAAGGCACCAAAGTATGCCTGATGGTTACGATGAGCAATTTGAAGATGATTTGGCTTCCGTATTTGGATTAAAGCCAATCCAGTTCTATATGCCATCAACAATTGGAGATTATAGTTTTAAAACTAAAGATGATGGCTATGAATTCTCAATGGCTGTCGGTTTAAAGGCTACCTCTGATAATGTCAAGATTGACCTTGATAAGAATAACAATCTTAGTGTTAAATATTCATTCAAGGATGACAATTCAGAACATATCACAAGTATAAAAAGAACGCTTCCGAAGGATGCTGACCTTGATACTCTTGATGCGGAAATTAGGCACGGACAGTTGATTATTACAGTTAAACGCAATGCTTAAAAATGAAAAAGGGTGGCGAAATCGTCACCCTTTATTTTTGACAATCTATTAGGTTTTATTAATAAAGTTCTATAACGACACTTCCATTACTTGTGTCGGCTTCTATAAATGTTCGTTCACTTTCAAGCGCTTGGGCTAACATTCTAACATTGATATAATTTTCAATTGTTTCTTTTGGCGCATTTTCAATATCACCATACATTTGGTTAATTATTTCTTCACCAAGGGCTTCGTCATCATCTTCATCAACGCCAAATTCTTGATAAATACTTTCAGAGTCTTCATTATATGGGCCATCCCATGAACATTCACGCCCAAATCTTTCATAATCAAAATAGTATTCAAGATTACTAAAGCTTTCAGGCCCTGATTCGTCAAGATATTGATATACAACATCTTCAACACTATCACAATTATAATGGACGGTATAATCTTGATTATTTAATATATTCATTGCTTCATTTGCATCGTCACAATAATCCGCAATGGCTTCTTTTATAGAATAATCTTCATCTATATTGATAAAATCCCAAAGTTCGTCTGAAATATAACTTTCACTAATAAATCCTTCAGGGATATTTTCCCAGTCTTGGAACATTAATTCGGCATCTCTTTCATCTGCATGAAGCGTTTCTCTACAATATTCAAGAAATTCTTCTCTTGAGTCAAAATTATCAAGATTAACCCATTCGCCTTTTAATGAACCTGAATTATACTTTCCATAAGTACCCACATATACAGCAGGACTATCATTTGAAGCCCTATATTGTTCTTTCAATATTTTAACGGCACGTTTTACCATGTACCTTATGTCTTGCTCTGTGATTTGCATTTTATTGTTTTTCATTTTATATTGCATTTAAATAATTTATTATTCCATCGACATGGGTCTTGATTACCATTTTACGGCCCTCATCCGAAAGTATGTATTTTAAATCTTCAATATTGTCATAGAAGAAATTTTCTGTTAATACAGCGGGGCAATTTGTGTTCTTTAAAATATAAAAATCGCTTTCCCAATCTTTATCACCATCGGATTTGTCGGTCCTTATTTTTAACCCCTTAAAGTTCTTTTCGGCTTCAGCATATAAATATTCAGCCAATTTATCGCTTTTTGTTGTGCCTTTTGTTGTATATGCAGACCATCCTCTTGCGTCTTTCCATTCGCTTCCACTACCAGCAGCATTGGAATGTACTGAAACTAAGATAACCTTATCTTTACCGACTTGGGAACACATTTTGTTTACACGGTTCACACGTTCTTTTAATGAGATATCGTTATCTTCAGTTACAAGTAATCTGACATCATAACCCATTCCTTTTAGGCTATTATAAATCTCATTGGCTATTTCTCTATTCCATTTGTATTCATAAAAATCCAATTCAGGTTTTATTCCTTTTGATGAATAAGGACTTCTTTTACCTGGGGTATCATTTCCATGACCATTGTCTATATATATAACAGTTTCAGGTATATTGTTTGTGCTTTCAGGCATAATTTCATTGTTATTATCATTATTTTCTAAAGTGTTATCTTCTTCTTGCATATTGTCAACATTTTCCTTTTGAATTTTTTTTTTAAAAAGATTAATTATATTTTCAAGTATTTTTTTCATTTTTAATTTTAATTATCATTTTATCTTTCTTGAATTTTCTTTAATTAGTCTAACAGCCTTTTTAACCATATCATAAATATCATTTTCAGTTAAATGAATTTTTTTATTTTCATATAAGTCATCATCATCACGGTCATAAGGGTCAAAATCATAGTCACTATTATACTCATCACGTTCACCAGCAAGAAATTCCAAGTCAAAATCCATTAAATCTGCTATTTCACCATAAGTCTTACCATCAATTTTATTTATTATGTCTTCATATATTATGTCTTCATAAGGGCCATCCTCATTTACAACAGAAATCTTTGTTATTTCGAAATCAAAATCACTATCATCCAACTCAAATTCAGCCGGATAAGCGTAATCATTTGAACTATAATTGCCTCGTCTTGTACAATACCAACTTGGACATTCAGTTACCTTATATTCAACATAATATGTATGCAATTTACCTTGAGCTTCTATGCAACCTTCAGTATTACTAATACCGCGATTCTCTTTGGAATTTCTTAATGCTTCCTTTAAATCTTGTATTATATTTTCAAGTGTTTCTTTCATTGTTTTTTATTTTAATTTGTTATTTTATTGGTGAAGTCATATAATATTGATAATGATACCATCCGTTAAGTAAGTTTATTGCGTCCTGTTGAACCATACTATTTGTTGACACTTTTAATGTTAAAGTACCGGTGTAGTTCATAGTAAAAATTACAGTTGTATCTGCTGAAGAATTGGCTGGTACACTAACAGTTTTAATAAGAGTATTATTACCATATATATTAACATCTACATCAGAATTTTGGCTATTTGTAAGAGTTGGTAGATGAAGCCCATATGTATTGACACTTTTAAAATTGTCTATACTAGCGAAATCTTTGGTGGATGAATTAATACTTACAGCAGAACAGTAGTAAGTTGGTTCTTGTATTTTTCCAATTTCAGGGTCATTAAATTCATATTTATATCCTGGCCTTATTGCTTTTGTGTTGTTAAATGTTAATATTTTATATTTTTTTTCAGTTAAAAAGCCACCTGAATCGTTAATTATACAAGGTGCCATTTGTCTTGTATTACCACTTAAGAGCAAATAAGGATTTAAATTTGTATAATAATCACTATTTACTGCCGGAATCATACTGGAAGTTAAAGAATGGTTTATACTGTTATAAGTTCTTGCTGCAACTGTTTCAGCATCAGTTTCGCCTGTTGTAGCATTTACAACTAGTGGGGTATTAAAAGTTGCAGTAAAGCCCTGTGTTGCTCCGTTAAAAAAACCTTTTCTCTGTAAGGTTCCTGTGACAGTAGTTGAAGTATTAGAACTTGTAGAAAGGCAAATAAATCCGTCAGTGCCGGTATATAAGGTTTTTGGTTTACTTCCTTCTAATTGTGGAAAAATTGTTGTTTGATTATCTATTGCAACTTTTACGCCTTGTATTGGTTGACCATCATATACAACTTTTACACTTATTTCATTTTCTCGCACAAAATTATTGGTGTTAGTAATACCTATTCCTGAGCATACTTGGTTATAATCCTTAACACATGCAGATTCACTTGTATATGATTGGCCCCAAAGAGTAATCCAAGTCTCAAGGGAAGTATGTGTTGTTGTAGATAAGACAATTGGAATATAGCCCACAATACTTTGGCTTGAAAGATTACCGACTTGTGGCGTTGATGCAGTATAACGTGCTTTATAATATAAATTAATTTTAGAAGCGCCACTAAGATTACGTAATTTAATTACATTATCTGCTACACTTTGAAATACGCTTGCATAACTATCAGCCATATTTCCCGAAAAACTACGATTCCTATCAAAGTAACCATGTAATGAATTTAATGCATATGTATATCCGCCACCAGACCATCCCCAATTTACATTATTTATGTCAGACGGGTCAAATGTCCCTTCGGTAGTTGTGTTTGAATATGCATTGCTATAATATCCATAATTACGTAATTCAGCCGCTAACCAATAATAATAAGTAGCCATATTAAAATCTTTTATCTTTATTTCTTTATAAATAGTTACGACATTGAAAATTAACAATAAAATAAGTGTTTTCTTTTTTCTTTGGCATAATTTTTGTATATTAAGTTCATGGAAATTTAAAAACTTGGAAAAATGGAAATTAAGACTTATTACGACATTTTAACTTATTTAAAAGAAGTTATCAAAGGTACTGAATATGAGGGCCATGTATTTTCTGTTGGAGGCTGTGAGCGAGATAAGCATCTTGGTTCAGATACCATCAAGGATATTGATATTGTTGTTGACCTTATGGATGGTGGAATTCGTTTCGCAAAGTGGCTTGAATCTAACGGACACACTAAAGGTTCCGTAGTTGTGTACGAGAACTTTGGCACAGCCATGTTCAAACTCAAGGAATTTCCTGACGAGGAAATTGAAACCGTACACACAAGAAAGGAAACCTACAGGGACAAGAACAGCCGTAACCCTGAGACTGCATTCGGAACAATCAATGACGATTGTTTCCGTAGGGACTTTACCATCAACTCATTATACCACAACATTTCAAAGGATGAAGACCTTGACTTGACTGGTAGAGGCTTTGATGACCTTGAAAAAGGACTTATCTACACTTGCTCTTCTCCTGATTTAATCTTCACCGAGGACCCATTAAGGCAATTAAGAGCCGCAAGGTTTTCTGCAAAACTTGGTTTCCTTATTGATAATGATGTTTTTGAATCAATGAAAAGGAACATTGAACGCCTTAAAATCATTTCTCAGGAACGAATCACCGATGAATTCAATAAGATTCTGATGTCTGGCCATCCATATATTGGATTGAGCTATCTTAATGACATTGGCTTTTTCGATACTATTACCCCGTACCTGTTCACTTATGAAAACGGAGAAAGAAATGAGGCCGCAAAGGAAGGTGCATTTGAATCTGTATTGGAGATTGTTGAAAAATACAACTACGACCTTGAAACCGTTCTTGGTGCATTTGTCCAGAATTGGTATTGTGAAAGTAAGCAGAGAAATAAGTTCCTAAAGGAATTCAAGTACTCAAACGATACTATTAACAAAGTAAACTTCTATGCAATGAAAGCATTTCCTCTTGAACTTGCTTGTAAGTGGAAACTTGGAAGCAAAATCCGTGAGATTGCTTATGAATGCAACACGATTGAAGATTTCAGCCACATTGTTGCAATTGCAAAATCATTCCCAAGACTAAAAGACGGAATCTGTGTATTTAATTTTCTCAAAACAATTGATATTGATGAAATGATTGGGTATAAACTCCCCGTCAATGGTGACGATATTATGGAAATTCGTGGCATAGGCCCATGTAAAGAAGTAAAAACAATAATTGACCATTTGCTCGAATGCGCATTCATGAATCCAAAAATCACAAGAGACGAATGCGTTGAAATAATAAAAAATGTTAAACTAAAAAATATTGTAGTAAAATGAGCGGAAAAGATGTTTTGACCCTTTTATTGTGTTCATTCGGGTATGATAGAAACATAAAAATCGAAGTGACAAATGTTGGCTATAGCGAGCCAATGTATGATGTATATGCTGAAAATAAAGATGGTGATGTATATGAGCAAATTGATAGTGAGGGGCTTATGTTTCATATATACGAAATCATTTCATATATGACAGAATATAATAAGTACATAAACGGTCCGTCAGAAAAAACTAAAAATTTTGATTTAAACAATTTGCATTTTGAAAGCAAATGGTGGGGTGTTGCGCCAAAGCACATACTTAATGCGGAGACAAGAGAAAAAATAATAAAGGAAAATGACGAAAGGGATGAAAGAATAAAGCAAGAAATCGAAAGAATGAAACCATTTGATAAATGGGTCGAAGAGCATAATCCATGCAATTCTTGCACAGAAAAAGTTCCTTTGACATCACTTCCTTCAGGATGGCATCACGATTGTGAAATATGTTATAATGGAAGATGCCCAAAAATGAGACATTTTTTGGATGTGGAGTATAAAGAAGAACTTAAAAAATATAGAGATGGAAAATAATTTTAAGTTCACGGAAGAGTATATCCAAAAGAAACTTGACGGATTCTTTGCTGATAGCACAAAGAAATATGTCATCGAAAATCTTTATGTTTTTAGTTGGGAATCCGACAAGCTGATTGAAACAAGGTCTGGACTTATATATGAATTTGAGATTAAGATAAGCAGGTCAGATTTCAAGAATGACTTCAAGAAAAAGGACAGACATATCATACTTGAGGGCGGACAAACACATTTGCCAATATTTGAAACTTTAAATCCGATATACCAGAAAATGTACGAAAAGAATTATTTGGTCAGTAATTTCAAAAAGCCTAATTACTTTTATTATGCGGTTCCTGAGGGCCTTATCACAGTAGATGAAGTACCTGAATACGCTGGCTTGATATATATTATTCCTGATGACGGAGAATACCACTTTACATGGTTTCGGATTGCCAAGCAAGCGCCTAAATTGCACAATGTAAAATATTCAGACGATGACCTTAATCTTGGAGAAAAGTTCTATTACAATATGCTGTCATGGAAAGATAAGTTCCGTCAGGAAAGGGAAAAACAACTTCTTGCCGAAGGTGCTGACCAAAAAATGACATATGCTGAATTGCTTGACAAATACAACAAATCAAAAAGAGAAATAAATGGCTACAAGGCCCTTATTAATCAATTAGACGAGCAAAAGAAACTCCATTTCGAGAATGAATTGAATGATAGGGAAATCATAAAAGCCTATAGAAAAAAAGTTAATGATTTTGACAAAAGTTTTAATCCCTTTGATTTTGAAAATAAAATAATTGAAGAATATGAAAATTTGGCATAATTTTTGTATATTATAAAATAGAAATAAATTAAAAAAAAATTAAATTATGGATTATCATTATACAGATATTTTTGAAATTGATGGGCAACTGATTGTTGCTGAAACGATTGAAGAGGCAATAAAATTGGCTTATGCTTTTAATGTATTGAATGATGGTTATGAGGTTACAAATATCAGACGTATAACGGCTGATTATCCACATACATATTATGCAATTGAAGAAGAAAAGGAAAATTGTCCGGGTTTAGGAATAGGAATCTCATCTCATGAATATGTTGACCTTGGATTGCCAAGTGGTACACTGTGGGCTACTTGCAATATAGGTGCTGAAAACCCCGAAGATGCTGGCTTGTACTTCCAATGGGGTGACACTCAAGGATATACCGCTGCACAAGTAGGTACTGACAAGGTATTTGATTGTGTACACTACAAATACAGCAACGCTGATGGCTCTGAAATGACCAAATACAATTCAACTGATGGCAAGACAGTCCTTGATAACGAGGATGACGCAGCCTATGTTAATTGGGGTAGTGATTGGAAGATGCCTACATTGGCTGATATAGAGGAATTGACTGCCAATACCACTCACGAAGTCGTTACTGTCAACGGTGTATCTGGTATGAGTTTCACTAGTAAAAACGGTAATGGTAATAGTATTTTTGTTCCTTTTGCTGGCTGTGCTGGTGAGAATGATGTTCTTTATGTTGAAAAGATAAGAGTATGCTATTATTGGTCAAGTTCACTCAATAGTGAGTATAATAGTTTTGCTCATAAACTTTATGTTAAAAATAATGGGAACGTCTATATCCGCAGCGAGAATCGTTGTGTCGGCTTCCCTGTGCGTCCTGTGCGTGTTCAGAACCAATAATAATCAAAAACAAAATTAAAACTATATATAAAAAATTATCGTTATGAAAAAAGAGTATAGTGTAAAAAGTGACCGTTATGGGCACACACATCATTTTGTTTTAACAACAAAGCCTAATTACATATTCAAACCAGCAGAATCATGGATGCCAATCTATATAACTACCGACTCTGCAACAAAAAAAATATTAGCCGTAGATACTGAAGGTGGCCCATATTTGACTGTTGGATGGAGTAATGATGAAATTGAAATCAAAGAAATATACGAAGTTGGCACAAAGATATTTTTCATATTAGAAGAGAAAAAAGATGAAGAATAGTTTTATTGTTTATGATAAGCATGTGGCTTTTTGGGGTTCTGAGTTTTCAAATTTTTACCCATGCAAATTCACTTATTTGGGTAAAGAGTTTAAATCTTCTGAGCAGGCTTTTATGTATGAGAAAGCATTGTTTTTCAAGGATAATAAAACAGCCGAATTAATACTTAATGCCAATACACCAAAAGAAGCCAAAGCACTTGGAAGACAAGTTGCAAATTATGATGATGAAATATGGGCTGAAGCCCGTGAAGACATTATGTATAATGTGGTTTTGGCAAAATTTACACAAAATTCAGAATTGGGAAAATTAATAACAAAAGCAGATTTATCAGATAAGACTTTTGTTGAAGGAAGCTATTATGATGGTATATGGGGTGTTAAAATGGATTATAGGAATCCTGATATTGATAATGAAGAAAATTGGAAAGGCCAAAATCTTTTGGGCAAAGTACTTAACAGAGTTAGAGAATTCATAATCAGATGCTTATAGGAATAAATTTATAAAATATAATGGATAAAACAAAAAACATAATGAAGTACGACGAATACATGGACAAAGAGTGCATTCCGATTTGCGATGCATTGAACGAGTTGCCTGGTGTGACCACATTCGAATCATGTTGTGGTCATCTTCAAAGACGATATGTTGTGTATCTTTATACCGACAACCCATATTCGATGGCTGTAATCGCAAGAGCATTGGACAGAAGATACCTTCCCGCAAAATCTACATGGAAAGTGACAATCGAAACAATTGATGTTGAAAGGATTCCACAGTTCTGCATCGGTATATATTCTGAAGAACCATTCAAAGATTATGATACAATGATGCATGATGTAAACGAGGTTGTTGAATCAATAAATTATTGGAGACAACCTGAATTTTATGACTATTTCAAGTTCACTAAATACAATAAAGATGTAAGTGAATCTTTGTGCCAATAAGTATATAATTACCAAAAAAAATTGTATATTTAGAATAGAGCAATTCATCCCCACCTGAAGGAAGGGGACTTCTTGCTTGATTAATTAAAACAAATATAATTTTAAAAAATTAAATAAATGAATGAAAAACAAAAAAATATGGAGGAATTTTGTCAGAGGGAAAAAGGTACTAAGATAAAGACTTTTTTCACCTCTGACCTGTAGCTACATTTCAGTCATTCTTCCATCTTATATTTCCATCCAGAAAGAAGAGAAGCCTGTGGTATTACATTAGAAGAGTTGCGACAGGATAAAGATGCAGCAATTGAAAAACACGATGAATGGTTAATTCAATTATGGAATAATACTGTTAAAAAATGTGACAACATCTATATTCTTGGTGATTTTTGCCTTGGTAACAAAGAGCGTACCGAACAAATTCTTAAAAGATTAAAGGGTAATAAATACCTTATCAGAGGAAACCATGACAAAAGTTGTAATGGTCTTGAAAATTATTTCAAATGGGTCGGTGATATTAAAGAGGTTAAATTTACCAATAATCAATATAAATTTATTGACCCAAATGAGACCTTCTGTGTTGAAATATGCCATTATCCATTATTAACTTGGAATAGAAGACCACATGGTACTGTACACCTCCATGGGCATTGCCATGGTACTATCGAAGATTTTAATACAAATTCAAAGGAATTAAGGCTTGATGTTGGCCTTGATACCAAAATTGCCAATTATAATTTAATTGATTTGGAAACAATTTATAAATATTTTATCGAAATTCGCAATAAATCAGGCGTTTCAACATTCAATGATTATAACGAATGGCTTATGAAAGAACAAGGCTTTAGAATGTGATTTTTTGAAAAATTAAAATTATTTTTGTATATTTAAATTATAATTTTAATAAAATGAAAAGAGGCAAGGCATATTATTTAATAAAAGAGTGCTTCGATGAGGTAAAAAAACAAATACCGAATATCGAACTTGACCAATATAGGGATGGTGGTTCTCTTGCGATAACAATACCCACTGACACATATGATAACATTGTTATGCTTGCACCAATTAGAAATGTGAAATTTAATGATAGAAACGAACATTTTATTGAATATGTGGTCACATTAAAAGAAGGGTGTACAAAGTTCGAAGACTTTTATAATAAAGAAAATACATTGGAAAGTGTTATGCTTGAAGATAGGCCTTATATGTTACCAAATCATAAATTTGACCAAAATAAATTAAAATCTGAAATCATAAAAATTTTAAAAAATAGATTAAAAATAAATTAAAATTATGACACTTGATGAATTAATAACACATTTAACAAATCTTAGCCAAGCAGATTATGATAATTATGAAGTTAATATCACTGAGATAAATATTGATGTTAATAATGAGAAAATAATAATCAGTTAAAAAAAAAAATAGTATATGAACATTTATTATTTGGGATTTAAGTTTAAGGCTGATGTAATCGTATTAAAGGTCACAGCCAATCAATTGGCCAATGAATTGTTGGGCAATGCCGATAATATAATGGATTTGAAATGGAACCATGAACACAAAGATACTGAATTTGGAATAAGTGAACAAGGGTATACCAATCATTTTTATATTGATGGAGAACGATATGTCGTTGAATTTTCAGATGACCCACATTTCTTGAATTTGTATGAATATCATAAGGAAGACGATGGAACATGGTATGGTGAAAATAGAGTTGCTGAAAATATTCCATGGATTTGCCTCAAAATAGAAGACGAAAACGGTAATGAAATTTATAATTTAAATAATGAAATATAATTATGATATATCCATTAACAAAAGAACATCTTACTAAAGACGATATTAAGGTTGTTAAACACCTAAATGCTATTAATAATCTTTTTAAAAAGGGTGACTTAACCGTATCATCTTTATTTGCTGATACTGGTTCATTAAAATTGTTAAAAACTATAGATGGTATTGATTATGAAGTTGAATCTTATTGTCATATTATTTGTGATGGTGGTGACCCTGATTCGTCTGGATTTTTTGGTATACATTCTCAAGAAGAATTGGAAAATTTATACGAAGAAGAAAATGTTTAAAATAAAAAAAAAAGAAAAATGTTTGTAATTTAATATGGATACAGTAAAGGTTTATATTCAGCATTACCAATGTGGTCTTAGCGGCGAACTTATAGATTGCAGACATTATAAAGGAGAATGCAGGGAATGTTCAAACCATCATAAGAGTTTTGTCGAAGAAAAAAATGTGACAAAAGATGAACTTTTAGAATTAATAAATAACGCATCAGATTGGTATGATGTTTTAGAAAAATATGAAAAATAAAAAGGTATTATTATAAATTAATGAATGTTTATTATTTAGCGTTTAGATATGAAAAAGACGTAAATGTTGTAAAAGTTACTGCAAATCAATTGGGTAATGAATTATTAGGCAATACTGATGATATTTTTGCCTTAAAATGGGATAAAGAACGTGAAGAAGACGAATTTGGTATTAGTGACCAAGGATTTACAAAACATTTATGGTTTGATGGTAAAGATTATGTAATAGAGTTTGCTGATGACCCTCATTTCTTCAATATTTATGAATACGCTAAAGACGAAGAAGAGCCAAATAAATGGTATGGCGAACATATAGTAGCAAGAAACATTCCTTGGGTCTGTATTAAAATTGAAGATGAGGACGGAAATGAAATTTATAATTTGAATAATGAAATTTAAAATGGAAAAAAGCATAAAAGTATTAATCATTCCTGATGTTCACGGAAGGGAATTTTGGCGTGAGCCGGTAAAAGAGATTTTAGAAAATACAGATGCGAGAATCGTTTTCTTAGGCGATTACCTTGACCCTTATCCGTGGGACTTTGACCATAATCATTACCAACAACAAGCAATTGATGTTTTTAATGAAATAATCAATTTGAAAAAAGAAAACAAAGACAGAATTACTTTATTGCTTGGTAATCATGATATGGGATATAGATTCGGCCTTGATATATGTGATTGCCGTACTGACTATTATAATTTTGAAAAGATTAGGAATACATTTATTGAGAATAAGGATTTGTTCCAACTTGCAGATGAAGAATACATTGAAGATAAGCACTATATTTTTAGTCATGCAGGAATACACAAAGGATATGTGAAATATGCATTTCCCGATGAGTTTGATTCCATAACCGAAGAAAATGTTGTTGATTATTTTAATAATGCCTATTTTACTGAAGACCCTAAAGTCATTAATTCACTTGGAATGTATGATGCTTATAGAGGATATGGAGCATATGATTATGGCTCTCTTGTATGGGCTGATATTCATAGCTGGCTTCATAGACTTTCAGACGAAGAGGAATATGATGTATATCAAATATTTGGGCATACTCAAATGGAACACGGAAGTGGTGGTTTTTTTGCAAATACATTTGCTTGTTTAGATAGTGCTGAAGCATTTATAATTAATGATTTAGGAAAAATTGAACAATTTTAAAAATAAAATTTGTATATTTTAATTGAAGATAATTTTAAAAAAGAAAGATAAAACATTAAATAAAGATTAGAATATGATTTGGATTAGACTTATTTTAACACTTGTCATCATGTTAATGGCAATTTACTATGTAATGCTTTTATTTCAATGTGTAACAGATTGGTTCAAATTCACCAATAGGAAAATAACATTTAAGAGATGTTTGATACCTTTTTATTATTGGATTGCACCAATTAATGAAGGAAAAAAGAACAAACCTGTTTCGGACTATGCTGATGAAGAAAGTCATGAAACTGAAACACGTGAAAAGAATATTAAAGAAAAAACTTCGTTTAAAAAAACTAAAAAATAAATTTATTATTAATTAAAAATTAAAAAAACATGTTTAAAAATTCAAAAGAAGATGGCCCAATGACCATCAGTAAAAAAGTTATCATTGGTATTGTTAGTGTTGCAATCGCAATAATTATGATTTGTATTTGCGGTTCGCTTTTTGAAGATGCCGACAAATCAAAGAACTATGTATGCCAAATGCCTATTACAGGTGAGTACCATGTATGGACCGAAGGCGGTTTGCAAATGCAAATGTTTGGTAATGTAGAGTCCTATAGCAAGACTTCTCAAGTTGAGTTTACAGGTATTGAGAAAAATGAATTTGGCTATGTTGCTGTAGGAAAGAACCCAGCTGCTTCAGTCACGTTTAATGATAAAAAATTCTAAAATATTTTCCGTGTCATATTGATTTTTTGTTAATGTCGTGCTATTTATAAATAAAGATTCAACAATTTTTTTACAAAGAAAATATGACAAATATTTAGAATATTGTCGTCTTTACGAGAAATCATAAAGATTATCACAGGGCAATATCGGTGAAGTTAGAAATGATAATACCGAGATAAACAACAAGATTGCGAAAGGCTTGTTGTCATCGTAACGAGTAGGAACTGAATAAATATAATGTTCCCAAGAGTGTCCTGCCCTTAACACATAATGGTGAAGGTGAAAATGTACTCTGGACTATGCTAAAGAATAATCGGATAAAAAAGGCATAGATTTATGGGATAAAGAGCCCATAAGGTAACAAACGAATGGACGTGGTATGATAGTTGGCTCATTCCGTGTAGTTTTGCCGACAGACAAACAAAACATGGAAAAGATTCAGAGAGATTTCGGTTCAGAAGAGGCTTTGATTAACAACATCGTTAGACCTACACTTTATAAAGTTGTAACAGCGTGTGGCCCTCTTATGTCATCACTGCAATCAGTATCTGAAACTCGTACAGACCTTATTGATTATATTACAGACCAATTGAATAACGGTGTGTACAAGACAAAGGCCGTTAAGACAGAGGTGCTTAACGAGATTACAGGTGAAAAGGAAATGAGAACCACTGCTCAAATTATAGAGGATAGTTTGGCACCTCGTGGTTATAAGAGACAAGAGGTTTCACCCTTTAGCCAATATGGTATTACTTGTGGTTTGGTGTCAATTACTGATATTAAGTATGATGCTGCAACACAAGACCAAATTGATGCTCAAAAGCAAGCTAATTTGGCTGTTATAACTTCAAAAACAAGGTCAATAGAAGCAATGCAAAAGACCATCCAAATTGCTGAGGAAGGTAAGGCAGCAACAGAAAAGGCTAAGTGGGAACAAGAGCGTATAAAGATTGTCGAAGTCACTAAGGCTGAACAGGAACGAGAGGTTTCACGACTTGCAGCAGAAAAGGCCGAGTTCGATAAGAAACGAGTTATTGCTGAAGGTGAGGCTAAGGCCGCAGCAAATAGAGCACTTGTTGCAGCAGGTCTTACTCCTATTGAAAAGGCAACAATTGAAAAGGAAACCAAGATTGGTGTTGCACAGGCTTTGAAAGATATTAGACTTCCAAAGATTGTTATGACAGGCAATAATGGCGGTGGTGGAAATACAGCATTTGATGCCATGGGCCTGAAAGCAATGACAGAACTTGTGGATAAAATGTCGGAGTAAATAAAATTACTTTAATCAAAAATATGTGGGGCAATTATTAAAATTGTCCCTTTTTTGTTTTTAAAAAATAATTTTGTATATTTGTAATAAAAAACAGAACATGGAACCAAACATTAGTGAAGACATGATAAACGAGTTGCATCAGTTGACTGGCGCAGGCATGATGCGGTGCAAGGAGTCACTATCTGCACTTGTAGAAGCGTTAAAGGCAAACATAAATAGACCGAGAAAAACGGACGTAGGATATAAAATTAAAATTGATTTTGAAGAATATCCTTTAAGGAAACCGCCAATAACACAGGCAGCGCCCAGCTTTATTAGATTTATTGGGGTGTGTGGTGATGAATTGCAACCATCATGCAAACGAGAATGCACTTATTTTTCGTGCGATTACGAGTTTGGAGAACTTCCAGAGACTCTTAATAAAGTATATAATGCGTATCAAAAAGAAAATTTTAAGACATTTTCTGAACGAAATGATGATGTACTTACAGAATTAACAAGACAAATGTTTAAAGAGTTTGATGATTTCCTTAAGAAAGAATTTGGCAAAAAATTCGTTCATACGGAATATTTTACGACAACTTTTTCATAAAAAAGTAAAGTTTGGCACAGTTTTTGTATAACTGACATACTCCCACGATTGAAATCGTGGGGTTCTTAATTTCTTAAGAACCTGTATTTATCAACAAGTTATTCTTGTTGACCACGCTTGACACATCAAGTGGCGCTGTCAGCAGCGCAAGGTGATTTTGTTCATATCGCTTCAATATGTTAATCGCAGCGTTTAAATCACGGTCTATTACTATGGAATCGGAAATCTGTACCGTCCTGTCGGACAGTCCAACCCTTTCCTCAAACAATTTGCCGGTCAGACAGTTTTGTTGTGTTGTCCATTTCTCGTTAATGGAAATAAGTTCAGTATTGCTGTTCTGACATTTGTATGACAAATATTCCATAAATGTGGCTATTGATGATTCACTGAAGTTGCGAGAATTCTTCGTTAACTTGTTGCTTCTCTTCTCCATCAGTGTCTTCACACTCAAGTCACCAACTACAATTGTCTTGTAGTTCATATTCACCAATTTCTTGCTCTGAATATGCAGAGTCTGTTTTATCTGTGCATTTTTCCTTTTATACAGTTTGTTCTTCACCTTCTTTAACTTGCAGTGACGGCTGCTGCCCTTTGTGCATTTATCCATTTTGGACTGAACTGACGATATCTGCTTGCGGAAATACTTGTTTATCCTTCTTGCTTTGTTCGGTATCGTGACAACATTGCCCAAATTATCGACACAGTTGCACAGGTTTTTAATGCCAAGGTCAATCGCAAGTACCTTGTTTTCAGTTGTCAACACCTCTTCTTCGTCAACATGGTTTGCTACACCTAAGTCAAGCAGATATTTTCCGTTGACCATCTTCAGTTTGACTTCCTTGACAGTTAAAGACTTGTAGTCAATATTCGGGATACCTTTATAAGTTACGGCAATACCATTTACTTTCAATGTGGTGTTATTTATGAATTTCCATCCCGATTGGTTGTACACAACAGTGTGAAATTTGTCAACATCGTTGATTTTATGGGGCGGTTTCGCTGTATGGTCTTTTTTAACCAAAGTGAAAAAAGACTTGTATGAGGAATAGATTTCCTTGGCAACCCTTTGGCTTGCCTTGGAGTTAAGGCAAGTTAAAAAGGGATTTTCTTTTCTGAGGAAGGTTATATCTCTGTCAAGGTCAAATTCGGTTTTTATCTTTCCTGTTGTTTCATAGGTTTGGTTTTCGATGTCGATAAGCAGGTTATACAAAAGGTTCCTTGCAAGGGACAGGTTTTTCAGTTCCTGCTCCTGCTGACCATTCGGGAAAAGTCTTAATGTATATGTCCTGTACTGTATCATCACTTATAAATAGTATAATTATTAAAAAAAGTCAAGAAATTAATAAAAAATTTTATTTATTTAATAAAAAAATTGTATATTTAGGATAGAGCAATTCATCCCACGACTAAAGTGGTGGGCTTTCTTGCTCGTTTATCGTAAAAGAAATAGAAATTAATTAAAATTTAAAAAACATGAATAAAAGATTCGTATTAAGCAAAGAAAGTAACCCAAACTACCTTTGCAGTATTTGTAGACTTGGTGAAACATTCCCAATTGAGGGCGCTGATAAACTTGTTAAGACCGTGGTAAACGGTTATGATATTGTTATTGGCAAGGATTACAAGGAGGGGGATATTGTAGTTTATTTCCCCGTTGAAACCGCTATTAGCGAGATGTATCTTTCAGCAAACAATTTGTTTGAGCGTTCAGAATTTGAGCGTAATGCAAATGCTGACTCTGTAAAGGAATACCTTATTGAATTGGAGAATGCTGATAATGAGAATGACACACAAAAGGCTGAAGAGTTGTCAGCTAAGATTAAATCAATGTGTGGATTTTTCAATAAACATGGACGTGTTCGTATTTTGAAACTTCGTGGACAATATTCCATGGGATTTATTGCAGGTGTTGATTCACTTGTTAACTATGACCCGACATTGAAAGATACTGATTGGGAGAGTCTTGTGGGAACACAATTTGACTATATTGATGACAAGGAGTTCTGCCATAAGTATATACCAATGATTAATGGAAGACGAGGACAAAATCAAAACCATGATTCAAAGGGCAAATCAATATGGAAGTGGAGAATGAGAAAATTGAAGAAATTCAATAGACTTGTTGATGGACAATTTGAATTTCATTATTCTACTAAAATGCTTCCAGAGCATATTAATGAGTTCAAGCCTGATGATATTGTTGCCATAAGCACTAAAATTCATGGAACGAGTGTGATATTGTCTAACATCCTTGTTAATAGGAAACTTTCAATTTGGGAGAAAATCAAAAAGTTCTTTGGTTTTAAAGTACCTATGACTGAATATGGTAACATATATTCTTCAAGAAGTGTTATCAAGAATCAATACTTGGATAAAGATAGACGTGGTTTCTATGGCGTTGATATATGGGGTTGTGTAAACAGAGATTTTTCACCTTATCTATCTGAAGGTATGACCGTATATGGCGAAATTGCAGGTTATCTTGAGAATTCAACTAAAATGATTCAAAAGCAGCACGATTATGGCTGCAAACCTGGCCATTGGAAATTTATGCCATATCGAATTACCGAGACTGATGTTGATGGTAATAAGAAAGAGTGGGAACTTGCAGAAGTTGATGCATGGACACATAAACTTGTCGAAGAGCACCCTGAACTTGCCGATAAGACCCTTTTCTTGGATATTATCTATCAAGGCCGTTTCGGTGATATGTACCCTGATGTTCCAGAAGATGAAAATTGGAACAAGAATATTCTTGCAAGAATGAAGGGTGATAGGGAACTTATCCTTATGGAGGAAGATGAACCTATGTGCAAAAACAAAGTTCCTCGTGAGGGTGTTGTTGTCAGACTTGTAAATGACCAATTTGCAAGGGCATGGAAATTAAAGAGTGCAAGACATTATTCACTAGAAGCTAAACAGCACGATAATGGTGAGGTTGATATGGAAGAGGCTGATTCCTCACAAGAAGAGAATGCTTAAAAGGCATAAAAAAAGGCTCTGAGTAACTCAGGGCCTTTTCTGTTTTCATAATGGTTTATATTCAAAATTTCGAACCTTAAATGGTGTATAAAGTTCATTTGGCACTTTAGATGGGTCAGCCACATAAATATCAATTATAGCATCCATTAAATATCCGTGTTCAGGCGTTCTAAGATTTTCCGTTAACATATGGGCATATTTTTTACCCACAGTACGATTTACTTTTCCATTGGCCTTGAATGTAATCTTATCAGGCTCCCAAATGCACTCATATTTAATCCAATTTTCAGTGGGGTCTAGTTTTTGTTTACAATAAGGAATATTTTTTGATTTAATATTCCTATGTATTAAATCCTCATCATTATAATGGACATTTGATGTTGTCAGCCATGATGGATTTATCCATGGGAATTCTTTTGTGAATATTTCCCAATAGTCTTTATTCTTTGACCATGCTTCACATATATCAATTTCAGGTGGCCAATTGCCATCGCCGCTTAACCAAAATGAAGCGCCTACATTTAATCCTTTAGGCATTAATGCTTCTACAGAGAAAGTGCCATAATCAAATGAGGTTAATGACCTTATAAGACCTCTTTCTAATGAAGGATGATAAATTTTTCCATCCCAATATTTAACATCTTTGGGATTTGGCCTATAATACATTGAAATTTCATTGTTTTCGTTTATTTTAACGACATCAGGTGTGTCACTAAGCCAATAATAAGGCTCGTCAGGATGTATTATCCTACCACCTTCCATTTTGCAGTCCCAATCATAACCGCACCAATTTATTACCATAACATTTAATTTTATAATAAATAGTTTTTAAAAAAACTTTTTTGTATATTTGAATTAGTTTGGCATAGAATTTGATGAAGAAAATATATAAATAATTAAAACATGAAAATCACGAAAGAAGAGTATAACTATTTTTGGACATGGATGGAAATACCATTGAAGGATGTACCTAATGATGCATTACTTTGGTGTTATAAACAGGATAAGCAAAATTCAATAATGTCAAAGTCCATTTGGAAAAGTGAAATAGATAGAAGAGGTTTAACAGTTTAAAATAATAAAATATGGCACAAAATATTAATAGACTAGAAGTTTTTAAAGCGATACAAACAATTTCCAATTACATTAAAAATGACGGAAAAAAATCAAAAAAAGTTAAAGAAGCATTTCAATTGCTGTCTGATTTTTTTAATATAAATAATGAAAAAGAGATAAGTATATTGTCGGTAATTTATTATGATTTTATGAGCACTGATTTTGGGCGATATTGCTCAAAGGACTATATATCTTTCCATTCACTATTAGAAGGTTTCGGTAAAAAGGACATTATTGGCTTATTTGAAATGCAGGCTGAAATTGATGATTTATGTGCAAGACGGCTTATTTTTATTTATCCCATAAGAAAATATATAAAAAGTACATTTAAAAATTATTATCGGATATATCTTAAAGAAAAATCATTTTCTTCTTTTATAAATGATGACGAAAATAATATTTTTTTTGCTACTCTTCAAGATGATGAATTAATGGATTTGGGCGATTTTATTAAGGATTATGTATCAGTAAGTGATGATTCTTATTTTCTTTATTATAAAGATTGTTTAAAGGCTTGTTTTCCAGAAAATAAAGTTGCCTCGAAAATAATTGATTATATTAATAATAATGATTTTTTAGTCCTTAGATGTCTTAAAAGATTAAGTGATGGCATTTATAACAACAATATAATGAAATTTAAATTATCTGATATATTAGGACAATATTATTGTAATGCCGAAATAAGAAGATGTTTAAACAATTTAAAAAAAAGCAAAGGTAAATCACCATTAGAAACTTGTGGCTTATTCAATATAACAAAGGCCTCTCAAATAGATAAAATAGAAATTTCTCTTCAGCCATGGGCGATAAAGGAATTATTTGGCATTGATGAAGAAATGCAAGCCAATCAGGAAATCAATGGTCCTGTTTCTTATATCAGCAATAGGAAGATTAAGAAAAAGGAACTCTTTTATAATAAAGAAAACGATAAAGACATTCAAAGATTATTTGAATTATTGGATGATAAGAACTATAAAAAAGTAACAAAAAGATTAAATGACAAAGGTTATAAAAAGGGGCTAACATTAATACTACATGGTGGTCCTGGTACAGGCAAGACTGAAACTGTTTTACAATTGGCCAAAAAGACAAATCGAGATATATTGAAACTTAATATTGACGAAATACGCTCGTGTTGGGTAGGCGAAAGTGAGAAGAATATGAAAAATGTCTTTGATATGTACAGAGAGTACATGGAAAAGGCAAAAAAGACCCCTATATTATTCTTAAATGAGGCTGATGCTATTATTTCAAAACGTACTGATATTGGTACAAATGCAAGTGTTGATAAGATGGAAAATTCCCTTCAAAACATTTTATTGGATGAATTAGAAAATTTCGAGGGGATTCTTATTGCAACGACAAATCTAATTAACAATATTGATAATGCTTTTGACCGTAGGTTTTTGTTCAAAGTTAAATTAGACAAACCTTCAATCGAAGTCAAAGAAAAAATTTGGAAATCAAAATTAAGTGATGTATCTGATGGTATAATAAAAGATATTGCGGTTAAATTTGATTTTTCAGGCGGACAAATAGACAACATTGTTAAAAAGATAAATATTGACAATATTCTTTGGGGAAACAAGCCTAACAAGGAAATGCTTGAAGATTTCTGTTCTAAGGAATTGTTGATTGATACGAAAACAAAACCAATTGGTTTTCAAAAATAAGAGTGAACAAATTTAAATTAATAAAAATATGGAATACAAAGGAAAACATATTGAAGATGTTAAATATATCACTATTGAAGAAGACCCGATTTTTGAATATGATTCAAATTATGTTGATTTTGATTTGCAAGATTTAGAAAACCTTGCTGAACATTATAAGAAAAAGGAAAAAGAATTAAAAGAATTAGGCATTGATTTTAAAAATCTAAGGATTGTGTTTTGGGCACAAGATTATGATTATAATTCAAATGGTCCTGATGAATATGAGCAAGCAAAAATCTATTTTTCCTATGAAAGAAAAGAAGCCGAAACTGAGACTAAAAAAAGAATCCTAAATGAGAAGGAATTAATTGATTTTAAAATCGAAGAAGAAAAACATTTGGCAGAAGCAAAGGCTTGTATTAAACAATATGAAATAGAAAAAGCAATAAAATTGCTTGAAGAACATGGCTATAAAATCTTTTAAAATTATTTTTTGTATATTTAAAATAAAAATATAATATTATGAAAAAGTTTATATTTATGACTCACTTTATGTTTTTTATGTTTATGCTTACTTCATGCATAACAGATGATGTTGTGGTATATAGAGAGGTGCCGACAAGGACTTATATAACCACACCGTATTATTACCCATATACCTATCACAATGTGCCAAGGTATTATTACAAGCCTTATGGATGGAATTATAATTATCATCGTCCAAGACCATATGTATCACCAAGACCACATTATAATCATAATAATCAGCCTAATGGTCCTGGACATCATAACCCAGGTCATAATAATTCAGGCCATCATTATAATAATACGCCTAATAACCATGGGCACAATAATGGCCATAATTCACAGGCTGTAGTTAGGCCTAATAGCAATAATAGACCAGGTTCAATGAGTGGCACTAATAGACCCACAACAAATCAAGGGCCAAGAGGAAGGAGATAAAACATGGAGATTGTGTTAACAGTTTTTATTATAGTAGTTTCATTTGTCTGTTTTGGATATCTTTTCTATGAAATGTTTCTGTTCGATAAACCGACTGTATTATTTCAAAACAAATATAAAAAATTTGAAACCGGTTTGATTTTAAAATATTATAGTAGCTGTTATCACGGGAAATTTAAGCAATACAAGATAATTGGGACTTATGAAATTTTAGACCGAGATGGTAAATATCTATGGATGAAGAGTTTAAAAACGGGTAAAGAAGTTGAGACTAACTTATATCTTGACATTGAATTTGAAACAATGTCTCTTGAAACAAAAGATGGTATAATAATAAAAAAATATAATTTTGATTAATTATGACTTATAGACAACTTATTGAAACACTTGAAATTGTGGCCAAATATGATGGTGGCCTTGATAAAGAATGTTATAAAATGTGGGCTGAACACGATGAACATGGAATTACATTTGATTCAAAATGGGAGGTTTCAGCCGAAGACATTAGAAAATTAGCAGCAATGAATTGGGGACTTGGTTGTGATGGCGACTATGATGAAGAGACAGATGTACAATGGGAAAACTATGATAAACTTAGCGATGAAGAACTGATTAAACTTTTCAAAGAATATAATGGCATTTATACATATGAATAAAATTTGAATCATGAAAGACCTAAAAGAGCCAATAGAATTATTTGGATATGAGTGTGGTAAAGGGTGGTTTCCTTATATTAAGGAGGCACAGGATTTAATGGATGAGTACAACAAAGAACATCCTGACGAAGAAGAGGTGAAGTTTACACAGGTAAAAGAAAAATTCGGTACATTATGTTTATACTTAAACAGATATCCTGATGATTTTAGCGATAAAATATGGGAAATCGAGAAGAAAAGTTATGATACATGTGAATTTTGTGGTGCAAAGGGTGCTACTAATAAAGCAACACACGGATGGTATATGACATTATGTGATAAATGCCGTCAGGAAGAAATTGTAAATTACAATAAAAGGTTTAATATTGATAACAATGGAAAATAAAATATGTGTCTATGCTATTTGCAAAAATGAATCAAAGTTTGTTGAGCAATGGTATAAGAGTATGTCAGAAGCTGATAGCATTGTTGTTCTTGACACAGGTTCAACCGATGATACTGTTGAAAAATTAAAAAAATTAGGTGTTAAAGTTGAACAAAAAATAATTGAACCGTGGGGATTTGGCGATGCAAGAAACGAATCAATGAAACTTATTCCTGACGACTGTAACATATTGGTTTGTACTGATTTAGATGAATATTTTGAAGAAGGATGGGCAAAACCATTGAGGGAAAAATGGGTCGAAGGCGTACATAACAGATGTGTTTATACATATTATATACGACCAGACCATTTTATTTATTATGATAAAATCCATGGCCGTAATTATTATTGGAAATACCCGATACACGAAATGCTTTGCTGTGATAAAAGTGTTGGCTTAACGACTTTATATTTGCAAAATGAGATTGTTTTACACCACGATAGAGATGCTTCAAAAAGCAGAGAAAGTTATCTTAGATTGCTTGAACGTAGGGTTAAAGAAAATGAAAATGATTTTATTGGGATAATTTATCTTGTTGGTGAATATCAAGCAGTTGGAAGACACGAAGATGTTTTGTCCCTATTGGAAACAGTTGACCTTGATAAATGTGATAATGACCTTTATAGACTATCCATCGCAAAAATAAAAGCAGAAACATTATTACATTTTGGGCGTACAAAAGATTGTATTGGATGGATTAATTATTGTATGCGTATTAATAAATCATACCGAGAATTATATTATCTTTTGGCTAAATGTTTTGAGGAAAATAATGACCTTATGTATTATACATTATTAAAAGGTATAGAAAATTCCACATATCATCAGGATTGGTTTGAGAAGGAATATTTGTGGAAAGGTGGTATGTACTATGATTTATTGTCTTTAACTGCATATTATTCTGGGCATATAGCTGAAAGTTTGATTTATGCAGGAATGGCTTTAAAAATTGAACCTAATAATGATAGATATAAGCAAAATATCAATTCAATAATTAATAATTTAAGTGAAGAAGAAATAATAAAATATAGGCAAAATATCAAAGATGGAAAATAAAATATGCGTTTATGCTATTTGTAAAAACGAGTCACAATTCGTTGAGAAATGGGCCAAAAGTATGTTAGAGGCCGATAGCGTTGTTGTTCTTGATACAGGTTCAACTGATGATACAGTTGAAAGATTGAAAAGTTTTGGTATAACTGTTGAACAGAAAATAATTGAACCATGGCGTTTTGATGTGGCAAGAAATGAATCAATGAAACTAATACCCGATGATTGCAACATATTAGTTTGCACTGATTTAGACGAAATATTAGAGCCAGGATGGGCTAAAGTTCTTAGGGAAAGATGGATTGACGGCGTTCATAAAAGATGTTGGTATAAATATGTTTGGAGCCATATGCCCGATGGAAGTAATGGTAGAATATTTTGGTATAATAAAATCCATGTTAAAGGTTATGAATGGCAATATCCTGTTCATGAATTATTGACTCTTATACCAGGTTATGAGAAAAAAGTTGACGGGCTTAAAGACTTATATATTGATGAAGACGGTTTTAAACTCCATCATTATCCTGCACCCAAGACAAGCAGAAGTACTTATTTACCGCTTTTAGAATTAAGAGTTAAAGAATACCCATTGGATGTTTCAGGATGGCATTATTTAACACATCAATATTTTTATGAGGCCAAATATGAAAATTGTATTGAATGCGGTAAGAAAACGCTCGAATTATTTGATAAAGAATTAACTCCAATTGACAAGTCCAATCTGTGTTTATTTATCGGTTATTCATATAAAGCATTGAAGCTATATGAAGAGGCTTTGCAATGGTTTTATAAAGGTATTACCGAAGATAAAACTTATATAGAAAATTATCTTGAAGTCGCTGATTTATATTTATTTAGTATTGATAAAAAAGATAAATACGATTTAGCATATAATATATTGAAAAAATGTTTTAAAAACAGTTATAGGCATTACTCTTGGCTGGAAAAAGATGACTCATTTACTTATAGGCCGTATGATTTATTATCAATTGCTGCATATTATTCAGGCAAAAAGCAAGAATCATTATATTATGCATTCTTGGCAAGAGAAAATAATAAAGCAGATAAACGTCTTGAAGATAATGTTAATATTATTATGGAAAATTTGGGGAAAAATAATAATTTTATTTTATAATCATGGAAACACAAAATAAGGCATTAGAAGGCTATATTAACCATTCAGGTGGCGCAATTGGCGCTGATTTTTATTGGGGTGAAACAGGTGCTAAATACGGTGTTGTTTCAAATCATTACTATCATGGAGAAAAAACACCTTATGGCAATTGTGAAATATCTGACGAGGTTTATGATGAGGGCCGATATGAAGTGGCAAAAGCAGCTAATTATAATTATGGCTACAAATATAAAACGATGAAAAACAATCTTCTCATCAGAAATTGGGCACAAGTTAAATATTCTGATGCTATATTTGCAATCGGCCATTTAGCAAAACCAGGCGAGAAACTATTCCCAAATCAAAAAGAAGACACAAGAGTTGCCACAAATGCTGCGGTTCAAGGCGGAACTGGCTATGCTGTCGCAATGGCTATACTTAATAATAAGCCTGTCTATGTGTTTGATATGGAAAGAAATCAATGGTTTAGTTGTATTAACAATAAATGGGAGAAGACTGATACCCCAATATTAACCAAAAATTTTGCGGGTATTGGGTCACGAAATATTAATGATAATGGTATAAAAGCAATCGAAGAAGTTTATTTAAAAACAATTAATAATGGCTAAAATACATATTTTTGACAATGATTTGGGTAAAGAAACATATTGTTTTGAAACACAATGCCCATTACCAATCAAAGTATTATTCGTTAAAGATAGAATAACAAAGCAAAAGTATTTGATGGAAAGGACAGAAGATGAAGACCCTTTTACTGGTCATCACTTTTTGCATCCTTGTAATTATAATCAATATGATAATGTCGAAGTAAAAATTGAAGAATAAGATGGAAACAAACAAATTAAATGTAGCCGAATTAAAGACTAATGCCAAGACTGAAGAAAAACTTACAACTGAAGACTTCAAGGGCTTTATTAGCGGCGTTAAACAAGCGATGGAACTTAAAATAGAAGAATCCGTGGTATTTACAAATGCCAATGGAAAAATACAATATCCTAATTTCTATAAAGTTATTGAAGAAAGAATGACACCAACAGGTAGAATTGAATATTGGACTTTACCATTATATGAACCAATAACAGAGGACGAAATTAATGGTAAACATTTATTTCAGGCTAAAGAAACCAGAACAGAAAAAATGTTAAAAAAGTTTAATTTAAATTCAGATAAAAAAGAAGAAAATTATATTCATCTTTTCTTGGATTTAGAAACAGCAATGTCTTATGTTGAGAAACAGTTCAAGGGTTATCAATATACAAGGCCCGTAATTTATGAATGTGAATGTATGACACCTGAGATTATAATTAACCCTGATAACACTGTTAAATGTGAAGCGATTAAGTTTATAAGACCTATTTCCCAATTTGTTAATTTTAAAAATTTTGAGTATATTAAAATGGTATTGCCTGAAAAAAAGAAGTCATATGGAATACAGTATGATGAAAGCCAAATAAATGGTGATACAGACTATGTTGAATAATTAAAATCTTAAATTATGTACGAAATAGAAGTTGAAAACAAAAATTTGATAATAACAGACCCATGTTATTTGGACAATGTTCTTGACAAGAATGATTTAACTCTTGCTCTCATGGATTATTGGGAAAAATTCTTTGGAGGAATACGAGGGGATAATTATAGTTCAAAATTACAAAAATTTGGGTTCACAAATAATATATGCTGTAGTACTTTATATGGTGATTGGTCTTGTACTGCATATCATGTTAAAATTGACCCAAGAGAAATAAATACAGTTAAAGAGCTTGACAAGTTTGATAACTTAAAGGAAAGTATAGATAAATACCATATTGGAAAATTATGTGCTGACGCTGGTATGGTGTGTGTTGTAGATGCTGATGATGTTAAAAAGTTTAACCCACATTTTTTTGAATGGGCAATTTTTCATCAACATTGTGTAACAGCAATACCAAATTTTACTGGCACAATCGGTATTCATGATATTGACCCAAAATATGAAGATATGCCACATTATAGAATTAGAACCATATATGGCATTAGTAGTGTGAAAAAGAATGATAATTTCTTTATATATCAAACAGGCCTATGAGCGTTTTTAAAAGTTGGGTAATAGAATGCTATTGTTGTGGTGATATACGATTTAGCACTACATTTAACGGGCTTTGTAAATATCATACTGTTTATAAGAAAAAAAGTATAAACCCGCTTGCAGACGAACTGGCGGGTTTTGACAAAATGCCCAAATATATCGGTTTTTGCAACGATGAATGTGCTGATAAATATTTCACTGAAATTGAACCAAGAGATAAAGCATTTTACAAGAAAATCATAAAACAATGATTAACGAAGAAAAAATATTAGGAAAACTAATAACAGAGGAATTAGGCGTTTTAGATGAAGTTGGTAATTGGACTAATAAAATTGCAAATGATTTTATTTTAAATTGCCCTAAGGAAACCCAAGAAATTGCTGAACATATATATTTTAAATCATCAAAATGGCTTAAAAGAATTGTATCAATGTCATTGAAATCTTGTAGGAGACAATTAAGCCGTGCCATTGCAAAAGTCAGAAAAGATTATGATTATACCCATGGCGGAAATACTTCGGTTACAGTTTAATAAATAAAAAAAAAGGGAACTATATACTTGATGGCACAGGATTTTGAACAATAGGAAAATATTTGTGGTATAACTATTTATGATTCGGCTGCGGGAAAACCCACTTCTTTAGATGTGGGATGAAAGCAGCCTTAACAAAATATTTTGTTTTTTCAAATATTTTTAGTATATTTGTACAGAAGTTCCGAGTTAGGGATAGTACTAACTACCACCAAGGGGTTTGCCTTGCAGAGATGGAAATGCATCTCAAAAAAATGGGGACAGAGAAGGACTATCTCTGTGTGGAGTTAAAGTAAGTGGTTGCACTATGCTTCCCCAAGCACTTCGGTGCTATGCTCCCAAGAACCCCACTATTTCAATAGTGGGAGTAGTCAGAAGGAAACAGATGTTATGAAACAAGAAATAATAAAACTAAATAAAAATAATTTAGTAAATATTGTATGCAAAAGTATAAGACAAATCATTAATGAATCAAATTGTTTGAAATATAATATTGACATTTCTAAAATTGACATTGGAGATTTAAAAAAGGCTTATAAAGATTTTAGACTTGTACCAACACAAGCGTGTTTTGATGATGTATTATATAGGCCAACAACAATCAAAGAAGCTTTTGGTGATATTTTGCAACCAGACGATGTTGTTAACAAAATAATCAATAAATATGGCATACCATCAAGTTGTGTTCTTAAAAGAGAAGCTTACAATAAAATCTACATATATGTTGTCACGGCAGTAATTGGGATTAATGATAAACTTATAGAAAATGATATGTCAAAGATGGGTTATTATTTGGGATTCAAAGGAAATATTCAGGATGTAGGTGGAATGCAATTTCAAACGCTTCAATTTGAACCATCAAGTCAATTACAGGATGATGAAACAGAAAACATAAAGTCAGCTTATAATATATTATATCATTGGACACCATCTTATTCATTAGATGGAATTATGCAAAATGGTTTAATACCAAGCAGTAAAAACAAAGTGTTTAATTATCCACCGAGAACATATTTAATGAAAGGAGATTGTAGTGATAGATATATATTAGGGTTGGGACAATCTTTATGCTCTTCAAATGATAACCCCAATAATAATGGTGAATATGCCTTGTTAGCAATAAATATTGAGAATATTGATGACGACATTAGATTCTATTACGATTCAAATAGTGAAATGGGAATATATACAGAGCAACCAATAGCCAAAGATAGAATTAAAATAATGAATACAGTGCAATTTGTAAAAAACATTAAAAATCAATAATTATATTATTTGTGCCGTTAGGTATATAATTGCCAAAAAAAAAACATAGAACATGTTCACAGAACTTTGTCAAAATTATCTCACTCAAGATAAGTGTAAATGTGGCTATTGCCAATGTTTTGGAGAAAAATGCCCTAATTATAATACCTTTTTAAATATTCAAGAAAATGCAGATTGTCAATTATACAACATGGAAAAAGAAAAATAATCCCGAAATCCATAGCGTTAGAGATGGTGTTAAAGGGTGGGCCGTGCAAACAGTAGCCCCAACAATAGAATATTATGGTTGGAAACAGTGCATTTTCGATAGTTACTATAGAGTCTGGGATGGAACAAAGCCTAAAGACCACACAATACAATTATTAAAAGAAACTTGGGGGGACAATTGGTTAATTGGCAAAAAATTTGTATATTATGAGTATCACGGTACTAACGGATACATGGATTGTATGTATGTATGGTATAAAGATGAAACTGAACCTGATTTAGATTTAGAATATTGGAAAAATAAATATAAAAATGAATTGGATTAAATTTTTTGAATTATGTTTTGTGGCTGATGCCTTTTGCAGATGGGCCCTTATTAACACTGAACTTTTAATAGAGTATATTAACCCTTTAATTTATACACTATGAAAAAAGTAATTAGAAAAACAGGCGAAATCATTGATGTAATTGCCTATAGTGGTGATGTGGAAAGAAGTGACCACGACAGCATTAGTTATGTCAATAAATTCGGTGAGGAAATACAAGAAAAATTAAATTATTATTGGGATTTAGCTGATTTAGAGAAAACAGATGAAGGCAAAGGTTATTGGGAAGATTTTAGAAACAAAGCAGCATTGGCTATCTTTTGCTCAAAACTTCTTAATCCAAATAATAAGAAAAATGATGTTTGCGAAAGTACAGCATTATCAATACATTATGCTGATTATTTGATAAAAAAACTTATTGAAAGTGCTAAATCAAAAGAAATTTTTGAAAAAAAAGAGTAATTTATAAATTTTGGCATGGTTTTTGGTAAAGAAAAGTATAAAAAAAATCTGAAAATGTTGGGATTTATAGAAAAAATAAAAAAACGTAAAGAATTCAATGCGGAAAACTGTCGTAAAAAACAACAAGTCATCGAAGACATTGATTTTTTGCAAAAAATAGATGACATAAAAGGAAGAATTGAATATGTTGTTGGTAATTCAACAAAAGAACACGCTGTAATCTATTGTATCAATCCTTCAAAGTATGATATGTATGTCAGAATTGCTGATTATTTTGAAAAAAAAGGTTTTATTACTATTATAACTGAAATTCAAGGACTTAGAGATAAATATTTAATAATTAGTTGGGGGGAATAATAATATGCAATTATTTTTGTTACTTTATTTCATTAGTCTTGTTTTGGATTTTTCATTCCAAACGCCTTTTATGTCAGAGCACAAATCTAAAAATGATTATGTACTTTTTGTCCATTGTGCCATATGGGGACTTGGTATATGGTTTGCATTGATACCTTTTGGTATGTTTGCATGGTGGAAATTAATAATGCTGGTCGGTGGCCATTTTCTTATCGACAGGTGGAAATGCCGTGAACATTATAAGTTATGGCCCATGAAAAAAACTTCTTTGCCTTATGGCGAAGGTTTTAAAAAAGAACCAATGATTTCTGATTGGATGTCATTATATATTGACCAAACATTGCATGTTATACAAATTTTATTATGCTTAATATAACAATGGTTTGAATTAACTGAATAATTTGGCACGGTTTTTGTAATAACCATTTTGAAGTGAACTACCCCTCCCTAAAGTGAGGGGCTTCTTGCTTGATTAATTAAAAATTAAATTAAAATGACAAAAGCACAAATTGAAACTCTTTTGAGCGAAAAATCTAATGAGTTCAACAACAAAGTGTATGAACTAAAAAAGAATTATCAAGAATAAAGACAAAAATTATTGAATGAGTATGCTATTGAGTATTCAGAATTTAAAATTGGTGACATTCTTCAATGTAGTGATGTTTACATTAAAGTCGAAAAAATTTTAGGCGGTTATGACAATCATCAAGACTTATATTATCCAATATATGTTGGCCCTCAATTGACAAAGCGGCTTAAACCCAAAAAAGATGGTTCCGCATTTACATTCTTTGGTTATGGTAGAGAAATAATTAAAATTAAATAACAATGACACAATTAGAAAGAGAATATTTCAGCACATTTACGCTTGAACGCCTTAAAGCCTTTTATAATGTGCTATCAAACAAAAAAGCCAACTTTTCAACAGAATATGATTGGCACAATGATTGCGTTGTACATAATGGATGGAGTTATGTAACAAGAAAATGGCTTAGACCCGGTGGAAAAGTGATTGAAATTAAAATCAATAAACGCAAAGTCCGTAATGCAATTAAAGAGCGTGAAATGCAATTTGAAAACAAATAATTAAATTTAAATACAATGTTTGATATTTTTGGAATCAGGGCCTATTTTAAGGCAAAAAAAGAAGCTAAAGAAGCTGAAAAACTTGCTATTGTACAAGAGCAAAAAAGAAAGTACCAAGAGCGCAAGAAAAAGATTAATGATTATCTTGAGGCTTATTATGAGGAAGAAGAGAAAAAATGCCGTGAAAAACGCAAAAAGGCAAAAAAAAATGCTGATACATTAAATTCTATTTGTCCTAAATGTTATTCAAAGAATATAATTCAAACTATTGTAAGGCAAAAAGGTGAATTACATGGCACGAATTATTCGTCAAGTTCAATTGACAATTCATTATTTGGCTTTTCTACTTATAGTTCAAGTCACGGAAAGATTGATGGCAATCTTGATACATATCCAATTAATAAGTGTAAGGATTGTGGCCATGAGTGGAATGTGGCAGTGCCTGAAAAAGTAGAGGAAAACGATATCTATCGTCCTTATTCTTCTTATATACCTGAATATTTGTACTATCGAATTGAGGAATATCTTGATATGACATATAATCCATATGATGAGAAAGAAGAATTTAATTCGTTGGAAGACAAACAAAAATCATATTGTGAAAAGATGTCAAAATCTGGGCTTGTTGAATATTATCGAACTATCCCAAGATATATGGTTGAATATGCTCTCCATGAAGCTTTCGTTAGTAGCCCATATATAATTGAGGATTTACGAAAAATCTATAACTACCATAAGGATGATGACAAATATTCCTATACAATGTCTGATGAACTTTGGGAAATTGTTAAAAAAATACTAAATTGGAAAGGAGAAGAAACAATATGAAAACACAACAAGAAAAAGTAATGGAGTGGCTAAAAAAACACGAAATAGGTGGTTCTCAGGCATGGTGGGATGGCGAGATTTATTACTCCCTTACAGTGAAACAAATCATTAGTATCGCCAAATTTATTAAAAAGAAGGAAATATGAAAATATCTGATTATTTAAAAAATGCCCCTTATGGCTTGGAATTATATTCAATATTACATGGATATGTGTACTTTGAAGAAGTATTTGATGATGTGGGAAAAAGAGATTTTATTAAATGCCATACTAACAGTTATAAAACCATTGAATTTGATTCTGAAGGAAAATTATATCCCAGCGGAGAATGTGTACTATTCCCCGAAAAAAATGTTACATGGGAAGACGAATGGCAAATTGTAATGTCAAAATCGCCTAAAAAAACTGTTGTAAAAGATTTAAATGGTGATTATTTTGTTTTTGATGGAGATAGATGGTTTCCTGAAAATCCATCTGAACCATTTTCAACAATTCGCTTTCATAAATTTCTATATGAAGATGCTGAATTTGCTTCAGAAGAAGACAGCAAAATTTTCTTTAAAAATCTTGAGGAAAACGGCTATTATTGGGATAATGCAAAACAAACCGTAGTAGCAAAAAACAAGAGTATGAATACAATTGATAGACTTAAAAGGTTGCAAAAAGAGATTGAAGGTTATTATAAACATTTGGAAAATTACACTTATAGCCCATATGAAAGGGTGAAAGAATTCTCCGAAACACTTAAAAAGATTATTGAAGACTCTGAAAATTCAAATTAATTTTTGTATATTTAATTAAACTTAATAAAATGACTGATTTAGAATTTGCATTAAAACACACAAGAAAGGCTTCTTATGGTAAAGGTGTATTTCCTGATGTTATACCATTGGATTTTGGTATGGATTTTCACCTTGAAACAAAACCTGAACTTTACCCTGAAATACCTGAAAAACGCACTGTTAGACTGATTATTGAAACATTTCAAGGGTATTGTCCTGGTGCAGTACATTATTATGGCAAATTAGAGGCTGACGGTATTAGTATTATAAAAGAAGAAACTGATAATAATAAAAAAGAATGAGGCATGTATACTTATAAGAAAAAATCTGATTTAACTGCAATTGATTATGACATATATCGTAATTATAAATTATGTATGGTGGAGTATTATAATTATGAAACGGATGAAGATAGATATATTGACAAAGGTTTTTTTACTTTAAATGATAAAGAACAAGAATGTGGGCAATATTTGTATCTGTACTTTACATCATTAGACTTAAAAAAACAATGGGGTGATGATTGGGACGATGTACCATATGAATTTAATGCAGGACACCCATATGACCATGACGAAAATCAAAATGAAATCGAAATTTTAGTAATAATGGTGCCTAAAGATGGTGTTTCAAATCCTGAATTGCCAAATGATATGTTTTATGGACCTGGCGGAACTTGTATATCAATGGCTCAAGTAAATAGCAAATGCTGTGCATGGATTTATATATTTGGGTCAGATAAAAAATGTGACGGTATATCAATACTGGCCGGAGATAATCCATCTGAAGTAATAAGAAAACTTAAAATAGGAAATGTGATACTTTAAATTATTTAAAAATAGATTTTTAGGAGAGCCATGGAAAAAGAAATTTTAATTGAATTATCATAATTTAAAAAGTTTGGCACAGTTTTTGATAAAGGTGAAAATAGAAATTAAAATTTAGATACATAACAAAAAGAGATTATATGATTGTTATTCATATTGACAATGGTTCATCTGATGCTGCAATTCTCTCAAGAATTTATGAGGGACTTGAAAATACAACTGTTTATTACAACAGAAACAAGAGTAATATCAAGAGGCTTCTTAGAATAACAGGCAATGAACCAGTTATGTTGTTGGGTCATGGTAATCCAAATGGTTTGTTTAATATAAGTCAAAATGGTTTTGCTGTTGGAAGTAATCATATAGAATGGCTTAGAAACAGACCGGTAATTGGTATATTTTGTTATGCTTCAGAATTTGCTGACAAGTATAATTTACACGGTTTTTTTACTTCTATGTTTATTTCAAATATGCAAGAAGCTATAATGGAACAGAGAGACCAAAATGCCACTGATGAAATAATAGCGGGCCAAACAAAATTATTTTGTGATAGAATTCGTGAATTAATCATTAACAATACACCTATGTCACAATGGGTTGAAATATTGCAGGGACAAGCCGATTTATCAATACCATTTGTAAGGTTTAATTATGAAGCAATGACTTATTTTGAATAATATATAAAAATAATAAATGAGATGGAAGAGAAAGATTACAAGATGTCTGACAATCAATTAGCAGCAGAACTTGCAGAAAAGTTGTATGAGAACTTTTTCAACGAGTTGATGACTGCACTCGAAAATTCAGTAAAGAATTTTGAAAGTGCAATGTGGTCAACTTGTGATGGAAATGCAATCTCATACTACCAAGGAAAAATACACGCCTTTAAAGAAATATCAAAAAGACTTGTTAAAGAATATAATCTTGTATTAACTAATGAGTTAAAATATAACGGTAATTGTGAGAGAATATTACAGGAAATAAAAAATAGAAAAAATTTAGAAGTAGACTGTTTAATACCGTTTTATAAGTATCGTGGTTCTCGTTTTTATGATGTAGCAATGAGATTTAGAGGTAAACTTGCAGACCTCCTTGAAGCATTTTCATCAAAGGCATTTTTACTCGGTTTAAAACTTGGAAAGAGTGGAAAACCAGGCAAATTTAACCCAGTTACCTTCGAGCAACTCTGTGACGAAAAATTTATTGGTCAAGAATTTATGGATGCTGTGAGATATATGGAAGACTCGGAGTACAGGAAAGAGGTTGATGCAAAAAAATTATTGAAAGATTGAGAAAAAATAGTATCATTTCAAATGACGGAAGAATAATTTTAAAAAACAAATACTATGCAGATAAACGAAATAAACAAACAGTTGTATGAGTCCGCTTTCATACAGAATGGAGAATATGGTTATCACGAGAACAGTTGGAAGCCATCCATCGATGAACGTGAAATAGACACTATGTGTGAAGGTGATGACGGTAATTATATTCCGGCAACACCTCTCGGATACAGAGACTATGCAGAGTCAAGACTTATTGCCCTTAAAAACATTCTCGACCAAGTTCCTTGTGTTGATTTGACAAATGACAGACTTCACAATTTGAAGAGAGAAGACAACACCATCAAACAATATGACAAAATCAAGGCAGACAAAGGTGATTTCGTTGTTGTCGGTGATGACGAAAATATGTTCTACGTTGTTGGTGGAGACAACCATCTCTATTATGTGGAATATGTGAAAGAGGGTGTTACAGTAATAAGTTAAGGTTATGACAATAGACATTGACTACGGAAGAGATACTTTGTTTGATATAGAATATTATCAGGCAAAGGATGAAACAAAGAAAGAAAAAGACTGTTGGTATTCCGAAATCGATTGTGTTGTATGTGTGAAAGGAATAACACATTTCCTAAAAGACAAATTGAACGACCCGACTTTCAATGTCGAGGAGTTCATCAACGATTCTGAAAAAATACAAGAAATTCGTGGGTGGCTTTGGGAGACACACGATAACAAACTGTGTGATTTGGATACAAGTTCACAAAGACACTATCACGTATTCAAACCAGAACTTGATGAAATCGTTAAGAGTTATTGTAGGAAATATGGATTTTCAATCAATATCGACTAATATGTGTGACAAAGATTTCGTTGGTTTCGAAACAGCAAAACTCCTGAAGGAAAAGGGGTTTGATGGACATACCTATGCTTACTATGAAGACGAAGATAATCCCAATATTAGTCTTTACGCCGGTAAGGCTATAAAATAGTATCATTTCAAATGACGGAAGAATTCATAGAAAAATTTTGTATAATTATGGAAATAGAAATGGTAGAAGGCTGTATGTGTGACAGTTTGACAATAGATGGTGTTGAAGAAATAAATCTGACAGACGAACAGCGTCAAAAATATATTGAAGAAATATGTGAAGGTCTTAAAAAAGTAATAACCCCAAGAGATTTGAATTATCTTTTACAGCATATTACTTACAATTACGGAAAATCGGAACGCTTATATGATGAACCATGTAGTTGTTGCGGTGATTATATATATAGCTATAAACTTAAACTTTAATACAATGACGCAAGAAGAATTAAAATTTAATAATGCCAAAATCAAAGAGGCAAATCTTTTACAGGCAGAGATTGAAGACCTTGATACTATTTTGTGTAAAATTAAAAGTAGATGGCCAATTTTAGATGTTCGTATATTAATGGATAAATTAGGTTTTAAAATAAATTGTTCATCTGAAACTTACATTGTTTCAAAGGAACAAGAAAAAGATTTGGTAGAACTGTTGGAAAAGTGGTTAGAAAAAGATAAGCAAAAGTTTTCAAAATTATGAAAAAGATAATGTTTAATGAGGTTTGGAAAGACATCGATGGAAATTAAAATAAAAAGAATATGACTAAAAAAATAATGTTTTCAGATAGATTTGGCCTTACCGCTGCCGTGCTGAGTGGAAAAAAGACCATGACGAGAAGAGTAATTACCAATAAAAATGCACTTGATTCATTATATGAGCAAGAATATATGAAACAATTGTGCATAGATTATTCATTTCTAGAAAAATATTCACGTTATCAAATCGGGGAAGTGATTGCTATTGCACAGTCTTATAAAGATTTGGGTTTTAGCGGTAATGAAGTATATAGAGACCCTAAGACAAATGAAAGCAAAGGTAATTTATTAAATTCTCCTGCATGGAATAACAAGATGTTTGTAAGAGCAGAAGCCTGTAAACATCATATCCGCATTACCAATATACGAATAGAACGTTTACAAGATATTACTGACGAAGATTGTTTGAGAGAAGGTATTTTAAAGCGCGAAATTCGACCTTTTAATACAATAGAGATTAAATACCAAGTACCTCTAACCACCATTTATAAAGATACACCACGCGAGGCTTTTGCTAATTTAATTGATAAAGTTTCTAAAAAAGGTACATGGAACTCTAATTCATTCGTTTTTGTTTATGAATTTGAATTAGTTGACTAATTTTTTCTCCCCATTTTATAGTTTGGCACGGTTTTTGATAAGATAAAAAAGTAACATTAAAAATTTAAATTATGAACTACGTAATTGAACTTACTTGGAAAGATGATGAAGGCTATGAGTGCAAAGAGTACTTCAATAGTGTATATGCCGATGATTTTGGTATTCTCAGAGTAACAACTACACCCAATCCTTTGGACGCTAAAATGTTCGTTTTAGTTGAGCCTGAAAACAGAAATTCCATTCTGTTGGCCATCAAAAACGTAATGAAACATGCCAAAATAAACGTGAAGAAATTGAACTACAGTCTTGAATAATTGCGAAGAATATCCCGACTGTGAAGGGCCTTGTGATAAGCCTAACATGTTCACTGATGACGGTAGAATAAATAAAATGCTCAGAGAAGCCTATATTAAAGGCGCTAAGGAGTTTTGTTCCAAAATATGAGCACAAATGTTTAAATTTGGCACGGTTTTTGATAAGGAGAATTTAAAAATAATTAAAATTTAAATTATGAATAGCAACAATTCAAACACCCCAAAGTGGGTAAAGGTAAGCAAGGGTGAAACTTTCACCGAAGATGTTCTTTTTGCAACAAAGGAAGACCTGGAAAAAGGCCGTTTCTGCAACATTATCCACTCTAAAGGATGTAAAGCCCAAGAAGATGGTTATTATCTAAAATATGAATCATTAGTCAACCTCCCAATTGAACAATAAAATTAAGAATTATGCCTACAGGATTAACTTCAAAAATTTATGAAGGCGAAGATACTTCTATAAGGGGATTCGCCTTGCAATGTGTAAGACAACTTGGTTATGGGTATTATGCGTCAAACTACGGAGAAAATGCACTTCCTTTAGACAAAGCCCCTGATATTAAGCCGAGTAACTACCATAAAGAAGAACTTGAAAAAGCAAACAAGGAACTTGAAGATTTTATGAATCTTCAAAAGGACCCTGATGCTTTGCGTAAAAAGTATGAAAAATATTTAAAACAAATCAATGAAGATAAAGAAGAATCAAGAAAGCATAAAGAAAAAATAAAAGAAAACTATTTGTCGGTTCTTGATAAAGTAGAAAAATGGGATGCTCCAAGCGAATTTGACTCTTTGGTAAAGTTGATGAAAGACCAACTTAACGACTGCATTAAGTATGATTGCACAACATATGACTATGACAAGAAAGAACTATCAATTGAAGAATGGGCTGAGTCTGAAATCAGTTCAATTAAGTGGCGTATTGAATACCATAAAAAAGAATATGAATTAGAAGTCAAACATGTAAAAGAATGTAACGAATATATCCATAAATTGTATGAAGAATTAGATAAAATTGAACCATTGAAATAATATATCGAAATATGAAAAAACTTAATATTCTTAAAAACGGATTTGGTAAAGTTGGCGAAAAATTTTACAATAAATTTACCAATTTCTTGTCTAATGGAGGTGGCTATTCACTGTTCGTTATTGCTTTGGTTGGAATAGCACTGGCAATAATTGCTCATTATGGATTGCTTGGATTTAACATTTGGTGGTTCATCTTCTTTGAACTTCCGTTGTACATCTTTTGTACATGGGCTCTTTGGAAAGCTTACTTAATTTATTTATCGGACAAATTGTTGTAAAATTTAAAAACTTATGAAAAGCATAGAAATTGACATTAATCAAGACAAGATGGAATACAATGGCGTTGAATATGATTTGAGCTTCGCCATTAAAAAAGATAAAAAGACCATCTTTAACGAAGCCATGAGTTCCCATGGTGATACTTTTGAAAAAGAGTATGACAAGGATACGTTCAGAACCGACAAGGTTAGAATCTATGTATCGGAAAGTGGAGAATTGTTGTTTGGAATGATAATCTATAAGATTGATTATAAAGACCATAAAAATGGCCGTTATGCTTGCGGTAATTATTACCCATTCTATGAAGCAAAAGACGGTAAAGGAAAGAGTTTCATGGAATCACATTCATATCAAGGAAGTATTTGTTGGTAATTGGATTTTTGGCATGATTTTTGTATATTTATAGTAAACCTCAAAAATTTGAATTATGACAAAAGAAGAAATTATCAACAATTTATTTGAAGATTTTACTTGTAAGTTTTGGAAATTGCTAAAGGAAGAAAATCTTGAAGTTACTGAAGTAACAAATGATGACATTAAGAACATCTTAGTTGAATTTTTCAACAAAGAAACACTTACACAGGCTGAAAGTTATTTTAGTGATGCGTTAGAGAATTATATTGATGGAAGTTACGATAAAGTCAATGGCGAGCTTACCTATGAAGAAAAACAAAAGACACCCGAAAACGACATTGAATATGTTTGGTATAAATGCCGTATGGAACTTGAAATGGCTGAGAAATGGGTTGAAGCAAACGGTAAGGCCCATACTGACGAAGAGGCTGCAATAATTGCTGCCGACAAATGGTGTGAACTTCTTTTCGGTTGGCACTTACAAGACAATGGAGCTATTAACGAAGACCATCCTGGCGGCTTTACTGCCTGTGCTTTTGCAACTGTTCTTGCTGATGATGCTAAACAAGAAATTACCGAGGAAATGAAGCAAAAAGCACATGAACTGTTTAAGCAATACTATTTAAAATTTATTCATTTCAGTAATACTTTTGATTTGAGAGATATAGAATGGCTTAGAACAACCTTTAAAAGTAGTGACGAAAAGAAATTCAATTGGGAACATGGATTTAACTATAACATGTATTGTGACTATGACCCAAGTTGGGCCTTATACACTATCCTTTACAATGCAGGTATTCCAGAAAAGAACATTGATTGTATCTGCCCATGGAAAACAGGAATTTCAATTAGAACCGTTGACAACTCAGTTAGGTATCATACTTATCAACATGTAACTGACCTATGAAAAAGATTTTTTGTGTTGAAAGATGGCTTAACGAAACAAAACCATCAAGAGACGGATGGTTCTACGGAAACGAATGGTGGAAAATCGGTAAGCTTTCATTCATTGAGGAATATGAAGACGAAGAATGTTTCAAAGAAACACTTACAAGAATGATTGACAGGGGCGAAATAGTAAGTAGAGTGTTTATCAAAATTGAACCTGATAATTATAAACCAAGAATAACACTTTAATCCATTTAATACTAATATAGCAATGAGTATGTTTTCAACATTGCTTGCACTTCAAACATTATATTTGATTGACAAGCACAAAAAAGAAGAAGAGGAAGAAGACAACAAAGAAAAAGACGATGATGATTTTTTCTAATCCATAAAAAAGTTTGGCACGGTTTTTGATGTATATTGTTGTGTAAATTTTAATTTATCATATTATGATTACAAGAGAAGAAGCAAGACAAAAAGCAATTGAAAGTATCAACGACATCATCAGAAAAGAGGGCGGTGATGCCATAATGATGAAATCCCCAAGAATGGGAAAATGTTCATGGACCAACAACGAGGTCAAACAAGCCATCCTTGACGATAGAAACCTGCTTGAATACGATGGTACTGAAGTCAAAGGAACCAACCCCGTTGACATGTACTACGATTATATGAAGTATGCCGAAGAACATCACCTTAATAATTAATTCCATGAATAAAGACAACCTTAAAATTCAACTTAGAGCAGTGCCATTTGGAAATTACAGCAGAGCACTCGAATATCGCATAGACCCCGAACAAGAACTTACCTACGAAAAAGAACCATCAAACTTCTTTGAACGTATCCTGAAGAAATTGGGGCTTAAACTCATCAGAACATACAACACAAGTTGGAAACAACCAAGAAAGTTCTCCAACCCATTAACCATGGAACTGTACGATTTCTATGATGATTTTAATTGGGGACCTATATGGTGCGATAACCAAGACAGCCTTGACTACTACAAAAGAATGTTCAAGACATATAAAGACCTCCAAGATTACCTTACGGAAGTCAATACCAAAGGATATGAAGAATGGAAAAAGGCAAGAACCGAATATTTGAACAAACATAAAACATTATATTAACCATGTACATTTACAGAGACTGAAGTATGAAAAACAATGAAAAGAAAATAACACCGTTAAGCAAGTTTCCAACAGAAGCGTTGGTTATGAACTATCGTAGGCATAGGGTATGCAGAACAAGAATGCCTTGGCTGTCATATAGAACCTACAATAAGATTACTTGTAATTACGATTATTGGGTTCCTGTTGAAGGCAAACTCGAAACCGATAAAGGTACTTTTGATTGCATCATATCATACAAAAAAGTGTCACTACAAGAGTTAAGAGACAATTTTACCGAAATCAAAGGCGACATTTGGAAAGTAAGCAATAACGGATGGTTCTCTTTTACAGATGAGTTAGAGTTCAATTTTAATGGAATGTATTGGAGAGGCACTATTGATGAAATTAAATCAGAACTGGCCAAACGACCCCATGTACCACTGAAAGGTAAAAAAGACTTCAGACGATGGAAAATGAAATATAAAAAGTCATTAAAAAATTGAAATTATGGGACAAAAAAAATATAAAGTAGGCGATACTTTCAAGCCTAAAAGAAGTAGAGTTGAATATACCGTTGTAGCAACTTTCCGAGGTGAGCTTTATCGCAAGAAACGATTACACATCGTATTGGAACGAGACAGGTGAAAAGACCTATGGCCGATTAAGAATTGAACAACTTGAAAAGGTTCTTAGCTCAGTGTTCCTCAAGGACACCCATATCAATCTCGAAGAAACACCTGAGTTGTACGGACTTACAATCAATGAAAATTATTAATTATGAATTCACAAGAAAAATACGAAATAGACTGTGTTCTTCCAGAACTTGAAAAATTGAATGACTTTTTTAAGTATTCAATAACTGAGAAACTTCCGAATGCAACACATGGGTCATTTGGGCAGACAAGTACGTTTTTTGGTAATGTTATACAATATTGCCGTTTCAACATACCTGCATCAGCAATGAAACTTATATATGACCACAACAAAGAATCCATTGAATATAAAATAGAAGAATTGAGAGAATTGAAGAAAAAAAACGAAGAAACTAAATAACTAACATTGGGGTGTGGTCTGACATACTCCCACGATTGAAATCGTGGGGTTCTTAACTTTTTTAAGAACTTGTATTTGTAAAAAATGGTTTGAGATACTTGAATAGTTTGGCACGGTTTTTGATAGGCTAAAAGTAGAATATTAAAAATTAAAATTATGGAAGAAGCATTTGTAAAATTTGAAACGGCATTGTTGTTAAAAAGTAAGGGTTTTAACTGGCCAGTACAAAGGTTTTATGACAAAAATGGAAACATTTGTGCAAAATATTGTGATTATAGTGATGGAAAAGGTTGGGATTCGTTCATAAAATGTCCAACTCAGGAAATGGTCATGGATTGGTTTCGTACCAACTACAAAATTCATATTTCACCTTACTATACAAGTATTGGTTGGTATTATGAAATTTTTAATTTGAACTGTTGCGACATCACTGGCTGTGAACCGTTTTATAGAGTTGGCATTCCTTCAAAGGAACTAACAAAAGAAACTTGTAAAGAAGCCATTGAAGAAGCTATTAAACATACGCTTGAACATTTAATTTAACGGAACTGCACAAAATTAAATATAAATAATTAAAATTTGAATTATGGTTACACTTGAAAACGTAAGAGAGCTTAACGATTTGCACAATCTACCAAAATACATTCTTGTCAATAAGAATATCCTGTTGGATTATAGATTAACTGATGCTCTTAAAGCGACAGAGAAAAATCCAAGAAACCGTACATATGACTTTGATGTTTTTCTGCCAAAGTACGGAATTAACCTACAGCGTCCTTATGTGTGGGAACATTACCAACAGAGTGAGTTTATTTTCTCTATTCTGTTCGAGAAGCCACTTGAGCCCGTTGTAATCGTTCAACACGCGTTTAACTACGATGTCAGAAGCGAAAGCATCAACTATGTTATTGATGGTAAACAACGTCTTATGACTATTCAGAAATTCCTTAGAAATGAATTCTCAATCAATATCAATGGACAAGACTGCTATTTCAAGGATTTTGATGATAAACTTCAACGGTTCTTTGAAACAAGGGCAAATAGTATGACCGCATTGGTTTATTATTCATATCCTGACATTCCTGTTACTGACGATATGAAGATTTACCTGTTTAATTTCTACAATTTCTCAGGTACACCACAAACCGAAGAACATAAAAACAAATTACAATCATTGTTAAATTCTAAAATTTAAATTAAAATGGAGACAATTACTTTTAAAGAAGATTATGAAAGTATAAAATTAATCACAAATTATGGTGAATATGTGATTGTTCAAGAACCTGATGGTTTAAAAATTGTTGAAATTTCCAATAACTCTGTTATTTCAATAATGCCAAGAACAGCAAATAGTATAACAATTAAAAAAATATAGCATGGAAAAATACATTGTTAAAATACCAAAAGTTGGTACTTTAATTGATAATGGCATAGGCGATTGTTATCTGTCTAAATGGCAGCAAGACTTAATGATTGAAAGTGCTAAACAACAATGGGAAGAAACTATACAATGTCCCAAAACACTTATTAGTGAATTTAAGTGTGACAATAATCATATACCACCATGTTATATTGACTATCATCTCATTGATAATCCATATTATGGATGGAAGAAAGAACAACTTAAAATTATTATTGGTTAATATAAAATTTTAAACATGGAAAATGATACTCAGATAACCGAATTGGCAAAAAAATTCATGGATGAAATTCTGTATGATTGTTTTTTTGTTAATAAATACACCCCATTTGTTGAAAAAACGCATTATGGGCCATGGCTTAATAAATTAGAAGAAACATTAAAGCCATTAGTTGAAACATTAGGTATTGATTTTTTTGACGATGAAGTAATTGCTACTTTTTCGTGGGGTCATGAGATGGCTTGCCGAAAATATATTAGACAACATGAATGCTTACGAGCATTAGCCAATGTTTTAAATGATTATTTTATTTATTTATGCAGCTTACCAGCATCTTCAGAAAATGAAAATTATAATCAAGATAAAAAACTTTTAATGGATTATACCGAATGGCTTAATAAAAGAGGTTTTTTTAACGATAATCTTCAATGTGACTTTGTGCATCAAATTGATACTTTTTTAAAACAATTTGCAGAATAATTGAAATTTTGGCATAGTTTTTGTATATTAGAAATTAGAATTTAAAAATGTATATTTATGAAAGAGTTTAAACATTTGTACAATTTTGGTGATTTAGTAAAAATACAATTAAAAAAATCAACTCGTATAGGAATAATAGTCGGAATTGTTTTTTCCGCTAAGGAAGATGGTTATGAACCTGTATACAAATGCCATTCAGAAGACGACCAATTGGCATTTTATTTTAAAGATGTTAAAGAAGACCAAATAATTGAAAAACTTAATTAACATGAAACCATTTGATTTACAAGAATACCTTGAGAATAAGGAACATAAGATTGCCACTAGAGACGGAAGACCTGTAAGAATTATATGTACCGATAGCCCCATACCTGATTATCCAATTGTTGGTTTTATTGGTGAAGAGTTATGTATATGGACACTTTATGGCCATTATTTTTGTAATACATTAAATAGTGAAAGCGATAAAGACCTTTTCTTTGTTGAAGATGAATATAAACTTTTACCTGAATGGACTCTTGAGGCTATAAGAGTTGCAATCAATAACCCTAATATACCATATGAGAGTAGAAAGATTTACTCCGAAAAAGTTCTTCCATTTGTGGAGTCTTTGTTATCTAATTCAACTGATAGTAAATCTGAAAATATTACAAAAATTGATGATGAATTGAAATTAATGATAGCAGACATCAAAAATGGTGATTTTGTTAAAGATGATTTTGAATTTTGGTATGCAAGACTTTTAGAATGTGCTAATAAAGACGAATGGGAGAATGGCCATGATGTTGGTTTTGAGGAAGGTAAAAATACAATTTTAAAGAATATACCAGAATGGAAATACAACAAAAACGGTGCTTTTGGCGTTGGTGGGTCAGTGCAGGACCTTTATTTAATCAGAACAAGTCCTGGATATTATTACTTATCATCCTGTGTAGGCCCTGATACAACTTACATTGAACTCGAAGAAATTGAAAAACTATTAAATAGAAATAAATAAAACAAATTAGTGTGTAATTATAAAATTCAAAAATAAATGAAAAATTTAACAATTTGTGAGTGACTATGAAATACGATGAATATATGGATAAAGAATGCATTCATGTCTGTGATGCATTGAATGAACTTCCAGATGTAAGAACATTCGAGTCTTGTTGCGGTCATCTGAAAAGAAGATATGTTGTGTATCTTTACACAGACAACCCATATTCAATGGCTGTCATTGCAAGAGCTTTAGATAGAAGGTATCTGCCAACAAAATTACGTTGGGAAACAACGATTGAAACAATAGATGTGGAGAGAACGCCGCAGTTCTGTATTGGCATATATTCGGAAGATACATTTGAAGATTATGAGACGATGATGCATGATGTCAATGAAGTGACTGATTCAATAAGATATTGGGCACAACCAGAGTTTTATGAACACTTCAAGTTCAACAAGTACAATAAAAAAGATAAAGCATAAAAAAATGAAATTCTATCATGGCACATCTATAGAAAACTATATTACTATCCAGAAAGAAGGTATGCTTTATGGAAGACGAGTTGGCATTAACGGCAAAGAGATTAATAGATGCACCTATCTTACTACAGATATTGATTCAGATGATTTGTCTTATGCTTTAACCAAAACAATGGAGGAATAAAATATGAGAGAATTAGGCTTATTTATGTTAGGAGCATTTCTTAGCATATGCTTTGGAACACTTTTTTATGCATTAATTAATTTACATAATCCTTCTCCGATTGATTATGCCAATGAATTTATAAATTCAACAGAATACACAATAGATACCACTATGATGATTCATAATAACGATACAATGTATTACTATAAATTTGTTAAGATATGATAGTACTTTATGTGTTTTTAATATTATTAGGGACAATAGTATATTTATTTGGAATGTTTTACACGTTGGAAACAATGAGTGATAAGGATATTAAATCCGGTGCCATAGTGGTATTGTTTACTATGTTGCCCGTGTTTAACATCATTTATCCATTTATATATGGAAACGAAATAAAAGAAGATTTTAAAAAAATGTTTAAAAAATGATGATGATATTTTTGTCAATAGTATTACTTGTTCTATATTTTATATTTGTTGTTTGGACCGCAAGTATATTGGTGGACTTGGAGGTTTCCGATTTTGTCTTGGTATTGTTCTCAATAATACCAATATTCAATGCCATTTATCCTTTTGCTGTTTTAGGCCGTGAAGGGTTAAAAGATTTATTTAAAACTATTAAAAATGATATATTAACCGTAATAATTAAAACTATTAAAAATGATATATTAACCGTAATAAAAAGTTTAAAGAAATGACAGCAGATTTTATATTTTTATTGATTCTATTGATATTTGGTGTGGCAATATACATGGTCGGACTACTTTCTACTTTGGACACAATATATGCAAAAAATGTCACATCATTTTTTGTTGCAATGATGTTCGCGGCGATTCCTGTGTTTAACATAGTGTATCCGCTTATATACGGAATTGAATTAAAAGAAGAAATTAAAAAAGTATTCAAGAAATGACGGACAAAGAAAAATTACAAAAAATTAAACATGAACTTGAAGTGAGATTGGATGTTCTTCTTGAAAGAAGACAAGATTTAAGCATAAATCAAGATTTTCTAACGGGTTCTATTGATGCCTATGAAGCATTGCTTAGATTCTTAAATTCACTTTTATATGAACCCAAATTCAAAGTGGGTGATAAATTAATTAGCACCAAAAACCCTCATTTAACTTACGATGTATTAGAAGTTGGTCATGTCAATGTATTAGGTAATATCGAATATAAAGTAGAAATATTTGAAGATGGCAAATCTGGTATTCAATTTGCGAATACCTTTGAGGAACATAATATTCAATTAATAGAATGCAAAAAGATTGATAAATGGGCCCAACTCATATCAGAACATAATTTTGACTTGGAAGAAGAAATCAAGAAATGGATAAGACATTACATAAATGTTTTGGATAATAATTTAACGATTGATTTAAGGGATATTGATGTGGTAGCTCGGCACTTCGCTAAATGGCAGAAAAAGAAAGACCAAGAGGAAATGCTGAAAGGTGCTGTTCTTGAAACAAAAGTAATGATGGATTGTGATGGTGATGGAATTGATACGCCTTATGAAGAATGGCTTACATTGGAAAACACTGAGATACCGTTTATTCCAAATAACTTTGGATTAAAAGAAGGGGATAAAGTAAAAATCATAATAGTAAAGGAGGATTAAACTATGACGGACAAAGAAAAATTACAAGCAATCAAAGAAGAAATTGAAAAAGAGATTGAAAAAGGAAATCTGAAATGCCAGCAATCTCAGAAAAATTATGACTATGAAAGTTATGTAGCTTGGTCGGAACATATTGCCACTTGCGGCAAGATGTTGATTTTCATCAACTCACTTACAGAAGAACCCGCAAGTGAAGATTTAAAAGAAAAAGCAAACGATAAAGAAAACACAAGTTTTTATACGGTTTCAAATATTGAAACTTCCCATGAGCCAACAGAGCGGTCTAATGATGAAATACTTAGAATCTTCAATAAAAGAAGACCTTACTGCCCCTCGGACTTTAAGAAGCAGCATTTTATTGAAAAATTACCAAAAGATATATAAAAAAACTAAATTATAGGAAAAAGAACAATTAAAATAAATGAGGAAGACATAAGAAATATTGTTGCAGAAAGAAAGGAATTAATTTCTGAAATGGCAACTTTAAGAATGAAAGATAGTAATTTGCCAATGGATGTATGGCTTGATGAAGGTGCAACTTATGTTGGTCACGCACCAAGACTTAAATTTAGAGCAAGCAATGGCCAAAGAACTACAAGAGAATTTTCATCCATGTTGCTAACAAATCCACCAAATATGATAATTGACACAACCACCTCTAAACAATCTTGACATATTTTTGCAGGTGGTTTTATTGTGCCATCAAATATATAATCTCCAAAAATAAACTTTTAAACGATGGAAAACATTTATATAGACCCCTTATCCTCAGATGCACATAATCCAATACAAAATTATGATACTTTAATTGAAAGAATGTGCTCCGTTCTTGAATATGAAGATAAAAAACGAGAAGAATCCCGAAAAAGAAAGCAAAATAACATAAAGGCTTTTAAAGAAATAGAGGAAAAACTATCTTGCCCGCCATCCAAAGCATTTGAATATTTTGCCCTGAAAGCCATAAATGATATACCATTCGGCTCAACAGAATATGATAACATTGTTAATGATTTAACAGAAGAAGAAAGAAATTTATTAAAATTATAATTACAATGGAAAAACTGATACAAAACACGATTGAAGATTTCCTTGCAGATTTTCATAATCTGGAAATAGAAAATGACATTAAAATCAATGAACTTAATAATGATATTATTAAGGAAATTTTAATTGAATTCTTTAATAAGAAAACATTTTCAGAAGCGGATGAATACTATTATCAATCATTAGATGATTATGTGACGGGTAAAAATGAGCATATCAATTGGAATCTTGATAGAAAAGAAGTTGAGCAAACAATTGAATATAAGAGATGGAAAAGATACAGCACAATTTCAAGAATTTGGTATGTATGCCGTAGGAATAATAATCTATCACAATGTTGGACTAAAATAAATGGCAAAACGCATACAGATGAAGAAGCGGCTAAAATAGCATCTGACAAATGGTGTGAATTGCTATTTGGATGGCATCTTCAAGACAATGGGGCCCTGAATGAAACACATGGTGGCGGCTTTCCTGCTTGTGCTCTTGGAACAATCCTTGCCGAGGAATCTAAAAAAAATATAACCGAGGATATGAAACAAAAAGCCCATGAACTTCTTCAAGAATACTATAAAAGATTAATCCACTACAGTAATACAGGAGATTATAAAGACATTGAATGGCTTAAAACAACCCTGAAACCAATAAAGGAAGAATATGATTGGAAATTTGGATTTGACGACGATATGTATTGTGACTATAATCCATGTTGGGCCCTCTACATAATCCTCGAAAATGCAGGAATACCCGAAAGAGTTATTGACAATATCTGTCCATGGAAAACGGGAATATCCATAAGAATTGACGATAATGCTGTTATGTATAATACATATCAATCTCGTAAAGAATTATGATTAACGTTTAATAATATATTCTATATCTAAATAATTAAAATATTTTTTGTATATTTTATCTAAACAAATAATTTAAATTATGAAAATAACTACTTGCGCATTGGTAATAATTAACAAGGACGGTGATATACTCGCTTGCCATGGATATGGAAAACCAAAAGAAAACGGTTACGATTTTCCTAAAGGCTGTTATGACGAAAATACAGATAAAGACCACCTTTCAACAGCCCTCAGAGAACTTAAAGAAGAAACCGGCATAATATTAAATCCATGTAATGATAATATATCAATAATAGACGCAGGTATACACCCTCATACCAAGCATAAAGATATACATATATTCATTTACAAAACAGATACCTTTCCCGATATTAATGCCCTTAAATGTACTTCCTTCTTCATAGATAAACACGGAAACCAAAAACCTGAAATGGATTACTTCTCCATCATACATAAACAAGATAGAAATAAATATTTCTACCATGTACTACAAAATAAATTTCAACTAATTGATAACTTAAACGAAAAATAACAATGAATATACTTGTAACATTTTTAACACTATTTTTTGTACAAATAATAATCGGAATGATTGCAGTCATTAATGATGATTCTGATTCTATAGATGATGATTATTATTGGAAAAATTAAGAAAACTTTATACTTGATAATACAAAAATAATTTATGACAGTCGAAAAAGAAAGATACAATAGAGAAACATACGGAACTGAATATCCAGTTTGCGGAAATTGCGAGCATATCAGAGAGATTGCTGGAAAACTTATGTGTGAGAAATATTTGGATTTCAGAGATTTTAATGATGTGAAATGTACTGAGTATATATTTTCACAGCACATGAAACTTATGAATATTAAACATTAGTAATTATGACTCAAAAAGAAAAAAAAGAGCTTTTAACAAAAGACCTTGGTGGACGTTTGCTTTATGGAGTTATTTGTAAAACTTCTATAGGTGATTATAAACTTTTGGGTATTGATGATGACCTTATTCATCTAGATGCCCCTGTATATGAAGTAGGGGACGATTATTTTCATTTTTATGAAGATATTAAGCCATATCTCCGTCCGATGACTTCAATGACTGATGAAGAGTTTAAGACATATAAATATTTCTTCGATGAAGATGGATTATTTGATTGTTCTGTTGATGTATATGTCGATTGGCTCCTTTCTTGTCATTTCGATTTTCGTGGACTGATTAAGAGAGGTCTTGCTATAGAAGCGCCTGAAGATATGTATATTTAAAAATCGTATTTAAATATAAAAAAAGATGATTACAGAAGATTATGTTAGTTTTGAAGTTGCCAAACTTCTAAAAGAAAAAGGGTTTGGAGAAAAGTTTGATGAGTTTTGTCCTTATAGTTATTCTACTATTCTCCCTAATTCTCCTTATTTTGGAGAAACTGATTTGAGAAAAGGAAGTTTAGAACATCAAATTTATGCTCCAACGCTTCAAATGGCAATGAAGTGGTTGAGGGAAATGCATAATATTGTTATAGAAATCAACATGGATGATTATATGATAACAACTGATGGCAAATTAAAAGTTACATATAGTTACACAATTTGGACTTTTATTAAACATCTTCGACATCTTGAAGAAAATGGTCTTCTTACAGATGCAAGGTATGACGATAGAGCATTTTGGCAAGAAAATGTAAAAGTTGGGCAATCTTATGAACAAGCTGTCAAGGCAGCGATTGAATATTGTTTAACCAATTTAATATAAATATAACTATGGATTACAAAGAAAAATACGAAAAATTAGAAAAGTTTATCAAGGACTTATATCCTTTTATGTCAGACTACTACAAAGAAAAGACAGAAGGAATGATTCCAGAACTCAAAGAGAGCAATGATGAGTTGATAATAAAAGATATTATAAGTTATTTAAAGTATAAACACTCCGACCCGGATGTGGCTTATCGTAAATATGACAAGTGGATTGCGTGGCTCGAAAAGCAAGGTAAAGAAACAAGTTGGAACCCCTCTTATGAGGATATATTTCCTAATACAGAAGATGGCGTAAGACGTAGAAGTACAATACAGGTGCTTGAATATGCAAGAAGTCTTGATGCTTATAATCAATATGGCAAAGAAAGTATTGACAAGGATATTGCTTGGCTTGAAAAGCAAGGTGAATCAAAGGAAAAACCAACAAAAAGACAAGTGTGGGATTATTGCAATAAAATATCACACGAGTGGTGGCAGATAACTATGGATAAATGGAACACTCTTACTGATGAAGATAAAAACAAATATAATCAATTTATCGGTTTTAATGATTTTAGTGATACGTTAATGAACATCACAGCAGGTGCATTGTTTCAATTAATAGACACAGGTAAATTGGAATATGAAGAAGGAAGTTTACTGCTTGAAAAACCAGATGATACACCAAAGCACGTTGAATTTATGACTGTTCCAGAAAAAAGTCAACGCGAACAAAAGCCTACTTGTTTATCAGACAACTTGGTGCACAACGTTAAATTTGCATTTCCATTTAAAGCTAAAGTAAAATCGAATGGCAAAATTGTTACAATTCTTAATGGACAGTTAAGTATGGATTGTAAAGAATGGATAAAATACCAATCTGACGTAGAAGATGGATATACAGTTTATGCGCCTGAGGAATTAGTTAATATTGAGCAGAAGCCTGCCGATAAAGTTAAACCAAAGTTCAAGGTTGGTGATTGGGTTGTTGAAAATATCACAAATGGCATTTTTGTTGGAAAAATTACTTCTATTAACACGTATTTTTATGGAGTAGACGGATTAGACGGAAACTGGTATCACATTGATTTATTCGAGGAACAGCAGATGCATCTCTGGACCATCGAAGATGCAAAAGATGGTGATATACTTAGTAAAGATAGTATTCCATTCATTTTTAAAAGCCGGGATAATAATTGTATAGCGTATTGTGGTATTACAGATTTCGGATTATTTAAAGTTGTTGAAGATGGCTTTTCTTGGTGTAATGATATTAATGTTACTCCAGCAACCAAAAAACAACGTGGCCTGTTATTTCAAAAGATGAAAGAAGCGGGGTATGGCTGGGATGCTGAGAAGAAAGAGCTAAAGGAGATTGAACCAAAGTTGACAGAGTTTGAGAAAGAAGTTGCAGAAGCATACGAATGGGCTAAAACAACTGAAAGAGAAGATTTCGTAAATGAGTTTGCCCCTAAATTT